AATAGGAATATCAGAATCATTTACTATTTCGGCATCAAAGAATACAGTATTTGTTCTAGATGTTCTAGTACCTAATAAGGTAAAACTGTTTCTACTTTCAGATTCGGGTCTTAATGTTACTTTTCCTGTTATATGGAGATTATCTATCAATCCGACATTCATCATACTAAGATCTGCGAAAGTCTGCGTTCTAAGTTTAATAACCGGCTCGTTTAGAATAATTGTTGTGTTATAATACATTGCCCAACCACCATTAGATCCACGATAAATCAATCCTGAAATCATATCTAGGCTGCTAGTATAATCGTAAAATTTTCCTGATATTTTTATAATAGCGTCGAATATCTTGATTGATTCAGAAGGATTAGAGTAACCACTACTAATATCTACACCAGTAATACAATTCGGATCAGGAAGTAGCCAGCTAAAAATACCTAAGTTCGCAGCGGTTGCTTCTACAAAATCATTTGAAAAGTATAAATTTATTTCTGGCTCTATAAAATTAAAATATCCTATGTTAAGTTCATAACTCGAAGCTTTTCTTCTACCGCAAGATATTAAGCAAAGAGAGTTATTAGTGAAATACGATTCTGAAAATACACAGTTTGTTATCTTTAATTTTTTTACATATATTTCAGGAGTTTCACGTGTTTGAGGTGTGTCACAAGCAAATAATATAGAACTACCATGGATTTGAGCGCTACTTTTATAAGCATTATAATTCTTAAAAATAAGATTATGGAATGCATATCCATTAAAATCGAATAATGTATTGAATTTAATTACAGTAAGCCTTACCACACCAGAACTATAGTTGTTCCATCCTAAGCCGTATTTCTTTTTAAAATACTTTTCGAAGTTGATATCGGAAACGAGCATGTAATTATACTTATATTGAGTAGAGATTAAATCTTCATAATCCTCAACACAATATGGGTTAGTATCACTTCCAGGATCTCCTTTTAATTCTAAATCTACTATTTTTGTCGGGTCTTTAGTGGTATAGTATGTTATAGCATCAATCATTGATCCTTTAGCCATTTAAATCGCCTCCATCTTCAACGAATTCGGTATATACTTGAGAACCACTATCCATCATATCTGATAATATATCATCTTCAGTTAGATCGTCCCATGACATACTGAATGATCGTGTTCGAATATTGTAGTATTTGATGAGTGTATTTTCATCGAATGTAGTTTCTTCATAAGTAGAAAGGGCATTAATTTCAACTTCTGACAGTTTCGGAGTATCCATAAATGCATACTTTCCGAACTTTGTAACCTGATATGGAATATACACATATTCTACATCAATAGCATGAATAAATGCACCATTAATAAGCTCCCTATCGGTTATGTAAGGAGTTCCATTATTATATGCAGACTTCTGGAAGAATGAATCGGGATACGGTTCGTTTACATATCTCGGATCTTCTGAAAGTTTTATAGCTTCTTCAGAAATAAATGGTACGCTATTATTTATCGGGTCGGTCTTTGACACATCTAAATGGAAGAACGAATCCGGATATGGTTCGTTTACATATCTCGGATCTTCGGCAAGTTTTATAGCTTCTTCATTAATATAAGGTATTCCGTCATTTAGATCAATTAATTTTCTGAAGAATGATTGTGGATATGGAGCGACTACCATAGTAGAGTCTTCCCCTAATACAACATGAATTTCAGAAATGTATGGAACGCCATCGTTAACATCCGATGTCTTTCTAAAGAAAGAATCTGGATATGGTGCTACAATAGTAGATTTATCTGCCGCGAGTTCAATGGCGGACTCCGTGATATACGGAATCCCTCCATTAACATCAGACTTTAGATGAAAAAATCCTTCAGGATAAGGCTCAATTATACGAGTCGTATCCTGTGATAATTCAAGATGATGAACAGATATAAACGGAAGTCCATCATTAATATTTGGATCTATTGAAAAGGACATCAACTCCACCGCCTTATCTTAATAGTATAAATAATATGAGATATCAATACCCTTAGAAGCATCTATAAGAGATTCGTTAGCAAAGTTGAACTTTGTATATGGACGAATATTCTTATAGAAAAGCTGACCATTTGCATCCTGATATGGAATAGCAGTTAAAAGAGATATAGTATTTATCTTTGCTGTGGATTCACCAGTTAATGTAGTGAAATACTGTCTACAGTCAGTTGTACTAACAGACATCTTGAGCTCAACAACCATATCAGCTTCAGATAATCTAGAGTCTTTCCATACATCTGCAACCATTGCAAGATCAGAAGAGTCATCGCTATATCTACGAATAAGAGTTGGAGCTGAGTCGAATCCCTTGAAATAATAAGAAATCTGACCAGTAGCATCTTCTGCTCTTCCGAAATATAATTCTCTTTCGGATGATGTAAGATCTGTAGATGTCATCTTAAACGGAATCAGACAGTTTGTTATATTCTGATCCATTCCGGCTTGTGGAGTAACATAACCCGTAGGAGCTATCCACTTAGTATTCTGAACCTTATATATTCTTGAGTTTTCGATACCGCAACCGTCAATACCTACAGCGAATAAACATACTCTTTCGGTAAAGTATTCATATAAACACTTCTTATAGAAATCTGCACCAGATGTTGCAGATGGATTGAAATTTCCGATACCTGATAAAATACCGTCCGTTAAAGGTTTAGCTCCATTGATCTCTGTAATGTTAGGAATTACCGAATCATATGTAGGAATATTTGCAATATGAGACTCAACACTAGACCATGTTGGATCGAAGTTAAATGACTTTAGAGCGTTCGTCTCAGATCCTGAGACGAGCATTTTATTTGAACCACGGAATATAACTTTACCCGTAGCTTTATTGCGTAATACGATCATTGTACCTTTGAGTTCGACCTTTTCTCCAGGACGAGAACCTTCAAAGATAGAAAGATTCTTATTTGACATTTATATCCCTCCTATTATTTAATCCATGTTACGCCGTCAGGAAGAACGACATGTTCAACATCAGTCCAACCGAAGCATGGTTCTTCAATATATACAACTGGAGAACCTTCGAAGAATTCGGCAACTCTGAATACTGTATGCGTTCCAATATAACGAACAAGGTACGTTTCATTATTAACGATGTAGTAGATAAAGTCTTTTTCGGTTGCAATATACATTTCTTTTCTTAAACTGATATGTATAGAATCTGTAGGACTACAGTAATCTTTACATGCAATATTATTCTGGAAATGTAAGAACTCGATAGGACGTACTTTCTCGTGCAATTGTCTATGTGATGATACTCTTAAATCATCAAGAACATAAACTCTATTGTCTGTTGGATTGTTAAGTGCAAATGACACTGTTTGATCCAACATCTGAGTTTTCCACGACTTAAAGAATATTACCATTTTAAGAATACAAGACTGAATAAACTCAACGTTCTGGTTTGGAATTATATTGTATATATAACTCCAATTTTCAGATTCAAAGTACTTCTCTAACGCATATGCGATATATTCGCAGACGTTAGATATGTATGTCTTCTGTTCATCTGAATTGGTAATCTTAGAAGCTTTGTCTAAAACTCCATACAGATCAGAATTTCTTTCAGAAAGATACTCATAGTAAGTTTTATTAATACCTATATCACTACTGTATATTTGTGTACTTACCTTTGTTATCATAAAAGAATCATATAATGTCTTATAGATATCATAGATTCTTTTGTTATCAGCAGTACGCATCATATAAGCCAAATGATCATGAAGATTCATATTTGTCAAGTATAGCTTCTTCATATTCTCAAAAGCTTCTAAGTCGCTAGAAGCATTAGCAATATAATCAATATTTATAAAATCAGCATGAGAATTATCTTCAGCTTCATACGGAGTATTATCGGTGTTATCAATTATATGATATATACCACCGGCATCCTCCCCGAAATTAGATTCTGGATATGCTCCAGATATTATATCTTTCTCAAGATATGTAGGATAACTATGACCATTAATACCATTTTCAGTATAAGAGTCATATCCTTGAGAATAATCATATATTTTTTGTTTGCTTAAATTTTCCCATATATATGATTCATATGGATTCTGAGGAGTTGTTTCGCATGTACAAGCCTTATAACGACCAGACAAATAAGCTCCTACAGTGTATCCTTCATCAACTTTAGCATCAGACTCTACAAGATATCCATACTCGACATTTTCTTTGATCTTTGGAGTCGGATCTTCGGTAGTGTCTTCGGTTATACTATCAGCAAGTTCTTTATAACCAATAGTCTTGTGTGGATTTATAGCTTTAACCTCATTCAACAGTTTTTGAACATTGATAATTTCTTTTTCATTGTTAAAAATCTCTGTCCAATGAGAATCAAAATTAAATCCATGTATATACATATTACTCTCTCTATCATTAGTAATGACATCAGGTTCGACACCATTATAAAGATAACTTAATGCAGTAGCGAGAGTTAAAAGATCACTTATATGAACTCGTGCCTCTCCATCTCTATCAAATATTTTAGCGTCGATATCTAACATTAAGAGATCACAGTTCGCAAGTTCCGCATTATTGATGATACTCATAAAATAGCATAACTGATATGACATATCATATACGTCAATATTAGCATCAACAGAAATGTATTTTGTTCGTTCACAAGAGAAATCCTGAGAGAGGATTTCTAACTTCTTTTTGTTGTGATAGTTACTCTTTTCTTGAGGAGTGAGAATATCATCTTTAGATATTCCATCCCAGAATGGATCTTGATTTGTTACATAATCATATGAGTATTTGTTACCCTCATCTTCAATATACTTCGAAGCATTGGGTTCTGTAATGGGAACTTTAAGAAATTTAATATCATAATTAGCCTCGAAATCCTCAAGTCCGACCATATCTTCTGTAATAATCTTAGATGGGTTTTGTTCATTATAAATAGGAACTATTCCATTTAGCGGTATAGGTAATCCTACATATGGAGGACCACCCCAATCAGGATTAGATTTTATAGCCTTTTCCACATACTGAACTTCAATCCATCCATCTATCTGTGGAGACCCTGGGTTTTGTTCAAACATAATCGGATACATTGGTTTATCAAGCTTTCCGCCAGAATCAGTACCAAACAAATCACTCTGAAGATAACATATTCCATCAGGTTTTGATATTGTAATATCATCTTCGGTGTAAAATTTGAGTTCCGACTTTGGAACTCTTTTCGTTTTCAAAATATAATAAGTGAATACTTCGATATCTTTAAAACCAAACAGTTCACATATATCAACAATGTTTCTATTGGTAGATTTATACTTCAGAAGTTTGTTCACATTCTTAATTAAAGCAAGCTGATACTTGACTGGGATCTCTTTATAGTATGGAATACCATAAGACTCAAACAAGTATCGAATAGTACGAGAGTCGAATACATCTTTGTTAATGATGTATTCCTGAACTTCAGATATCATATCAACCATCGTTTGGATGACAATAAGTATCTGAATAAATGCATCATAGTGAACACTACCATAAGCAAACGCTTCACTATATATTGTCGATATAGTATAAAGTCTGTTTCTATCAAACATTCTCTTATACTTATAATGAATCTCATCAAATTCTCCTTTTGGGCAATACAAAAGGGAGAAATTTTCTGCGGTTCTAGCAATAAAAGGATCAATGGCTTTATCTGCCATATGATAAATATAGGAATAATCATTACCTGGGTGTTCATCTCGTATAATACTCATTATTCCTAGACGCTCAAGAGTATCCAATTTTGTTTGATCTAATTGATGAAGATAGAACTTATCTCGTCCAACTAGACTATCCATAGTCGTACCGTCCGTTAGGTACATTTCATAATCTCTAAGATTAATATACTTAGAGTAATATAGTTTAGAAATATCTGCATTATTGCCGTACTCTTCTTTATAAGCCTTAATCTCTTCGTCTGTAGGGAACGGCGGCTGTCCGGATAGAATTCTATAATATCGATTAGATTCTACATAGTTGTCGACATTATAATTTGGATCAATCGGTACTCCTTGTCGAGCACTAATCATCTTATCAGATTCTGTTCGAGATTCTAATGTCTCGTATCGGAGAGCTTCTCTCTCGTTTTTAACAATACTGTTTATGGCCATATTCTTGGTTTCATGGACCAATAAATCTACATAAGGATTATCAGTATATTTCATCTTATAGGATATATCGTATCCCATATCAATCGACTCTCCTTTCTTAGATATTTAATTATTAATGATATGTTCGCGGCGTAAAAAGAAGCCTGGCAAGAGGCCAGGCTTCATAATTATGATTTATAAGATCTATTGTGTTCGATTACGAAATTAGTTACACGATAGTATACTCTTTTCGCAATGATATCCGGTATTTCAGATTTCATATAGTAAATAGATAATTGATCCATTAGTATAGGGCTGAGTCTCTGAGCGACAAGGTTATTGATCTCTTTATTGATATCGATCTCTTCTTTTTCAGAAATGTACCAATCTGATGCATTTACTAACTTGGCGAGAGAATACTCTTGAAAACAAGATTCAATTATAAAATCGAGACGAGATTCAATATCTTCGTCTATCTTGAGTGTCATATTAAATTTGTACAGTTCAATCTCGTTTTTACGTTTAAGATATCTTTTCACGATTGAAAGGATCGACAACGTAGTGATAACAAGATACACAAATAGAATTTGTGCATATTCCGTCCAGAATTCATTCATTTAGTTTTCCTCCTAGAATTATTATAATAGAGTCAGGTTCTGCGTTGGAGCAAATGTCTGAATAGCAGATGCGTATGTACGACTACTCCAATCCTGTATTGTATTTCCGAGCATGAGAAGTTCATTATCACTAGAACCTCCATCTTCGTAAGCTCGTTTAATATAGTATAATATTTTAACACATATCTCTGGTGTTATACCATATCTGTATTTGGAAAGAAGTTCGACCCATTTACCAAATACCTGTTTTGGATGAACGTAGAATAAATCATCATTATGATATAATTGATGTACGGTCTTTGACATCATAATGAGGGGTATTCTATTATTCGTATGTTCCTCACGAAGTAAATGTACCACATGGAATGTGGATGCATATCCGCAAGTATTAATAAGATGCTCTGTTATCATAAGAGCAACGTCAAATATTGTAAGAATACAGTGATTCATTTCGATATCAGCCATATCACTGTTTATATTATGAAGATATTGACAATGATTGAGACCGATACTCATAAGATAATTCTTGTAATTTTTATATACTCCAAGCTTTCTGAACTGGGATACAGCGTTATGTACAAACTGACTGTAGTTATCTATATCAGAAAAGGAGTCTTTAGACTGAAGAAGTTGAACTTCATAAGATGAATTTGGCGATCTTAACGTAGGATTACCGTTGTCTAAATACGATATAATATCCGGAACGTCTTTTTCAGCAATGATAAGCTTCTTATTATCTTCCATATTATAACCCTCCTATTTTAATACAATTATTAAATAGTTTTGAGCGGGAAGAAAGAGAGTGCGTATATGCACTCTCTTTACCTCATAAGCGAAAAATAACGAACGGAAAATAGGAAGCAACAATACCCTTTTTTAGAATACAAACATACATGAAAGTTTTTACTTTCATTATAATGTTGATAAGGGTATTATTTTTAAATCTCCCTTATTTATCCAAAGGTTCTGAAGCTTCTTCGACAATACCATCATCATCGTCGTCGCTCTCATCCTCTGAAAGTTCTGCATCTTCTTCTGTTGTGTTATTAGGATTACGTATAGCAGAAAGCATCTTCTGTGCCTTAGCACAAACCTTATCATTGTTAATGAAGGAATTATCAAGCTGCATTGAAATTGAAATCTCATGGATGCGTTCTTCATCTGAAAGTTCTGCATTTTCTTCTTCTGTTGCGCTGTCATTCTTAGCATCGAGCTCCGCAAGGATCTTTTCAACTTCAGGATCTTTTTCCCTGTTCATCCATTTCTTGAACGCTTCTGCATCTTTAATTACAGGGGCGCAATCTTCGATATTGACATCGTACTGTTCCGCTTCTTTAAGCCACTGATCTACAGCTTCAAAACACTCTTCGAGACTTGCATTGCTGTCGATAGCTTCTTTAAAGCTAGGAATATCATTATCTTCATCTGAATCTTTATACTCACTGTAATCAATACTGTCAGGTTCGATTAATTCAGCAAAGCCTGTAGGTAAACCTTTATATGCAAGAACCGCATTTTCAATTTCAAGCGAAACATAATCTTCAAAAGATTCATAATACTTACGGACAACCTTCTGAACACTCTTTGGAGTATGTGATATAACAAAATCGAATACATACTCAAAGACTTTGTCCTTTTCATAATCTCCGAATTTATCTTCGCTCTTCAAATCATTAACAACGATCTGATTAGCTTCACCTACAGCAGTAAAGATAAGATTCTTTACGATAGCCAATACGTCACGAGGGTTTGATTTTCCTCCGAACTTATCAAGTGCCCAGTATAATATCGTTGCAAAAATAGCAATAATGCCGATTGAAATGATGTCTGCAAATGTCATTTTTATTTCCTCCTTAAGAAAAATTAGTATTTTATTCGTTTACAAAAAATGAACACCAAACAAATGATGTAACTTTATACGGACAAGTAATATCACGAGGGATATTCTTATCCTTTAAATACTTGGTGAATTCTCGCCTAGTATTACGTTCAAACAAACCGGAAAAATCGCAATCATATCCAGACATTAGAAGTAATCCCTGGAGTATGTATATTTTCGTATTTCTCTGACCTCCATTATAGTCAACTTCAAGGCCTAAGAAAGTATCAACATCACATTTATTGTTCAGTATAACTTTCTTTCCTAGTTCTTCCCTAGATAAAATTTTCAGAGCTTTCAAAAATCCATTGCGTACTTTTAATGGTGTTGTAAGTTTAAAACTTTCCAATTCAGGAAAGTTCTTTTTGAGCCATCTGGCACAAATTTCTATGTTGTATTCTTCTTCTGAATGTGACATTTTGAATGTCCTCCTATTAATTTTCTTTACTCGTATTCGTTATCGATTATACACACTTATAGAAGGGCTCATGGGTAATTCCATGAGCCCATTCTTTTTACTTATAAAGATAGTACCAGTCATCTCCGCCGAGGTAACCCTGACCGAGGTTATTCTTCTTCTGGAACTCTTTTATTGCATTCATAGTATTTACACCTGCAATACCATCTGCAAGGCCAACGGACTTAAATCCGAGAGTCTTAAGTCTGTTCTGAACCTGCTGTGTGAGAGGTCCTCTGTCGTTCTTTTCGATACTGAAGTTCTTAAGAGCTCCAAGAGTCTTAGGGCCGAAGATACCATCAACAGCAATCTTAAATCCTTTATTTACGAGTACCTGCTGTACAGCCTTAACCTGAGAATTATACTTGTTAGAGAACTTGTATGTAATCTTGGTCGGTGCTGTTGCTGGATTTGGAGCAACAATGTTAGGATTTATTTCATTTTTGAGCTTATTTATATCGCTTGCTGTAATACCAAGAGCTTTATAAACTTCGTTCTTTGTTAATCCATAATACTTGTAGAAGTCTGTCGTAACTGTGTTGTAAGAAACAGTTTCATCGCCCTTGTATATACGAGTCCCTTTTTTATCGAGATGTATATGTGTACGAGTCGTATTGATATTTGCGATTCCGTTAAAGAGACCAAGATCCTGAGCAATACATGCTACATATCTTGTGTCAATTGGCTTGTTGCCATTATAGAAACAAATATCAACACCGTTTCCTTCCGGATGAGGACCAGACCCGTATCCGCCAACTCTTCTGTCGTGAGTAGAACAGCGATGTCCAGATGATGGAATAGCTTTGGTTGCGCCAATAGCTTTCATAAGTATTTCAAGTGATGGTGCAAGTTCGTCGTTAATCTTAATTGTATGTGTTCCTCCACATTTGCAACGAAATTCCTGTATTTTGAAATGTGGTGTTAACTGGGTTTTGTCGTTATAGGCGTAAGATTTAATAACAGCCATAACATTTACCTCCTTTAAAATATTTTATATAAATGTTCTGATAGGGTTAAAAGATACACTGGGATTAACCCAGTGTATCCTTATTTGATTAGATAGATTCATATATGTCTGAAAGGTTGGATCTGAGAAGTTGTGATATATCGTCGAAATTGTAAACTCCGCGTGGTACACTCTCATAGAAAGGTGAGAGCATAAAAGTATTATCTCTAGAATTAATATTAATTCCTTCAGCCTTGATGTCTTTATATGCTTCATTATTGTTAAGATAATTCACATTTGGTTCATGACTTATTGTAAATACATTAAGATTATTTGTGTCATGAAGTAAATTATACCCTTCATCAGGAAGTGCATAGTTTATTGCTTCATAAAAATATGTCTTTTCATTTACATATTTTAAGAATGGCTTCATTGCATTCATTTGCTGACACAAGTGATCAAGACGAATATAATAAGTGGTGATAATATTAGTACCACTACTAGCAGGGATTTTTATTTGTTCGGACGGTATACCAATTTTCACATAGTATCCATCTTTATCGGAAACCATCTCTGTACCTTTTATATATATCTCTCCGGTATATGTGGAATCGTCAAGATCTTCATTCGAATTAGTATCAAATTTTTTAACGATATTAAATTTTCTTCCATATGTCTGTTCGTGAGTAGCATCAGAAGATAACTCATACAGCGGAAGAGCGCAACTAAAATAACCAGCATGAAATACACCGGAAGAACAGTTTTCTTCAATGTATTCTTTAAGCTGTTCAACTGTCATAGGTTTACCGTTTATTTTATCAACTCCAACACAATCTTTATAAATATGAGAAGTTACTCTATCTATCGGCAAATTGATAGGAGAGAAAGCGCTTACATCATATGTATAAGAATTGATTGTGTGGTTATCGCTTCTATTTCCGAGAATAGATCCGTCCAGAGTGATAATTGTGTCATCATCAGAATTGATTCCCTGAAGAGCAATAATGTCTTCTAAAGCATCGCTTGAAGTTGCATCTTCTGTATTACAATTAAACTTTGATGTTATTTTATAAACATCTCCTCGTTTAAATTTAGTTTTTCCCAATCTGATATCATCACCAAAAAGATAATTGTTATCCATTGTTGACATCTTATTGGATTTTGTTATAAACAAGAATTCATGACCTTCTTTGAGATACACCATTGCATCTCCATCGGTCTCAATTTCATTTAATGCTGTACTATTGCGGATATCAACTTCAATTCTCGTACCTGTTCCCATATCCACATAATACTTATAAAAGCCTTTGGCAGTTGAAGGGGAACATTCAGAAATGTTTACCATATATGTGATATTATTTGTCGGAGAGCCATTAATGATTTCTATATCAGGCTTTAACTTGATTCTTGATCTTCTAGAATCTATTGTCTTTGCTGCAACGTAGAATTCGTCATCAGTTGAACTCAAATTAAGAACGTTGAAATATATGTCTTCTCCATTAATATGATATCTTTTTAAATCTATCACAAGAGGAAAATCTTTATTAACGTTCGTGCGTACTTTTTTAAGATAATCATCATCATCGGACTCGCTATATAATGAAAATCCCACCAGATTTTCATTTGTTGCGTTATATTCGTTAAACTTTAATCCTACACATCTATTGCTATCTGTCGATATTTTAATATTGTGGAAATGATTATCAACGAGATGTCCTTCATTAACTTCTTCACCGAATGTTGATTTGTAAGAATTAAGTGGCATATTGTTCAAGTATTTAACAAATTCCAACTTATCATACTTGTTTCGATTTAAGACTTTAATACTGTTTTCCTGTATATCAATTTCATTCATAGCAATATTATCAGGAGTTATTACAGTAATACCATAACCGTTAACTTCAACAGGAGATGGTGATATAGTAACTCGAAGATTTCTACTAATTGCAGATGAGAACATATTTCGACAAATATTAATGATTGATTCTTTATTAATGTCGAAAGAGTCTGAATTGGAATCCAGTTCAATATCAAGTATAGTATTAGATCCGAATACTAATTTATTTTCTCCTGCCGGTATAATATTAAATGTTTCATCAACACCATTTGTTCTGGAGTTAAAGATATTATCGGACATATCCAATGCAGTATAACAGTTTGTATATAAAACTGGCATATTGAATGATGCTACAACATAAGTTTCATCTGTAGTATTATATGATTGATCAGAAGAGTTTCTAATGATCTGAGGATGGTCATAATTAGGATTGAAGAAGTATGTGTTTATTCTTTCTCCTCTTACAACAGTTACAATACCAGTGTCAAGATCTTTACATACATCAACCGCACATGATCTCTGAATGTTTTCATATCTCTTCTTATCTGTATTGTATTCATAATCCTCAAATGTACATTCACTAGATCCTGACATTGTACATATTATTCTATTTCCTCGATATTTTTTACTTATTTTAGCACCACGATCAGGATCGGTGACGCCACGGAGATTAAGATTATCGTTATAAGGAGCTCTATACATTTCTGAGTGTATATTCTCCATATCTATAGTAATAAGAGGATACTGTGTTTCTTTCACGACATCATTTCCAACTACAGTTCCTCCACCAACTGCGGCGAGAATTTCTGCATCGGTCATTGAATTATAGTCTAATGTCATATCAATACTGTTTGTATTTCCAGTATCTATTGTATACTTTTGTGTTCTTGTTACACGATCCAAAAGTATTTCATATGGTACATGACAATACATATTAGGAACTTTTACTGTAGATCCGTCACTTGACGGTTTAGAGTAAATAATTCCTAATCTATGAGAAGTTGCACTTGAAGCTGACATAGCTTTATCAATAAATGTATATACATTAAATGTGTTACCGTTAATAATAACAGGCTTTGATGTTGGAATGTTGACGGGAGATCCAAAATCCGACTTTTCATTGTCAGTAAGACTAATTACTGCCATATTATTTGAGTTTGGAAGCACTTTATCACGAATCGAATTAGGAATATGAGGACAGTTAAATGCCATAAATACATCATTATCTTTAAAGATAAATGGCTTAACCTGCTGAGCCGAAGCGACTCCTTTATCTCTAACATTAGTTGGATAGTAATTGTGAACATGAACCACATTTACAGGAGAATCAATATTTATACCATACATACTTCTAAATGAATTAGGTTTGAATATGATTCTGTTATTCTCCATTTTCAACGAATCGATATTATTTTCCATATAAATAACGGCAACAGCGTTATTATATTTCTTCATACCTTTGTCGTCACAGTTTTCATAATAATACATTTCTGTATTATAGTCTTTACCGAAATAACTATCGATATATCTATCCCACATAACATCCTTTGTACATCTAATATCGCAGTTTCTGATAACAACTTCAGCTGGACGAGTTTTCTGGGTCGACGGATTTTCGATAGTGTTTCGAGTATATCTTTTATTGGTACTTATATAAACCATCATACCATTACTGTTGTTGATATATGTAGTACCATCAAATTCGATATCTCCATTAAGAATAACGGTTTCGTTACCGATAATAGTAGATCCTTTAATCTTAACAGGATTAAATTTAGAATTGAAACCAAAAATAATAGGCATTTCATTACAGTTTTGTACCGATTCTGCAAATCCGGTTGAACTATAAGTATTTGTGCCGGTACTAAATCTCTGTTTATTGACAGTTTTTCTCTGTCTAAGTTCTATTTTAGACGATCCTGTAAGAGTGTAATCAATTTCGCCCTTATCATATATACTGTAATTCTGATTAACATCCAGACCTGCTACTCTTGTTGGAACGAAATCGAGCCAATCTTCCTGAGTATTTTTAAATCTGACGCTGTTAGGATTTATAAATGTGCAATTATTAACATGGCATCCACCATTTCTTCCCAATATAAGATTGGTCGAATCGAATATGTGTTTATAATTTGCACTTTCACCTACAGTAGAAGTTGGACCATCGAATAACTGAGACCATAAAACTGTAGACCAAGCCAGAGCTTTGGTATTATTTATATTATAATGACCGTTTCCTCTAAACTCAAATGTTATTCTTGGACTTCTTCTAACAAAAGTTTCCATATTATAAGCATTTCTCATAGCAGTTCCATGAGGACCACCAACAGATGAATTACTCATATTAAAAACGCAATCATTAAGAACAAATCCTATAACACCAAATCTCTTATATCTATTAAGAGTATCAACATGTGCACCCTCAAGATGCTGTGCAAACTTTCGAGGAGTATACAGTGTATTATTGAGTATATCGTGTTCGTATAATTTCGAAATGAGAATATGATCGGATGGATGTTCATCCTGCATAACAATTTGATCGCCTGTCTCTGGATTTGTATACATTATCTTATTTGTAGATGAGTCCAGTTCACATGATAAATCATTATTAAGTCTTGCAATATTGAGATATAAACCATATTCATTTGGCATTCCTATTTTATACATAATCGTTGTCAGATCTGTGCTAGGACTATATCCTGATATAGCTTCTTCATAGTTTATAAGTTTGACAATATAATAGTCTGGAAGTTTCTTTTCAGAATACAGAGAAATTACATGTCCATTAGTATTATAAATTCTTATTGTCTGAATATTGTTTTCATTTTCAGGCATGTCGTATTTCATGATATTGATAAAGTCTTTATAACTATCATAATTAAACTCGGACTTTTTAATAACCTGAACTTCTCTGCCGTTAAACTCGAGAGTTTCGGTTTCGAAATCAGCAATAACTCCAGAGTAATAATTAGAATTATTGATGTATTTGTTGTATACATTCTTTCCGATTCTTGCTACTGTAGCCCATACTGTATTATCAGGAGATGTAGCGAATTCATTGGAAGGTCCAGAATTTACAACATCGAAATTACAACTATCGATATTAACAACAGGAGCTGTTACCGGATTGAAGTAATCACGAGTGTTGAACGGAGCAGCAAGCGATTCATTATTATACTTAACATTTTTTGGGACATTGATAAAGCTCAATGTCATATAAGAATTATTAAGAGCAAGGCTCGAGTCTCTAGTTCCTGAAGGGGAATCCGAAGGAACTCTAGAGAAGATCTTTACACCTTCAAATATCGAATCGTCTTCGGTATTTGCAGAATCGTTGTTAGGAATATTGAATCGGTAATCAGGGAATAATGTAATATTACTTCCTATAAGATTCAGTCTAGCGTTCGTTAAAGGAATTGAAGCGCCGTTTGGAAGTAAATAATCATATACCTGTGATCCATCAGATGAATTTAATAAGTTATTATCCTTCAATATATTTATTGTCGGATAAACCTTAATAAATGATAATGGATCGACTGGACTCATACTATATCCTCGCCAACCTAATTTTGTAGTTGTATATCTCATATCTCTTGTATCATAACGTCCTATGCAATTTGAGATAGTGAGAGTACCAGAATGAAGATTGATAGGATTTGGATTATACGAAAGGTCATAAAGTTTTGAATATAACTTACAATTATCAAAAATAACCTGACCGGAGTTTTGATAAAGAATGCCGGCACAATTAATTGTGGAGTCGGATATTCTCAATGAAGGAGTGAATTCATATTCTCTATTAAATAGAGTTCTGTTATGAATTTCATCGTTTATATATTGATCGTGTGTAGGAGATTCTCCTGCAACATATTTCATTCCTATGTATTTATAAGAATCTGGATTTCCGGAAGATCCGAATATTTTTGATCTATATAATACTGGAATATTTTTAATAGCTCCAATAGTATATGATGCTGTATCTGGATGCTGTCGAGATACAATACCCATCTTCTTAATCGTAATTGTCTTATTTATAGGATCGATATTATAATAACTTGTCAAATCCTGAATATTTGTATATGGGGTAACATCTTCTCCAAAGAACGCTCTTGAAGGAACAACACCATATCCAGGATCACCATCTGGAAGTTTTGATCCGTTGTGGAACGAATAAAACATCAACAGTGAATATTGTACATTGGGATTTGTAAAATCGTAATTAGCAAATTCTGGGTTAGAAGATACTGTTAAAGTTTCTGAAGCAGATGTAATTGTATACATTTCTGGGAAGTATTCTGCATCGAGGCATACTGTAGTATAAGCATTCTTATAGCCATTTGACATGTTTATAAAGTCCTTAACGTTAGTTCTTGTAATCAATGTATCACTAGAACTATTGACGATAAGATTAGAATGTCTATTTATTACACCTTCCTCATTCTTCTTACCATTCTTAATATCACAATTATCAATGCAAACTTTAGCCCTTGCTGAGTTTATATCAATAGCTGTTCCTAATGGAGTGTATCCGCTAGAAAAGAAATGGAAATTACTGTTAATATCTCCTCTATCCACGTCAGGAATGGATACGTTATCTACATATGATTCATCGCATATTGTAATTTTACAATCTTCAATGCGAACTCTCTTATCAGATTCGGATTCGATATAGATACCTACGCTGAAAGTTCTAAGGGTAAGACCCTTGATTGTGATATTTAATGGAAGAGCTCCATCTATGGATAAGAAAGCAAGTCTTCTTGGGAAGAGGTTACCATAAGCATTACCTTCTTCATCAGTAAAGTGAGCTTTACCATATTCCTTTGTCCAGAAGTCGTACTGCTCCCATTCATTAGTTTCAGGATTCAATGCAATACAGTTGAAAAGTGCTGCATATATTTCATTATTATTTCGACGAATCTTAGGAACATAACACTTTGACCAATCAAGTACGATTTCATTATCGAAGTTATCATCATCGTACTCGATTTCAGAGGCTCTGTCCTTATTAGTTCCAGAAATAGACATGATAGAAGATCTGTTCTGTCTATTGAAACCTCCGTATACAAAAGTGGTATTAGAGTAATCGGTACCCCATTTACCTACAATGCTGATAGTGAACTTCTCGTTTAATAAATGCTCTCTTCTTTCAGTATCTGTCATCTTAATATTAAATTCTGGAGAGTTGTTGTCAATGTCGTAGTCTGTATCAGCAATGTCTTCCGTACTATAGTCATACATATCTACAAGTATATTAACAATTTCTCTAAGAACAACGTTATCATTTTTACCATTACAATGGTATGTCATATGCTTTGTTGTAAGACCGTCATCATTAGAATTATTGAGAGAAAAAATAAACATCGACTGGTTAGCAATATCAATAATAGTCATAACGTAATCACCGTTATTGAACTCATTATCAGATAATCTCTTACCGTCAAAACTATATACATTAGAAGCTGGAATATCAACTACAGTTTCATCCGACTCTTCTGCGTTTCTTAAAGAAAAAAGAATATAATCATCTGGAAGATTATTTCCAGATGTATCTTTAGCACTAAAGTTGCTAGTAGCTTTAAAAAGTTTAATTATAAGTCCGTTTAATTTAACAGGATATGATGTGTCCATACGAAGTATGTTAAAAGACTTACTATTGTCTTCTGGGTCTACATGCTTGGTATGAACTAAATCCATACGTCTGGTAAGTAATTCTGATCCCATAATTAGTCCTCCTTATTACTTGAAATTTATTATAAAGTTCCATAAAAAAGAAACGTGGAGGAGTCCCCACGTTTCTTATTGCTACATTTTTGGCCGTATATTGTAGGCAAAGTATATTTTTGAGATGGTCTTATATAACTCACGGTTCAATGCTTGATTATAGGATTTATCTAAACACCGAACATCGTTATCATTAACCATCATATCTAAATAGAAGCTTCTGTTACCAGCATTGATTTTAAATTTTGAATTGGCATTAAACTCTCGATAGAATCCTGGTTCGAGGAGTCCATCGTTATAGTCGTCGATAAAATGTGAGATGTAATTTATAGCATGCGTATAGTTCTTACTTAATACAAGATTCAATAACTGAATCAATGTAGGAACGTAGTGTTTTGCATGTAATGGAAGTATATCATCTCTAATGCCTTTAACATCAAGTTTATTATAACCGTCGTAATAAAGCTCAATATGAAACTGTTTCATATTGATCATCATTTGATAACGGTTTTTTAGATTAAACTTGACATATCCAAATTTAGTATATTCGAGTGGACGAGTTACAAAGATTGCATCTTTCTTTATAGATATAATCTCATCATCCTGAATAAGATTAGCATTGATAAGGTTTAAACGAGCTTGTTCAAATCCTTTGTTCAACGCTTCAAGAATATCTTTATCTTTTTGCATCATACCTATCTGAATTTGTCTTTCCATTTTAGGTAATGATGCGAGATAATTATAACGGTTGATATCGATCTTACCACATTCGAGTAAGATCGATATATTTGCTTTTGAGATATCGTATTCGTATATCTCGTGTATAACAAAATCAACTGGTAATGTATATAAACTCTTTTGATAGAGATTAGATATCATTTCAGATCACCTCAATTTTCTGGATCTGTATAAAGATTTTTTATACCATAAGTATTGGCATAAATCTTAAATTCTTCATCAAGTAGATGTATACCTGATGCAGAAAACGTACCTTCTTTCAAGGTATCTATATCGTCCAAATCGTATCCTATTAACAAATTTGAGACGTATTCGTATCGTTTATAGATAAACGATATTAAAGAATCGACCAATCTATTGGAGAATTCATTGTTTGGATTTATAAGAATACAAACATCTGCTCCATTGTATAGAGGTCTCATTATATCTAAAAAGGCTTTATAAGCCTCCTTATTGGTTAATACGAATCTCATATACCACTCGTCAAAATCTTCCATATATGAAATTCCCTGAGGGTAATATGTTAACGGATTTAACTGTGAAATAGTTGGATATCCCTCAATAAATGAAGACAAGTTTAATATCACCGGACATAAGTCATCCGGTGATATTGGTACGGGTGTAAATATAAGCATTTAAGATGCCCCCTTGGGGATAATCTTGGTTACCCCGTTCGGATTTATGTTTGGAAGAGTATTGTTATATTCTTCCATAGTCATATATCCATATTCAACGAGCTTCATCAAGATATTAGGAAACTCGGTAAAATTGAACGAGCAATACATCGGGAATTGATATAAATACTCAAATCTTATTGAAATTACTCCGATTTCGTATCGTAAAACAGAGTCGAGTGTATTCATGAATATATCCGGATCGGATGTATTGCAAAACAATACAATATTGATTCCTCGATAGAGAGCCATTACAAGTAAATATATAAAACTTCTGACTTCTTTCGAGGACAGGTAATCTCTGTACAGATAATCGAATCCATTGTAATCATTATAGTCGATTAATCTGAACAATGTTGAAGGTAATGGCAGTAAGATACTGGCATTGATATACCCCTCAATATTAATAGGCGTGTCGTCGAGAACAACGACACGCGTTTTCTGGTTTGGATGTGCTCTCGCAAACCAATCGATTTGCTGATAATCTTTACAGATCACCAACTTTCCAAAGTTGTTCATTTTGGTTTCCTCCTCTGAGTTTTTATTATTAATTATTACCTTCCCTATATCCCCTGCTCCTCTATTATAGAGATGTTTCGGATATAGTAAAAGTTTAATAATTATTAACGACGACGTCCTTTCTTCTTTCTGTTCTTTCCTCCTCCATTATTCTTAAACTGATTCTTTCTGTTATTCATAACAGCTCTGATTTCTTCAGGTGAAGGATTATCCGAGAAAGTTCTGTCGGTATTTATAGGTTCTTCTTCGATTGTAGTTGTATCTTCATCAATATCTTCTGACATTTCTACCTCTTTTTCAGGTTCTTCTATGTCAGAAGTATCATTAGATGACTCATTGTTTAAATACTGTCTGTATCTATCACAATGAGCCTGTACTGCTCTGAGTCCAGCTTCATCGAGTTCAGTTGTACCCTCTTCAACAACATAAGATTCATCATCTTCTTCGTCATCTGTTGTCGCTTCCTCTTCTTCAACATCATCGTCATCTTCTGCTTCTGTTGAATAGTAGTCATTAACAGCATCAACAATAGGCTCTACATTCGATACGATATCATGAGCCTCCTCTTCTGAATCGCACTGATGTACATTAACCGGACCACGATCAGTATCAACAACTATAGGATCTACAGTCTCTGGTTCGCAAGAAGCATCCTTAAGTGTAAACTTATCCTCTGCAGGCTCTTCAGGTCTTACGATTCTAACCTTAAGATCATGTCTAGGATATCCGAATACCTTACGGAACATTCTATTTTTATCCTTTTCTGACATTGGTATATTGTGTACATACACCGGTGTCTGAGGAATAGGTGCAATAATGTCTGATCTTCCAGCTGAAAGATCCTTATGGATTACTCTTCCATCTTTTAATCTGCAACTTATTTTCATGGTACATACTCCTTTACTCTTTCCTTGGTTTTGTTGATATATTGAAAGACCGGTAGCTTGTCTGAGTTTATTGATATCGGTACCGTCTTTCTTAAACAGAATGGGATCGAGATTATATTCTCGACCACAATTAAGACATATGATTTTGTCAAATCCTATGTCATAATCTATTGTTCCACCACATATATGACAAAATAGCTTTCTTCTATCCATCACAGATGCAGTGGGGAAATCCAGTAATACAGGTCCGAACCCTGGGCGAACTCCCCAGTTCTTAAACGATCTCGAACCTATATCGGAAATTCCGATTGCTCTTTTGTAGATTTTTTCAATGATTATGTCCGCAATAGGCAGGACAAGATCTTGAAAGTCCCTTTCATCAAGAATCGGATCGACTTTTTCTTCGAATGCTATAGCTCCATTAGGAGTTACTTCGAAGACTTTACAGCAGTACGGTTTAAACACATCCTGCATTAAGAATTCATCTTTATTATTCTTAAGACCAGTTTCGTCATATGCTACAATAGCAATGATCGTAGGATCAAAAGTACAATAGAAGACACGACGATTAGTTCCTCCATGGAAGAACTGAAATCCTCTTGAATTCATTATTTCTCCTATAGCTCTATCCTTTTCTAATTTAGAGGAATATCTTGGAGATATCGCAATATATTCAAGTTGTTCAATATCCTGCTGACTGAAGCATGAACAAATAGGTCTTGCTCGCCAACTGTCAAACATCTCGATATATTTGTTATCGATCATTTGTTTCTCCGTAACTGGAGGCTCAATAGATCGATAGATCTTATTTAAGTGAGGATGAATCTTCATCATTAACCCTCCCTTAAATATTTACAAATTCTGACGTTGGTTCTGATATATAACCACTCGTCAGAATATATTTTTTAGCATCCGATTCGTTCATCTCGGATAAGCTTGGTAACACCTCATAAGTTCCTGGAGGTTTTAAATCAGCCCCAACACTCATATCAGTTTTACCATTACGCATAACCTTATCGATAAACATCTTTCGTCTAAGGTCATAATATGACTTCATGGAATTACATAATCCCTGATTATCCATAGAGCTATTAGCCCCATAGATTTTGTCATACGCATAGATATCTCTTGCGAGATTATAATCAGAAATAAATCCTTCCGATGGATTTATTTTGTTTACATCAATTCCTGAATGGGCAAATGTAGACGCATAGCCTCCTTTTACCTGCCATCTATCGCCCCTTAATACTTTCATTATATGATGTAACGCTTCCTTCTGATCATCTTTTGTTAATTCGTCCCAATATTCCGACATCTTATCTTCTGGGCCAAATAACTGTTCGAGAGTATAATGGTTATACTTATCCATTCTCTCGGCTCTCTCTGCCATAACGTGACAGTATCCTTCATACCACTTATAATCAATCAGATATGGAGTCCAGAACGATCTATATCTTCTCTCCGCCAAGTCGTCTGACTGTCTAGTATGAATGATTTCGTAATAACCCTTTTCCGGATCTGCTTTTCTACTTGTTGCTGGTACATATGTACCATCATCACGTCTAAATCCGACTTTAAGGGTAATCTTCTCCTTTCTTATACCATTAATATCATATCCCTGTGTATTCTGTGGGATATAATTATCATTATCGTCATCGCCATTCATTGCCGCATTCTCAGCAGCTATCGCTTCATTAACCTCCGCAATTCTTTTTTGACGATATTCCTTTTCTTCATTAGCAGGACGATATCCGTACATGTCCTCCATTTGAAGTTTCTGATTTTCATATTCTTCAGTCCCAATGATTCCTTTAAAATGAGCCATTGATTCGAACAAAAGCATATGAGTTTCACACTTACACTTTCTCAGATCTTCCCATGCCTCCAAATACTCCTCTTCAGTATCGTAGTCATATGGGTCAAGTTGAACTTCATTTGCGCAAGGCAAATAGTTCAACCAGAACTGATTGTTATATGGATTACTAATTACAGTTCTTGGTCGATTTAGTGAATCGTTTCCAAGTATCTGATTCATCCATACTGAAAACTGTCTTGATGCTTCGTTAATAAACATTGCATTCTGATACGCAATCATGTTATAATAACTATTAGCATCAACGTTTTCCGGTACAGTATACCCGATCTGTGGCGGAGTCATAATACCATAATAAGTTCCTCTCATTTTATTATAGTATTGATCCTCACAGTAATTCATTGTTTCCATATATTCTTTATTCATATATGGATTATATGCAGGATAGCTATAATCAGAATAGTTCTGTGGCTGTGTCTGCATTTGGTACGGAGTATAAGTATTAGTATACCCCGAATATGATTGTTGTTGCAAGGGGTGATATGTTCCTTCCCCTCCAACATAAGAACAAGTCCTAATTAAATTAGGATCGTTGTTAAGGACGCGCTCTACTGCTGTCATCCCTGTGAAATCATCGATCTCGCCATTTGTAGCGAGATCTTCCAAAATTTTTTCCTGCAGCTGTCGAGCATGTGCTACGTCAGCTTCAGTTTTTCTTTTGACATCTTCAGGAAGATTTTTATCGAAATCTTTTCCTAAGATATCATCTAAGTTTGTTATCAAAATACGCACAACTCCTTTCATAGTTTAAACACATGCGCATATGTTCACCCTTATAATATATAATCATATGACATTTTGAAGAACTAATAAATAATCAACTCTATATAGGCACATATAGGAAAAGGAGGTAAAGTTATGTTTGATCCTAAGGTGTTTTTCGATGGTCTACAAGTATACAACCCTAGTAAAGGTAGATACGAAAAAGACGGTATTAAAATACCGAGCGTTACAGAACTACTTAGCTATATCGATAGTGAAGGTCTAATCAATTGGGCTAATGCTATCGGTAGACAAGGAATGGATAATCAAAGTATTCTTCGAACTGCAGCACAGTATGGTACAAATACTCATAGTGCTATTGAAAAATTTCTTAATGATAAAACAGATGATATGTTTATTTCAACAAGCGCATTTGAGGCTTTTAAGTTGTGGTGGTATAAACTAACCGAAAACAACAAAGTTGAAATACTCGGTCAAGAAGAACCGTTAGTATGCGATTATTTTGCGGGTACTTATGATCTTCTTCTCTCTATTAATGATAAACCGTACCTTATTGACTTTAAGACATCTAATCATGTTGGGTATAAATACTTTATGCAGTTAGCAGCTTACAGATATCTCCTATATAAACTCAAAGGAATCAATATCCAGGGGTGTGTTGTACTTAAACTCAATAAAGGACCAAGACCTAAGTTTCACGAATTCACTCTTAACTTCGACGACCCTATTCACTATAATTATATCGAAAATAGTTTTATGGCGTTTACTGGGGTCGTATATACTTGGCATAATGCGAAAGCTTGCGAAGCTACATTCAAAGAACTGTTTTGTTAAATATTAGTATGGTAGGGATTTCCTACCATACTTTTTTACCGCATAAAGAACTACCAAATAAATTATAATAGGGAGGTTAAACAACGTGTTACCGATAATTCAGAACAGGGGATCGATGATCGAAGTTCATACTGGGGATATTCATTTCGGAGCTATGGATCCGAAAGTTCAATATGATATATTAATGGAACAAATGATCGCTAAAGTTAAGCCTTTAAAATATGATGCTTTCTTTATCAATGGAGATTTGTTTCATCATAAGTTTATGACAAATTCAGATGTTGTAATGCATGCTTCTATGTTTGTGGACGCTATTGTATGTGACTGTCGAGCTAAAGGGGCGACATTAGTTATACTTCATGGTACTGGTAGTCATGACGCTAATCAGTTAAAGATATTCTATCATTATATAGCATCCGATGTTGATGTAAGAATAGTAGAACATATGCAGTTTGAAAATATCAAGAACAGCAGAGTTTTATGTATCCCAGAAGAATATGGTATGGGTAAAGAATACTATGAACAAGCACTCAAATATTCAGGACTTTATGACATGGCCGTACTCCATGGAACTATAAAAGGTTCTATCTATGGATGTAACGAAGAAGACCTCGATTCAGTAAAAGCTCCAGTATTTGATATGAATAGCTTTAATAACTGTCTTGGACCAGTGATTTGTTCTCATGTCCATATACCTGGATGTTATTATAACCATATATACTATGCAGGAAGTCCTCTTAGATGGCAATTTGCTGAAGAGGAAGAAAAGGGTTTTTTGATATTACTTCATGATCTTGACAGAAGAATGTATTATTTACATCTTGAAGAAATTCAGTCTTTTAGATATGATACTATTAACTTAGACGATCTAATTTCCTATGATCCTAAGACTATTATAGATCACATTACTACATTAAAAAATAAAGGGATTGACTATATCAAGGTAAGATTTAACGAAACAAGCGAATCTGTTCGTCTAGTTAAAGAATACTACAAAAATAGTTTCAACGTTGTCATAGATGCCGAAGATGCTCAATTTAAAGAAACATTGAGAAAGAATCAGGAAGCCAATGATCAGTATAAGGGATATGAATATATACTTGATCCTAATATGTCTCCATATGAAATCTTTACAAGATATGTAAATCAAGAAATTGGTCATCAGTATATAACAGTAGAAGACTTAACTAAAATCTTAACAGAATAAAAAAAGAAAGGGTGGATCTCTCCACCCTTTCTCTTATTTTGCTGAGGCTACTGGAACCTTTACAATATCCAGCATACGCTGGAATTTTGTTGCTGATTCCATATCTCTAGCTTGGATGCATTTTGCAATGCTTGCCTCCAAGCTAGAGATTAGTCGCAACACATCCTCATTTGAAATGGGGAGGTTATTATTGTTATTGGGATTATTCATACAATCCCTCCTTTCTACCAAAATAATATATAAATGTATATTATTATTTTGACATGCTAAAGTTACCTGATTAGGTACGTTTAGGAATCTTTCCAAATTATTAAATTAATATATTGGAAACATTATGATAACAAGCATTAAATTGAAAGGGGATTATAAAATGAGTGTTTATAACCCATCTAACTATAGAAAATTAAAGGATAAGACAAAAATTATCAATCATCCTCTTAATCCTTATCTTGTAGAGTCCCTCATCAGTTATACATTAACTGATGATTTAACAGAAACAAACTATAAATCGGTAAAAGATCTTCTCGATTTGGTAGAGAAGAAATATTACGACTCTCAACCAGAGTCTTATAAACAAATTCAGGCTGTTAAGAAAGGCTTAGACGCTAGACTTAACGGTGGCGTAACAGATATTAATCTTATTAAAAGCGCCATGGCTGAGGGCTATGGTGATAAATTTGACCAGTTGTTCTCATCAGTACATACTTTGAGTGAGAATGATATAAATGAAATTAATAAGCAGGTAGCAGATGAATACGAAAGATCTGACTATAATGCTATTGAATATAAAATTCAGAGAGCTACAGATGTTATCACTGGTGCTAGTCAGGATGACCCGTCTGAAGTTTTCAATGATTTAAACTCTTCAATCGAAGAGATTAATGAAAGAAAAGCAAAAACGATCAGTGACGCTGATATTTTAAGCGGAATGATCATGCCAATGGATCAAGAAGCTTCACGTAATTATTATGAGCAGTATCATGAACGTTCAAACAGACCTACAGCATGTTTGAAGACAGGAATTGAAGCTCTTAATGAATTTATGCGAGGAGGATTATACCCTACAAAGGTATATTCTTTATTTGGTATTCAAGGTCGAGGTAAATCCATTACTCTTTTAGACCTTGCTATTCAAGCAAAAAGATATAACGAGTATTATGTCTGTAAAGATCCTTCGAAGAAACCTATGATTGTTTATTTATCTCTTGAAAACACTTATGATGAAACAGAAGAGCGTAAATTTACAATGGTAAACAGAACTACGCATGCAATGAAAGAGTACGACCCAAATGAAGTTATGCGTATGATGAATAAAAACTTTCCGACTAATGAAGACTCTAATAATATTTCTCTTTGTATTAAGTATGAAGAAGCAAATAGTATTACAACTTCATGGATATATTCTCTTTATAATGCTCTTGATAAAGCAGGTTACGAGTTAATAGCACTTTTTGTTGACTACTTAGCTCTTATAGAACCTGAACTTCCACCGTCACAAAGAGCATATGCTATATCTGAAGAAAGATTTAGATTGGAATCTTCAATGGTACAGCTTAAAGTAGCTGCAACTAAACTTGATATTCCGATAGTTACTGCAGGTCAGCTCAATAGAAATGCTAATATGATTATTGAACAGGCTCAAGCGATGAATAATCCAGATCCTGTATCTTTATTAAATCTTTCACACATAGCCGAGTCTATGGGTATCGCTAATAAGATGGACATGGGTATCATAATCTGTCCAGTAATATTTGATGGAAGAAAGTATCTTGGTATGAACATGATTAAATCGCGTTATACTACACTTTCTCCGAAGATTACAAATGGTAAGTCATCATTCTATCAGCCATATGCATCGGTTGGTTCTAAGGATGATGTTAATGGAAATAACTTACTGAGTATTAAGCTATTGGAAGATGTGAATAAGAGAACATCTCATTTCCTTACATCTTTCGAACCTACTTTAAATCAGTTATCCAAACCTAAAACTGTAATAGACGAAAATGTTGAAGTTCCAGATAATAGTAAACGGGGACCTCAGACAATCGTTTCACCTACAGTATGTACAGCAATTAAACCTAATTTAAAATCAGCACCTCCAAAACTTCCAAAGGGACACGAAATGGTCAATGTCGGAAATTGTTTCGGTGCTGTATTCTTTACAACAGAATATGACGAACGAGTTGACTTTGAAACAACTTATAAGACAGATGTCACTCAAGTTGTTCGTAAAGTAAATTTCAATATAAACGACTATGCTCAGCATCTTCAGAATTTCGTAACTAAGAAAGTTAATGAGCTTCATAAATTTAAAGATGCTCAGGGTAATGTATATGACTTCAATCCAAACTGGAGAAACGAACCTCGAGTTGTAAACGGCGAGATCAATTACGACTCATTCTCTCCGGAAATGCAAAGAAGATATTGGGATTATAAAGAATATGCGGCTCTTCATGAAACCGATATAGACTTTATGAATTACACACCAGTATCGTATAAAAAGTATATGGATGATTACTACTTTAGTGATGCATATACTAAAAACTATGATCCTTATGGCTCTAAAGAAGAAAGACTTGTTAGATGTTATAATATGATACATGCTGAAAATAACACCATTAATGATTATTGGTGGATTAATCAGCACCGTCAAGCTTTTAAACGTGGAGAGATTAAGATGAACGAAAAACTTGATATGTATAATGCCTTCGTTCCTGCAACCAAAAAGAATGCGTTTATAAAGATGGAAAATCATCATGAAGCAGAAGCTATACTACACTCGCCAGAGTATGTAGGTATTATGAATAGAATGTTCCATTAAACGAACAAGATCAGGCATACCGAAGTATGCCTGATATGTTTAGCTGTTGTTAGAAGCATATTGGTTGTAAGTATTTATGAATTCCTTTTCGGAAGCATTGATACTACTTAAAATTTCTGATAAGTCTGTTTTTGGTAATAAGAGGAGAGTTCTCTTATCAAAGTCTTTAACGGACCACATATCGTTTAAGTGGAGAATGATAAAATATAACTCTCCATTTCCATATAGATAATCGGCCAATAACTTCGGTCTAAATCTATACGTATAATATTCTTTATCCGATAACGTTACTACAGTACATCTCTTTTTGAGATCCTGAATGTAATCAGATATTACATTATATACCGGATATTCTATATTATTCTTACTATCCTTTTCAAGAAGAGAAAGATAATGATATGATAATTGAGATGATGGCTTCGAATTAACAAACGCAGTAAGCGTTCTTGTTTGAGATGGCTTTACAGATCCTAATGATATCATTGATAACACCTCCCTATGATTTGGATATTATTAATATTTCCGCCTACAAAACAAACTAAAAACTTAGTTCCTTTAGGAATGACATCCTCAGGATAGTCTAATGAGAGATATCTGGGAATGTACAAATCTATTGTGACTTCACTAAGCATGTTTTGTGTAGAAAGCATCGTGACATCTTTGTTCATGATGTTATTACGTTTTGCAGATATCGTACTACCAACCTCTGACTCCAGAGGAACTAGTACCTTTATGTAAAATGGATGTTTTATACTAGGTATTTCATCTCTATTACAATCTTCATATAAGATTGCTTCGTGTATGAAATTATACTTAGAATAATTCTTCAATGTCAATTCCTCCCCGTAAGTCTTTAATAGATGGTTCGGCGGAGAAAGTTTATAATATTAAGGAGTGTTTAATTATGGCAATGTCAGCGAAGAAGAGAAGAGAAATCATGAAAGCAAACGAGTTCGATTATTTAAAGGTGATTGCCGACATCGAATATGAATTGATTACATCATTGCAGTTGTATGTCGTTAACGGCGTTCTCTATGATGGACAGAATGTATTGCTCTACAATAACGAAAAGTATATATTCTATCCAAAAAATATGGTAAGTAACAGTACAGGAATTGTTCCGTTCGATCCAATCAACAACCCAAAACTTATGCAGTTCTTGTTCAATATATATCTCCGTAAGTATCAGATGGAGAATGATATAAACATACAGTCATTCTTCTTCACACCAATTGATGAATTCGGAAAGTCTTGTGTTGCAGCAAGAATTAGACCTGGATATGATATAGTGTCAGATCCTTTCAAGTCTGAGTCTTTAAGATTTATTAGTTTTATAGCTAAACAGGATGAATGGATGACAGCATCACGCTTACCTGAAATCGACGAATATCTTGTATTTCTTAAAGAGGAAAGAATGTTAGAAAGAAAGAAGGGTTAATATGTTTAGTCTCAATCGTGGTCAGCAGCGAATTTATGACGCCGCTATCGATTGGTATAGAAGAGGCTATACCCAAACATTCGAATTATCCGGACCTCCAGGTTCTGGTAAAACATTCTTAATCAATAAAATTATCGATGCTTTAGGAGTTGATAGATCTCGTATCGCTCCTATGGCATATACAGGAGCTGCAGCTATTAATATGAGAACCAAGGGAATGCTTAACGCTAAAACTTGTTACTCGTGGTTATATGACTGTATCAAAGTTCCTGTTCTTGATGCTGATGGGAGAGAAATTATCGATCCTATATTTAATAAACCAAAGCTTCAATTGAAGTTTATTCCGAAGCCTCATCTTGATAATATAGATCTTATAATTGTCGATGAAGCTCCAATGGTTACACCTGAAATGAGAAAGGTAATAGACGAAAAAGGAATTCCTGTAATAGCAGCAGGAGATCTTGATCAGTTACCTCCGGTTACAGGTCACCCTGGATATCTAAACGATCCAAGTTCAGTGCATATTCTTGATGAAATTATGCGACAGAACATGAATAATGCAATAATAACGCTTTCCCAAAGAGCTAAAAACAATCAGCCCATTCATAATGGATGGTATGGGAACGTTTACGTCATCTATGATGATGAATTGACAGACGATATGATTAAAAAATCTCAGATCGTTATATGTGGTAAGAATGCTACACGAGATGAATTTAATAATCATGTACGACATAATCTTCTCGGTTATCATGAAAGTTTACCTCAATACGGTGAACGATTAGTGTGTAGAAAGAATAACTGGAATATTGATGTTGGAGGTATAAATCTAACAAATGGGCTTCTTGGAAATGTAGTCAACTTTCCAGATGCTACTGGCGTAGATAGAAAGGTCAATACTTTCAGGATAGATTTTAAACCCGATCTTATAAATTTACCGTTTCTAGATATTGAATGCGACTATAGATACTTAACCGCTAACTCAGCTAATCGAAATCTTATTAAGAATAGCGCATATAGTTTCGGTAATAAATTTGAATTCGGATATGCTATAACAACTCATATGTCACAGGGTTCAGAATTTGGTAATGGTATTTATTTTGAAGAGTTTCTTAACAAAGATATCAATAACAAATTGAACTATGTAGGACTAACCAGATTTCGAAATTTCTGCATTTATGTAAAACGTAAACCGAAAAAATTCTGGTAGTTGTATATTATAGTATTGAATGATAACCCCATTCAGATTTAAAAACTTAAAGGAGGTCAAAAATGAGTAGTAGTATTTTTCAGAAGATGCCTGACGGTATGACTCCGTCAGAAATATTCGAAAAGGCTGGATCTATTCTTGAAACTGACAAGAGAAAGGTTCAGTTCAGATCAAACCAAACCAAAACAGACTCGATTGAGTCGAAAAAGATCACGGACGACGAAAAGATGTATATCGTCTTAATTTGTCCATTTGAAACTGATGAAAGGTATAATAGCGAAGATATGTCATATCCTTGTTCATTATATCCGATGGCAGAAGTTAACGTTCATGGTGAGTTTATAATCACAAATGGACGTTTAGCAACGTTCAAAAAGATAATTGAACTTCTCGACGACAATGATGAACACAGTCCAGACTTGTTTAATATTGACGTCGAAAGATCAAAGGTAATAGCCGATGGAGTACCCTGCTCACAGGCTATTAGCATTGTACAGTTTATGGAACATTGTTGTAAGCTGTATAATATTTCGAAAGATGATTTTAATATCCGTAGCTATATCTGGTCCGAGGAAGATGATGAAGAATCCTATGATACTCCTCCGGCCACAGGAAATGGATATAATACATCTTTCACAAATGAATAAAAGAAAGGAAGTATTGAAAATGAAACCACAGTTTAATAATAATAGAAAATCATATTTCTCCGAGCAGAGAAATAAAAGAGGCGATGACTGGGCATTCAGAGCAAATTATGCCGAGATTAGAAAATCGACAATGAGAGTGTTACAGGACCTCGCAAATGGTAGTTTCGATATCAGTAAAGATTCAGCAGATATGTACTATATCGGCCTCAATCAGGTAGCGAAACCGTTAGAGGATTATTGTGCAGGTTTATCAGTATTTTTCGAGTATATGAAAAATGCAAATGAAGTAACGAGAATCGCAATACAGAATGGATTAGTTTCACCATTAAGTGTTCCAGATCCAGTATGCGCAGCAACAGTGGCAGGAATATCGGATAATATATATAAACTGTACACAAATGCAAGAGCTCTGATTGCGGGGTATAGAGAAACTCATCATGAGTCGTATATTGTCAATTTAAGACAGTTATGTACAGAGTACAGAAACTATATTAATTTAAATAACGCGTTTACTCAATCTGACCGTAGTAAAGTATAAATTGATGACCTCCTAACTTATAAATAATGAAATAAGTAAAGGAGGTCATATAATAATGACACTTGAACAGGTCAAGAAACTGAGAGCCGAGCTTCATCATTTAGCTCAGGCGTCTCGAGACAAAACTGATAAAGAGGGGAATTTGACAATTAACATTCCCCTTATAATTCAGGTAAACACGTCTTTCCATGTTGATGAAATGGAGAGCTGTGTAATATGGGATGATGATAATGAGTTGTTATATTCAATGGAATACAACAACTCCACTACTTCCCCATTATCGAAAATATGTCCAATGCAGGTTAAAGCATATCCATATTCGGAAATTAACTTCATTGGATGTCGTCTTGATAAAAACACGACATTACAGTTCCTCAATAGCAAACTTGCAGAGGGGCTTACATCGAAATCGGTCATTGAAAAATATACCGAATATCTTGAAGATATCAATAATGCAAGATGGTATTCAATGGGCGATCAGTCAGAGACTACTGAAAAGAGAAGTCTCAAACCGGATGATAAGATGATCAATCCGAATTCATATGAAACAATATAATACCGAGCAAAGTAAATTGCTTGATAAAAAAGGTTTCATTTGTATATAATAAAAGCGTATAAAGACATTACTGTCTTTAAAAAATAAAAATATTTAATAATAGGAGGAGTTCAAAAATGATGAACGACGGCATTTTTTATCCAAACAACATGTACAATTATGGAGGTGTAACTCCATACGGACAGATTCCGCAGTACGGAATCAATGGAGGTATAACAGTTACACCTCCGAACATGAAGACCAGAAAGACAACAACTGCAGAGGATGATGCTATCCTTAAAAATGCAGGCGTTCGTCCTTTCTCTATCAGCAATGTGGATCTTGCGAAGGCAAGATGTAACCACAGAAAGGACAGCGGCGACATCGATATCGTCCTTGTCGACTCTGCCACAAATCAGGTGAAGTGTAACCATTGTGGCGAAGAGTTCCACGTAGTTAAACCTACAGTGGATGATGTAAAGGTGCTCAGTGAAGCTATGCTTGACGTCTTCCAGTCAATTAAGCTCTACTGGATCAATCCTCCGGCAGAATTTGCCGAAACTGTATACGCAATGCAGGTAATCCTTAAGAAGATACCTGATATGTATCAGGCAGCTTCGAAAGACTGGAGCAATGCGATGCATGCTATTGATAAGTGGGTACAGCCTGTGTCTACTCCATACTATCAGAACGGTGGTTTCAACAATCCGATTGCTCTTGGCACCGGTCTCGGTCTTAGCGTAATCGGTCAGCAGCCTATGATGGGTCAGCCGGCATACGGTCAGCCTATGATGGGTCAGCCGACATATGGACAGCCTGCATACGGTCAGCCTATGATGGGTCAGCCGACATACGGACAGCCGACATACGGTCAGCCTATGATGGGTCAGCCGACATACGGACAGCAGCCTATGCCTTCAGGTGGTATCATGACTAGCGACTTCGTAAGAGGTGGCGTAGTTCCTGCACCTGGACAGGTTCAGAATGGAATGAGCGCAGCTCAGGCATTCCCGAACTTTGCTCCTCAGCAGCCTCAGGCAACACCGCAGGCACCGGTAATGGGAAATATCCCTACACCTGGTATCCCTGCACCTACACCGGTTCCGGCACCTACACCGGTTCCGGCACCTACAACAACTACTACAACAACAGCAACAGTATAATCTGATTGTTGTAAAGTAACAATTAATTAGAGGGCGTGAATAGCGCCCTCTATTTTTTGTTTAAAGTTGTCTTAACAAAGTATTAAAGACAACTTTGTAGGAGGTTAAAAAATGGCAAAGACAAATACAACAACAGCTCTTGAAGAAAGAGCTAAAAACTACGCGAAAGAGGTCACGAGTATTGAGGACTTTGTACAAAAAGTTCGTCAAACTCCTGACGTTTATATAGGAAAGGTTGCAGGTAACGTAGCTTTTCTTACTATGACACGTGAGATATTTCAGAATGCTATTGATGAAATACTCAAGGGTGTTGCTTTCAGTCCGAATGTTATAATAACATACGATGAAAGAGATCATAGTATTACGGTTGAAGATAACGGAAGAGGTATCCCACACGGAATGATTGGAAAGATTTTCGGTTCCGACCATACTTCTTCGAATTATACCAAGAAACCGTACGAATACTCTGCAGGTAAAAACGGCTGTGGAGGTTCCACTACAAATGCACTGTCTCATAAATTCACCGTTACTTCTTACGTTGTCGGTAAGGGTAAATACGCAGAGTTTCATGAGGGTCATTTATGGAATAAGGGAGAGATAGATGTTCCTTGTGATGGAAGACAAGGATCTATCGTATCTTTCATACCAAATGAAGATGTTATCGGACAAGTTACAGCTTCATGGACAGAAGTTTATCATTTAATATCAACTATCGTACCATCAGCTCCGATAGGAACAACTGCGGAGTTTATCGGTATTGATATTGCTGGTAAGAAGCATGTAGAGTCTATTGTAAATCAGGACGGTATACTCACTTATCTGATTAACATGACTCAGAATCCTTATATCAATCCTATTTGCGTATCAGCAGATAATGGACAGATGAAGGTTAATGTTGCATTTACCTATGATACTTCACCTGATTCTGTTGAGCATATTATAAGTCTTAACAATACATGTCCCACCGATGGTGGCACTCATGTTGAAGGCGCGCTCGACGGAATTGTAAAATGGTTCCGAAATTACATGAACAAGATTTATCTTGCTAATGTTAAGAGTAAGAACAAACTTGTTGCTACTGCACAGGATATTCGTGTTGGTCTTAAACTTGCAGTATCTACATTCCATCTTTATGCCATCTATAATGGACAGGCTAAAGAAATTCTCGATAATGAGGATATGATTCCATTTGTTTCTACAACTGTACAGGAAGGGTTAAACGAATGGGCTAAAGTCAATCCGAATGATCTCCAGAAAATCTGTAAATGGATTAAGGAGATGATCGACCTCAGACTCTCGACAGATAATAAGAAAGTTAAGCTGTCGAAAAATTTTCAGACTTCTGCATTCTCAAATGGTCTTCCGGCAAAGTATATTAAGCCGAATGGAACTAAGAATACAGAGTTGATTATAGTTGAGGGTGATTCAGCTTATGGTTCCGCAAGAAATAGTCGTAACCACGAAACACAGGGTATATATCCTATTCGTGGTAAAATGCCTAATGTATTTGTGAAATCCAAGGCTGAGATCATGAAAAATGCTGAGTGTACAGGTATATTAAATATACTGGATGCTGGATGGGGAGAGAACTTCGACCTCTCTAAGTGTAAGGTAGACCGAGTTATTATAATGGCCGACGCCGATCCTGATGGAGCTCATATTAGAACATTAGCAGTGAGATTCTTAGCAATGTATTGTCGACCTCTTGTCGAGGCAGGCCGTGTATTTGCAGCACTTCCTCCTCTTTATGGTATACCTGGCAGAAATGGTAAATGGACATTTTTCGCAAATAAACTTGAATTCATCAAGTATGTTCAGAACCAGTTCGCAGCAAAATTTGAACTGACAGATTCTAAAGGCGTAAAACTTTCGAACAAGGAAGTATTATCCCTTTTGTACAGAAATGAAGGATATGTCAATGCATTAGAACACGTAAGTACAAATTATGCAATATCACCAAAGCTTCTCGAGCTTTTATGCTATTATAGGCATTTAGACTCTAAGAAGCTCATATCATTAATCAAGAAGCATTATAGATTTATGGATGGAACGGTTATCACAAAATCGAACACGATAATCTTTAAAGGTCTTGCTGATGATAAAGAACATGAAGTGTTCTTTAATGATTACCTCTTATCAGAATGTGCAGACATTCTGCAGTATACAGACAATTCGCAGTTAATGTACAAATTAAACGGAGTTGATGCTACATTATATCAGGTAATGAAACAATTTAATGGATTCGTTCCTACAACATTATCCCGTTTTAAGGGACTTGGTGAGATGGATCCTGAGATGCTCGGTATCAGTACATTGAATCCCGAGAACAGAACACTCATAAGATATCAATTCGATGATATATCTAGAGAAATAGAACAGATGCGTTATATTAACTCTAATAAGGATTTACTCCTTAAGGATATTGACTTCGAGGAAGATATGTAAAAGTATTGCGGTAGGAAACTACCGCATTATTTTTTTACACAAACACGTACATATAAGTAATAGAACGCACGTTCTACTAAATAATTATTAATAACCAGAAGGAGTAAACTATCATGAGTGAAAACAGAAAATTTAACGGCGAGAAGAGAAATTCAAAGTTTGATCGCAACAACGGAAAAGGCTACCGCAAGCAGTCTGATACAAAAAAGAAGTTCATTACACTTCAGATTCCTCTCGGAGTATCTAAGGACAATACTGAACTCGCTCCAGCAGTTTCAAATCTTGTTTCTAAGATTCCGTTTGATATAATTTCAATTTCAACTACAATCAAAAGAATTGACGGTCCAGGTTTTATGAAGGTCGGCTACATCAACGGTTTCGAGAACGACACATTCAAGGTTGCCGTTTCTGAAAACTTTGTAGATCAGATTAATACCGGCTTTGCAGTAATGCCAAGATTCAAGTGCGATAAGGATGGTAATCCTACATACATTCTCGGATTCTCCCTTGAGAAGTGCGAAGAATTTAACGCTACAAAGGCAGCAGATTCAAGCAATGAATGAGGCACTGTATAACAACATAAATTCGATTATTCGTATATGATCTCCTTGTTGTCAATTACTGGACTGGAATACCCAGTCCGGTAATTGTCTGCTCATTTATATATTATATAGGCGAAGAGTTAACACTCTAATAAACAAAAATAAAGGAGGTTCGTCGATGGGCGAAATAATAAACGTAAATGCCGTAGAGCAATACGTCAAAGATTATCAGGAATACGCGATGTATGTACAGTACCATCGTATGGTTCCAGAATTAAGAGACGGTTTAAAACCGGTACAGCGACGTATCGTATATGCCGCACATGAAGTGTCAAAGGCAAGTAGACTCAGAAAATCTGCTAACGTTGTTGGAGATACAATGGGTCATTTTCATCCACATGGCGACTCAGCTATTCAGGGAGCTCTTTATACTCTCATCAATTGGTTTAATACCAAGATGCCTCTCTTTGATGGAAGAGGTCAGTTCGGTAATACCAATGGTGACGTAGGAGCTGCCGGACGATACACTGAAACAAAGATATCAAACTTCACGTATGATGTCTTACTGGACGATCTCATTAAATGTAAAGAGATTGTAGACTGGCAACAGTCTGATGTTTTACCAGAACTAAAAGAACCGATGTACTTACCAGCGAAGCTTCCGCTTCTTCTTGTAAACGGTGCATCGAATATGGCAGTAGGAGATAAAATCGATATTCCTACTCACAACCTCTCTGAGGTTATAGATGCTACCATACATCTAATTAAGAATCCGAATGGTAGTATCGTACTAATTCCAGATCATTGTCAGAGTTGTACTATAATCGATACAGATTGGAAAGAGATTTCTGATAAAGGTAAAGGAAAATATAAGGTTCGAGGCAGAATTGAAGTAGGAACTTACAATGGAGATAATAAGAAATATAAAGGATATCCTACTCTTCATTTAAGATCATGTCCGAATATAACATATCTCGGTACAATCATAAAAGGTATCGAGTCGATGGTAGAGTCGAATAAAATCATCGGTATTATCAATACTGAAGAGTGTTCTACCGTTAACGACATGAATTATGTTCTTATCCTTCGTCCTGGAACGGATCCTCATTTTATCCGTGACGCGATATATAAGAACACGAGAATGGAGCAGACATGTAGCGTTAACTTTAAGGTTATCGATTGTCTGGACCAGAATTCTCCGACAAAACGTCTTAACTATAGTGACTATATTAAGGCGTGGATTGAGTTTAGAAAGATGACTAAACTCAGATACTATCACAATAGACTTCAGAAGTGTGCTACTAATAGTCATATGTACGAAATGTATATTTGGGCTATTGAAAGCGGTAAAGCAGACGAAGCTATTTCTATCATAAAGAAACAGAAGACTATCAATGACGCTGAGCTTATTGAGAAACTTATCAAGAAGCTTAATGTTACCGATATTCAGGCTAAGTTCTTTATTAACTGCGAGATCAAGAAACTTTCTATAGCATATCTTAATGAGTATAAGTCTAAGAAAGCAGAGATCGATGCAGTAGCAAATGAGTGTAGAGACGCTATACTCATTGATGGAAAAATCGAGGAGATTATTATCAAAGAACTTCTCGAAATAAAAGCTAAATATGGAACTCCAAGAACTTGTAAGATCATGAAGAAAGAAGAAGCTACTGGAATTCCTGCTGGCGAATTTAAAGTCGTTATTACTGAGAATAACTTCATTAAGAAGATCGGTATTAACGATACAATTCCAAATAGTAAAGATGCTATTAAATTTGTCATTGTTGGCGATAATAGTAAGAGTCTTTTATTATTTGACAATGTTGGTAAGGTGTACAATATACCTATCCATAAGATACCTTTTGCTGATAGAAACAGCTCAGGTACTGATATCCGTTTAATTAATAAGTATATCAATGCTCCGTTAACTTGTGTTATCTATGAACCTGTAATAGAGAAATTCAAGAATGGTTATTTGGTAACGCTTACAAAGAATGGATATATTAAAAGAATGGAAGTTACGGATTTCTTGTCTGTACCAAATTCCGGTCTTGTATACGTTAAGAACGATCCGAACGATAATGTTGTGAATGTAATGTTATTCAGCGGCAACTCTTCGGATATTGTCGTATACAGTAAAAATAAAGCCCTGAAAATGTCCATTGGAGAGATTCCTCTTATTAAGAGAAATACTAGAGGAAATATTTCAATGGGAGGAACAACTACGGAAGTAGAAGGATTCTCTGTAGTTCTGAAGCAGCCGACAGCAGATATTATTATTGTAACAACTAAGGGTTACTTTAATAGAATCAGTTCTGAAGCTATCAAATCAGGTAGATCTAAAGCTGGGGGTGGAGTCATTAAGCTCGCAAAAGGTGATTCTATTGCAAGTGTTATAAGCGTCACACCTCAAAGCGTCATACGCTGTATGTTAAACGGAGGTTCTGACTTTGTTGATGTTAAGCCAGAGAATATTCCGTTATCGAGTACGGTATCAACCGGAGTTAGACTTGTTAAAGGAACTGAAATAACAAAGGTGATATTAGTATAATAATGATAGAGGGCTTCATCGCCCTCTATCTCTTATTTCAAGGAGGAAATTAAAATGAGAAAAGTTTCAAATAAGGGTATAACTGTATTATTCTACACAATATCATTCATGATCTTACTTACAATCATGATAGTATACATGTCAAGAACAGCTAAGCCTAAAGCGGATAATAGTAAAAACGATGTTGTTGCAACAACTACAACATCAGAAACTACTACAACTACTATAGAAACAACTACTACATCTAATCGTATCACTTTTACAACAACAGATACAACTGTTATTACGACTTCATCAACAACTTCGTCACATGAAATCGTAACAAACAACAACTCTACTGTTGTCAAATCATATGACGAATATTATTGGGTAGGAGATTCGAGAACGGTAGGATTATCTTCTATCACTAATATCGATTGCACTGCCAAGGTTGGTGCCGGTATTGAACTTCTTAGAAGTAATATCTATAATATAACTTCTTTAAGAGGAAACAATATAATCTTCAATCTTGGAGTTAACGATCTTCATAATGTGAATTCATATCTCGAGATTTATAACAACTTGCCTGAAGAATTCTTAGCAAATAATAACATATTCGTATTATCGGTTAATCCTTGCAACTGCGACTATGAATATCTCAATGACGATATTGAGTACTTCAATGAAACAATGAAAAATGGTCTCAGATCAGATATTTCATTTATCGACTCATATACTTATATGATCGAAAACGGATTCTATACATCTGATGGTTTACACTATATCAATTCAACCTATTCTGATGTGTATAACCATGTAATGGAAATCATATAAAACATATCCCGAAACTATGGAATAAAGGAGGTATAAGTATGGATACATTATACGAGAACGATTCAAAATTAAAGAAAGGAGTGCCTATGAAAATAAAGTGTTATTTCATCACGGCTCATGATGGTAATCGATCATGGTCAGTATATCATCTGACAGATATCGATTGGAATCGAGATTCTAATTCTATCATATCGGCGCAGTTTATTAAATCAGAACCTACGGATGTTCTGTTATTTGATTGCGAATGTTATGCTAAAAGAATGGCAGAAATCTTGAAAGAGTATGGCTTAATAAGCGATGGATTTACCACAAGTATTCAGGGAAGGTATATAAATGAGGAAGATATCGATCCTGATAAACTGTATACTTTCAATGGCACATATACCGGCAAAGACGGATTAATTTATTTTAAACCAAAAAACTAAGGAGATTAATTAAAATGAACAATAAGAAGAGAAAATATTTTTATATAACCGCATCTTTTACCGAAACAAGTAACGAAAACATGAGGGTTGCTGAAATTCCAGAAGACCCTGTATGGAATGGTACGCTACTGGATAAATATCACAGAACAGAATTCACAACCGACTTATCAAAAACATTATTCTTTGATAATAAACTCTGGGCACAGGTTGTTGTTACTATTCTTAAAAGACATCTTAATCTTTATTTCAGAATAGTAACAACTACATGTCCGGTATTGGATGATAATAACTATAATCTTATAACATATAAGAACTTCGCAAAACATCCGCGTCGTCGTGAGTTCATGTATATTCATCGTATTCTGGTAAAGGGAGAAGAATTCAATACACAGGAGGGATAAATATGAATAATACATTCATTAAAGTTCCCTTTATGGTACAGAAAAATGCTCAGGAAATGTACTATAAAGGGAAGACTGTGAAAAACTACGATGAAGTTCACCGTATAGGCGACTTCATCAAAAAAGGAGATGTTGTATATCTCCTTGATCCTATACGGGATGTAGAGTCTGATATCCTCCCTAATCCAATGAAGGATATTGTTATAGGTAAGGTCTTTTCAATCGAAACAGTAGGAGAAGAACTCAGACTTGTTATTGAAGTGAACGACACTTTAAATGCTTCTAAGATATCAGATCCTGTAGTTCGAATCTCTGGATTAATGTATGAAGATCCAGATGATCCGAAATGTAATATCATGATTAAAGTAACAAAGATCACCTTTGGACCAAGGGTGATCGAAAATTTATATTTATTATAGGATAGGAAGGCTAATTATGAGTAAGAAACGTATATTAACTATGTACATTCGTAATGATGGTTGCATACATAAATATGATGAGCATGGCAATGTCATATATGAAAAAGATTCTGATGGTAAAGAATATTATTGGGAATACAAATATGATGACCATGGCAACATGATATATAAAAAAGACTCTGATGGTAATGAATATCATTGGGAATATAAATATGATGAGCATGGTATGATATATAAAAAAGACTCTGATGGTGACAAGTATTATTATAAATATATAAATGACGAGGAGGATTAAAATGGAAGGTATAACTCTTATAAGTATTTATGCATTCGATGCAGGTATACTTTACAAAGTCAAAGACAATAAAACGAATGAGGAAAAATACATAATGCATCGAGGATTGCAGTCTTTCTCAATGCCGGACGGTTTACCGAAAGTCGTATACAAAAATATCAATGATACTAATATTACCGTAATAAACGAACTCGTTAATATTCATAACGCTACAATCGTTAAAGTTATCGATAGTATCAGCGATAAGGACAAAAACAAAATCTCTAATGAAATTCTTACTGCAGCGAAGAACTGCGTAATAACAAAGATCGACATTCAGGAGGGTTAATATCATGTCCAAAATTTTAATAACACATAGCACTCAGTTCCATGCAGATGAGGTTTTCTCAACTGCGCTTCTTAAAATACTTTTTAAGGAACACGATATCTCTATCATAAGAACAATAAAGCTCAACGAAGTTGATGAGGAAATTCTTAATAGTCCTGACACTATCATTTATGATATTGGACTTGGTAAGTTCGATCATCATCAGAAAGATGCAGAAGTTCGTCCTAACGGTATAAAGTATGCCGCATTTGGACTTCTCTGGAGAGAGTTTGGAGATTGGGAGAAATATCCTACTTTTGATGAAGAATTCGTTCAGCCAATTGATAACCATGATAACGGTGGAGAGAAGTGTGCTATCAATGACATGATACGATTATTCAACCCAACGATCGAAGAAGTCGAACATTACAGCGCAAATTATATTATACCGGACAGCTCGGCTCGAGATATTCTTGAGAACAGACGTTTCAGTGAAGCTGTAGATATTGCAGAAAAGATCATTAAAAGAAAGTTTGCGGAGCTGGATAATAGAAATGCAGCCTGGAGCTATATCGATGCGAATGGAAGAGTTAATGAAAATGGTACTGTTCTGTTTCTCGATAAGTATGCCGATTTCATTAGATATTGTCTTACAAAACTTCCTACAGTGAAGGTTGTAATATATCCTCACCTCAGAGGCGGCTTTGCTGCTCAGGTTCTTCCGAAAGCAATTAACACAATGGAATCAGATTATCAATTCCCAAAGGAATGGTGTGGTAAACCCCAATCTGAACTTCCTGGATCTATGACTTTCTGTCATAACTCTGGATTCCTTTGTAATTGTACTACTATGGAATCAGCTTATGAAGCAGCTAAGCAGATCATTCGTAAATGATCGATATAATAAAATAAATGGGATATCTTCCCATTTATTTTTTAACACATATATAACATTATAGTAATGATTGACATGATGGAATTGGCGCCGAGAGCCGCTCTTTTCTTTACAGTATCGGCGATGCCGCTGATGAGATGATATCAGGACTGGCCGTTTTGCCGTTTTATCTGCCGGCGAAATAATATCTCGTCTGCCTTAATTTTTGAGCCGCACCCACAAACCGTCCAATAGTGCTGGTTCCATCTACATCAATCATTTATTCTATTGAAATCTCGTTTTAAATACACTCCTGCAGTTTTTAAATGAATGAGTATTTAGGTGGTGCTTTCGGGCACCACCTCGATACTGCCGCGTTTATTTTTTGTCAAGAACTTTATAATAATTTATTATTATAAGGAGGAACATAGATTATGATCGGTGAAAATAGTATGATACCTCTTCAACCGAACGAGATAGATATTATCAGAATTCCTAACGACATTCCTGCGTACGAAATTCAGGACTATGATCTTTTCGATGAAAAGGATAGAGCTAAATATATAAAAGATCTTGAAAGGTTTGTAAGGTGTTCTTTCGAGTATCGAAATATGATCGCATATCTAAGAGAGTATATGAATATGAGGTCATGTGCATTCATGCCCAATATCAACAATGAAAATTCATTTAAGGTAAAGATAGAAATTCATCATTCACCTATAACTTTATATGATATATGTGTAATCATTCTTAATAAAAGAATGAGCTTGGGCGAATGTCTTGATATTGAAGCTGTAGCTTATGAAGTAATGTACATACATTATAGCTTAATGCTCGGTCTTATTCCATTATGTGAGACAGTACATGAACTTGTCCACAACCAGTATATTTTTGTACCGGTTGATAAAGTATACGGTTATTATCGTCAATTCATTGCTATGTACTACAATTACATAGATCCGGAGCTTCTCGACAAATTGGATGAGCTTGAACGCCTTACAATAGAAGGGTCTATGAATGATAATTATAAACAAGTACTCGAAAAGAAATATATAAGTGTCGAAATGGGAGATAATTCTCAAATAGATCAGTTACATGATCTTCAGAAAATGCTTAAAGAAAGATTGGCTGAATATAAAAACGACATATCTGGAAATACTGTTATAGGAGTATCGCATCCAGATAATATAGAATCTGTACAAACAATTCCTCAGATACCGAATTATGTACCAGCATTTGTTAAAGTGGAAAGAGAGTAGGGTGCGATTACGCACCCTACCTTTATTTTTAGTTATTATAACACCAGTTCATAATTTCGTCCTGAATATAAGATTCAAGATTTACTATAATTGTATCTCCACCTTTAATCTTGAGGGATACAGCCTTGCCGTTATTTACAAGAATAGCTGATTCGTAAAGAGTATCAAATGTGTTTATAATAGACTTGATATTTGCAGATTCACTCTTAACGTAATCTACAACCTGCTGATTCATTATAGGAATTACATTACCGTCCGAAGCTGTTGCTTCTTCAATCATACAAGCCTTATGGAATTTAGCTCTTGGATCGTTTGGAAGGATGATAGCTGATTCTTTGATTGTACCTCTAGCATCCTTAGCATCGATAAGCTTTTCTGTATATGCTCTCTTATGTGAAGGATAAATTACATGATCCCATGTAATAATACGAAGATTTCTTACATAGCACTTTCCGTTTCTAGAACGGTCCACAGAACCTAGTGCTCTTAAACTAAATGCTGGGAAGCAACCCTCGAGAAGATCTTCTGAGAATGCTCTACCGTATTCATTATTAGTTCCATGGTAGTTTGCTCTGATAAGGTTACCATCCATCCATATTTTATCAAACTGAACACAGCAGAGTTTAGGATCGATAGTAGACTGAATAGAAAGATCTGAGGTTGACGGATGTCCGGCATGACCTCTCATATATCCATAAGGAATAAGCTCTTTCTGAATACGGTCTCCTTCAACTTCAGGTTTCATTTCCGAAGTTTCATATATTCTTCCGTTTCTATTTTCGACTCCAAGATCCTGAAGAATTCCGGTAGCGTAAGGCTTGCCATTTTTTGTATCAAGAATAGTAGCTTCTGTTTCGGTAACGGCTTCATGTAATACATAGCCGATACATGTATTTGATGACATATAAAAGCCCCCTTATATTTTAATTAATTAATATAATGTTTTATCTTAAACGGTACAACTGGGTAATTATAAATTACTACATGAGTAACATTATAGTAAAATCGATCCTAATTACATCTATTTAGGAGGTTTTAAGATGGCTATTAAAAGCAAATCAAAAGATATCGGTATTCCCCATTCTAGGGATGAATTTATAAATACTCTGTTATCAATGACAGATATAGAGATCAATGAGTTTATCAAGAAGAATGGTAAACCGGTAGTTAAACCGATTCCCGCATTTGTAAAGATTACAGACGGGAACAAACACTTATTATTAATATCTTAAGGAGGACACTAATATGTCAGAAATCATGAAAACAGCGGATCTTATCAAAAACATTAAGGAGAACCTTTCACAGGCATCAGCTTCAAATAAAGATGAAGTTGCTGTTATGAGAGCAATGCTCAATGATAAGGATTTTAAGGTAACAACATTCACAAATTCCGGCACATCAGAACACTGCCCTGCACAGGAATACAGAAGCATGCTCAGCAATGTAGTTTCTGCAACGGCAAAAATCTCTAAGGCTGAAGCTGAAAATCTTGTTGAGTCTTATGAGGCTAAGAAGAGCGATGCAGAAACAATGATTGCACTTTCTAAGGACTTCACAAATACATATCTCAGAACAGGCCGTAAGATTAATCTCGGCGGTACAGAAAAGTCAAACATCTCTATTCAGCTTAAGGACGTTCCTGAGTCTGTTAAGAGATATCCTAAAAAGGTTGACGGCGGTTATGTTAAGGCAGAAACAAAGGTTCCTGCACATGAAGGACTTACAGTATCTGCTCCTTGTCCTGACTGGGCTAGATAAAAAATAACATACGGTAACATATAAGTAATAGGTTTATAAATCGACTGTTAAGATACGAGTCACGGGTCTAAGACCGAAATAAAGTAAAGAACTCATCAATCCATTTGCTTTCAGTTCTTTATACATAAGAGGACATTACATGCTTTCCAGCTTTATAAATCTATTACTGATTGTTATATAACAACACTACAAACAAATAAGATTGCTCAAATCAAAATCCAACTTACACCATTTCAGATTTTCTCATTAACGGCCATAATGAGAAATCAAACAACTGAATGAGGGAAAGCGTATAAATCTTACGCTACCTACTATTTATCGGTACTTTGTACATAATTCTAAATTTCTATCACGGAAAAGCTATCAAATGAAAGTATTTATTTTTTCATCAATGTGAATGTAACCAACCCCGCAGGATATTCCTGCGGGGTCCTTTCTTTTATTTTACGTCAAAGTTGAAAAAGTTACATGATTCTTCTACTGATCCGCCAGATCCGGCCAGTCTTCTTTCAATGCTGTAGTTAAGATTCTTATTAATAAGACTTATCTTCTCATCAAGACTACTCTGAATATCAGGTCTATCAGTAAACGCATCTCTTGCATCTTTATAGATATTCAAGAGATGCTTGAGTGTATTAGCACATGCTGTACATGCCGCCTCAAAATTGTAATCACTTTCAGTCTCGATATCGATTTCAGCAACGTACTGATGAGAATTACAGAAGTTGTCGAGCTTCATACCCTTACCCTGAAGAGTGAGTTCTGCGAGTCCATCGATATACCAAACGAACTGTGAATAAATGCCGTCGGTAAGAGAATGAATGTCCTTAAAATGAGGACCTGAACAATGGAAATGAATATGACGGAAGTTATTGATTCCAACGATTGTTGCGTATACTACCTTAGCGAGCTTATCAAAAGCGCCAGTATCGCCAGTATCAGAATCGCCTGCGGAAATATCGTCATTATCACCTTCAATACCTCCGACACTATCGTCGCCACCAAGATAATCATTATCAGTAGAACCAGAGTCTGAATCATCGTCATCATTACTCCCAGATTCATCATCATCGTCAGCTCCGCCTAAATAATCATTATCTGTAGAATCATCGTCATCGTCGTCTTTATCATCATCGTCATCGAGGTCGTCATCTTCGTCTTCGTCCTCATCAGACTTCTTTTTCTTTTCTTCCTCATCGTCGCCTTCGAGGAATGCTCTGAAATTGAATGGCATATGAATACCTCCTTTAATAATTATTTTTATTTAAAAGTTCCATTATTTAACTTCTATGTTTGCAATAAAGGACTGTTCACGAAGGTTATTAGCCGATTTTGTATTATCATTTTCAAAGTCAAATACCTTCGTAAAGAATTTATGTTTAGCTCCTCCATCACAAGCATAGAAGATATACTTATCGAAAACCTTCTTTAAGAAAGCAGGATCTGTTTTCTTCAGATTATTATAATAATCCTCAGTTTGTGACTCTACCAAATCCAGTTCTTTCTTTAATTGAGCTTTAAGCTTTGGTGATAATGATGGGTTTTGGAGATCATGTCTCATTGAATTTACTACACCTTTAACTCTCGCTGGAGATGACGGATGACAATCTGAAATTTCCAAAAGAATAGTTCCAGGTAAGAGCAATAAATTGTAGAAATGAGATATAAGAGGAATCTTATCTACAGCGTACAATACGCCAGTTTTTGTTCCATCAATAATACCTAACTTTCGTAAAGCCGATGTTATATCAGGTCCGAAGCCATAATATGATGGAAAATCATCAGAAAATTTTTCTCCTAAATAACCGCGTACGGTTTGAACAGGATTCATAACAGATCCGATTAATTCACGAACCGCTGCATATATTAACATAATCGGTAATGTGGCGAGACCTAGTACTTGTTTTACTGTGGAGGTTGCGATGCTACATATACCACCAACAAAATTTATATATGATATGAATGTTCTATTCTGAGAGATAGATATTTTATTGAATGCCTTAGATAGAATTTTCAATGAATAATTATTTACTATTGAAAGTGTAGCTACATCTTTTATAAATGCGACAGGTCTGATACAAGCTTCTACTATAAGACCGTAGATAAGGAGCATATCATTAACCGTTTTACAACTCATAATAGTTCCGTTTAAGAAATCTTGGAAGTTGTGACCTATCTCATGAAGGAATATAGCAAACATCTCACGGTCAGTATAATCTTCAGATAATAACATACCAGCCGGAGCTATTGTTAAGCCAGATACTTCTGCTTCTTTTTTAAACTTGAATCCGTCTTTAGATATCTGAACACATTTCTTTGGGTCTGAACCTCTAAAGAATGGTACAATAGTGCACATATTTACTTCGTCGTTAAATTGACATACAAACGAGAAGGAATAAAATCCAAACTCCCTTTCAACTTCAGATATGAACTTTCCGAGAAGAGGATCGTGATCTGCATCTATATTACCAACAAGAACTTTTCTGCTATTGACGTATTTCGAACGAAATGCAGAAAAAGCCTCAAAAACTTTTGTTATTCCAGGAGTTTGACCGAAGTAGACTTCGTTTAATACTTCTGAAGAATCTATATTGTCAGTGAATAAACCCACTTCTATGCCTCCCTTACTTATTTGACTGGTTGATTATTAGCGCAAAGTATGCGAGCATAGCTCGATTATAACTTAATCTTGTTGCTTCTCGACCTTTACGTCTATTATATGCCATACTATTCTCACTCAGCAGTTTATCAATAATCTCCTGCTGGCGGAGAATGTTTTGATTTTTTGTATTAGGTTTAGCCTTTATAGTATAAGAAATAAACTCTATATCTCGAACATCTTTAGTCTTACTCTTTTCAAAGTAAGATGCTACGATTAAAGAACAAAGCTCATTTACTGTATCAATGTTTTCCGTATTCTTTACTATTGATTCTATAATCGATTTGATTTCATCAGTTTTAACGTTCTGATCTGAACACATTTTACAGAGTCTATAGTCTACATCATGGGATGTAATGTAAGTCATAGCTCTCTGCGATACAGTTGTTATTTTCTGAGAATCGTTTTCAGTAAGACGGAAACTATCTTGACTCATATCATCAGAGTCATATGTCAGATAATCTCTGTTGTTATAGCATCTGTAATATGCTTCTGCTGTTTTCTTCATAAAAGATTTGATTCTTGTATGAAGCTGTTGAATAAGATAAACATAATCTTCGTCTTCTGTCGGGCTTTTAAACATCTTGTCGTAAGAACTAACCCATGTATTACAGATAGACTTTATAGCACCAATAACATTGCCTTCGGCTTTAAGATCAAATTTATTTGTAAGATCATTATTTACAACATAATCGCAAACGAATCTATAGTCTGCTGGAACCGCTGATGGATAAGTTCCATAATGAATAGAAGGATAGAAATTTCCGGAGAATGATAAATATATCATTGAAAGTTCTAGATTCTTTGTATCCTTCTTATTAACAAAGTGCTTTATCATACACATACCAAGAATAGTAACAGGGTTTTTTGCTGCTCTTGGATTGAAGTTGGCTATCTTGCCATAATATGTACGAGAAATCTTTTCAGCAAGGTCTTTTTCATTAACACCAAATACAGAGTAGAGTTCGTCAGCATCTTGCTGACCATACATCATACGAGTTGCTGGGAATGTATCATAAAGTCCAGAATTTCTCGTAGTAAAAAATTTACTCATCATTGCTTTAAATTTATTGAGAGACTTATTCAATGTAGATTGTACTACCGGATAGATCTCTTTATCTATTACCATTGTACTTTTTTCGGCCATTTTGAGCACCTCCAATTTAGTATAGATTATTAAAAAGTTCAAAAAAGAAAAATCGTAAAAAAGAAAGAGGTCCAAAGGACCCCTTTCTTGACTTTTACTAGGAGACAGCCTTTATATCGGCTGATACTCCCAGTAAAAGTCTATTACAAACCATCTGATCTCTGCTCCCTCTGGGAGCTGTGTAGCCCCCTCTGGGAGTCTCGGGCCAGAATACTGCCCCACGAGCAGAATTTCTTTTGTTGACCCGAAAGCTCTTTTATCCGGGTCCATAATGTAATTTGTTCGATTTTGCTTCACTTCTGTATTCAGCATGGTACTGAATACATTTGCTGTGTCAGCATGGCCGACACAGCTCTTGATCTCCGCTGCAGAGACTAGTAACTCTCGAGCCTTCTCGAGAGTTACTTCGATCATACTAAATGTATGATCGTAGTCTCCTTTTGGGAGCATGTTTAGCGAAAACGAATTTGCTATAGTGATAGTATCAAATATAATCATAAAAATTTGGGCCTCCCAGCCCTCGCCCGAAGGCGGCCCGATGACTAGTCGGGACTTAAGGTTCATAGACTTCACTGCAGAAAGTCTATGAGAATAAGGTATGAAAGATTTATTATTCCTTATTCACTATAATTATATATGTCTGAAAATATGAAGTTTTACAAAATTAACAATACATTAAAACATCCTTAGAAGGAGGAATGCTTATGAACGCTAATCGTAAGAAAGCAGAAGCTTTGATCTATAAAGCATTTGACGCTATAGATCCTTCAAAAGCTAATAGTGAATTCTATAAACAATTATTCTCTAAAATGTCGGACGATCAATTCCTCGCATTCTGCAAGAGGAGACTTCCGTTTCGTCTACAGCAGACAATTTTCGAAAGAGAACTAACTCCAAAGAAATGTCTTGATGGTTTGAAAGCCATCAATGTTCCCGCTACAGAAAAGGTAACATGCGCTCAGTTATATAAAAATTCTGACGGTGTTCCTGTTACTACTACTCATGAAGCTCTTGTTGGTTATATGAGCTATAAGAAACTTAAACAGTTTGTAACTAAGAAATCAGGTTATAATACTGATATCACTGCCAGAAATCCTAAAACATATCATATTGTCGGAAATTCTAAAGGCGTTGAATCGGACAGAGAGCTTGAAACGCTTGTTCTTCAGAATATGAATGATACTATTAAAGAAATGACAAGAGCAAAAGCCGATGATATCGAAGCTAAGAACAAAATGTATAATATGATCAATACTACTGGTCAGGTATCTCTCAAAGATCTTGATTCTACTCCATCAGCACAGGTTGCTAGAACGACCGTCGATGTATATCTTATAGGCGCAGGTCTTATGAGTAACCTTATTGAACAGGATTATATGACGCCGTATACTCTCGCAAATCGTAAGAAGAGGATCGAAAAGTAATATAAGCTTAACTTAATTATAATCCTATACGGAAAATATTATAGAGGAGGTATTATATAATGGATAATAAGAATAACATTCCTGAAGGTGTAATCAACGAACAGGGCTACGTTGTAGGTCAGTTTGGATTTAAGCCTTTAACTGAAGCTGAAAAGGCTAAACTTGAAAATGATGAAGATGACGACGAATAAGGAGGAGCAAAATGCTTAAAAGTTTTACAATTGCATGTGGTCAGGGCGCTACAAAGGCAATGATCAAATGTATCGAAAAAGGTATTCTCAAACCAGAAGAATGTATTATCGTTAACTCTACAACTAAGGATATCCCTGTTGATTATAGAGAAGGCGGCAAATCTGGAGTTCAGAATATAATCATCTCTAACAATAAAGATGCTGGTTGTGGCAAGGTAAGAGAGAATGCTAAAATTCTTATGAAAGAATACATCGATAATAATCCGGATAAAATTGAAGAGCTTCTTGATAATCTCGAGAATGCCGATTTTATTCATATTATGTCAACAACAGAGGGTGCGTCAGGTAGTGGAGCATCTGTTGTCCTCGCAGAATATCTCGATCAGGCTCTTATGTATGAAGTAGGAGAAGGTAATTGGGCAAAAGTTCCGATTATAATCACAGCTATATCTGGATGGGAATCTGATCTTAGAGGTGTTCAGAATACTATTAACTACTATAAAGATATTGCTGGTAAGAATTATACGATTCATACAGTATCTAACAAAAAGTATAATGATAATGGTTTGGGTTCCGACGGAGAAACTATCTTCAATATGGAAGACAACATCAATGAAAGTATTGCTAAATCGGTTGCTGCGATTAAAGCTGATGGAATAATCGATTCAGATACTAATATTGATGATACTGACCATTTTAAGGTTATAACAAATAAAGATCTTCTTGTTTGTTTCGAAATCAATCTTAAGCAGGTATTAAACTCGGCAAAAAACTTTAATACTTGGATCGGAACAGCAATCGATCAGTCTCTTGATCTTCCTTTCAAACCAACTGCTAAAAAGGTTGCGATATATATTAACATCGACGATAGTCGTCTTAATATTATCGATACATCATTTGCTATTATTAAGGAAAGACTCTGCCTTGGAAACGTCGCTCAGGAACTTTTTGTTCATAAACAGAATGATAGATCTAAGGGCGAGTTCATCCGTATCATAGCTTCTGGTCTTGATTTTCCATTGGACGAGATCACTAAAATGTATGAAAGATTAAAGGATCAGCATCAGCAGGTAGTGTCGAATGATAATTCTATTATCAGCGGTCTTAATGCACTTGATATGGATGATATATCAATCAAAGACCATCACAGTATTGTAACTAATAATGTTAGCGACAGCATCGTTATTACTGCTAATAAGAACGAATCTACAAGTACAGTATCTGCTCTGAATAACAGCGGTGATGGTAATAAACGTAACAGAAGAAGATTCGGAACTACCCAGAATTGCAAACCTTCTGAAAATGTTTCATCTACACCAACAGCTGAAAAGGTTTCAGTAACGGATCCTGCTCCACGCCAGAACAATAATGATTCAAAGGTAAGATTCGGAACCAATAAAAATATAACACCGACACCTTTTTCAGAAGATAATATTTCTGGATAGTGGTTATAACTATATATTGAGGATAAGTAACCTCAATTTTTCATTGTATCATCTCTTTCGAACAATATGGTTTTGGGAACGGCTGCAGGTTAAATCCTGCAGCCGTTTTCCCTGTTAAAACATTACACTATGCTTAACTTATTAATAATCTAGCCTATTCAGGCATAATTAGGAGGTTTATTATGAGTAATACTACTTCATTTCTAATGGATGAATTTAGAGTTACTGCTAAAAAAGACAAAGATTATGAAATGAGTCAGGAAGCGGAATTCGATGTATTATATCCTACCGGATTTCTTAATCTCGATTTTCTCAATGGACAGCGTGTTCATGTAAATGACCCTGATAATGGTCGCGTGTTCGACTATGACTCTTTCGGTATTGTAGACGGTTCTATCAATGCATTTATCGGAAGATCTGGTTGTGGTAAATCTACAATCGTAAAACAGATGGCTGCTAATATTGTAAGACAGTTTCCTGAAGGTCTTATTTTCGAAGACTCTGTTGAAGGTGGTATGGTTCATCGCCGTAACGAAATCCTTACAAGATTTAGTCCTCAGGAACTCGAAAAGAAAGTTCTTATTCGTAATGCTGGTGTAACGGCTGAGTCGTTCTATAAGAGAATTAAAATGATTTACGATATTAAGACTGCAAATCCAGACAAGTTCAGATATGATACTGGTCTTTTCGACTCAAGAGGAAACAGAATATTTAAGTTCCAACCTACTGTATATATTCTCGATTCTCTTGCTATGCTTATGCCTAAGAAAGTTACTGAAGAAGAAGAACTTTCTGGACAGATGAGCGCTACAGCGGCAGCGAAGATGATTGCTGGTATCTTCAGAAGAATTGTACCTCTTCTTAAGGCAGCTAATATTATTGTCTTCGTTATCAATCATATTACCACTAAGATTGAAATTAATTCATTCGTACATACAAAGTCTCAGAATATCTATCTCAAGCCAGATGAGACTTGTCCTGGAGGTGTAACTCCGTTCTATACATACAATAATGTATTTAGACTCGACGACGGTAATAAACTCAGCGAGGGTAAAGATCTTGACATTGCTGGAAGTATTGTAGAAGTTACACTTGTAAAATCAAGAACAAATCGTGCAGGCGCTATGACTCGCCTTGTATTCAATCAGGATATCGGTTTCGATCCAGAACTTTCAATGCTTATCACATTGAAAGATAATGGTCGAATTAACGGTGCCGGTGCGTTCTTGTATATCGGTCTTCATTCAGATAAGAAATTTGCTCAGAAGAATTTCAAGAGTAAGATTTTTGAAGATGAAGAATTCAGACGTTACTACTATGAAGAGTGTATTGACTTCTTAAAGGCATCTCTGCATAAAGAACAGGTAGCTTTTGCCGAGACTTGTAAGATTGATACTGCGAGCGAGATGATCGGAATGATCAACCAGTCGTACGGAATAACTCAAGTAACGTAAAGAAAAATAAGTTTATATATTATAGAGGTGATGTGGGTAGAGTTTTACTCTACCCGCGCACGTTATAGAAAAGGAGTGTAAAAATGAAGATTTACCACGATCCTTCAATAGAAGACCAGTTAGATAAAGCCCGAGCTAAGTTTAATGGCAACATGGAAAAAATACTTGGTGTCGGTCTTAATCAACCTTGCGAACCATTGAACAGTTCGTCGAGAAAAATAATGTTCTCGACACAATCAACTCACAGAATTGAACTTCTAAACCCGGAAGTTCCGTTATTCGGCACTGGTTATGAAGCCGAATTTGCAAGACATTCAGCATCATTGATTAAAACTGAATGCGAATGGACAATACTTGCAAAGATTGAAAAGTATTCAAAACTTCCCGGTCATCACTATTATTTGATAGTGATGAATCAGAACGGTGATCTTGATATGTTTGAACGTGTATCATATCATCACCAAACAGAAACTTACGGGTATTTATACAATACCTCAAAAATGGACTGCCTCAATGTTGGTGACACTATTCCTAATGATTATACATTACGAACATCAACATCGTTCGACAGTGAAGAGAATCATATGGATGGAGTAAATCTCCGATGCGGATATATGGCTCTCGCTATTAATACAGAAGATCCTGTTGTTATATCAGAATCTGCTGCAAAGAAATTAGCTGCTCCTGCTATAAAGAAAGTCGAAATCATTATCAACGATAACGATATTCCTCTTAACTTATACGGAGACAGTAAGACGTATAAAATTTTCCCTGACGTCGGAGAGTATATTAAAAACGGTATACTTGGAGGTGTCAGAAAAGAAAATAAAGACGAGATGTTTTTCTCCCAGGCAATGCACAGACTGTCAAAACCCATGATATCGGATATCACATATAAGATACCAGATGTAGATGCTAGGGTTATGGATATTAATGTGTATTCAAATAAACCGCTGGGAGAAGATGAAAGTTGTTATGATGGTCAGCTTCGATATTATATTGAAGAAGATAGAAGATTCTGTCAAGAATTCGTTGAAGTTCTGAGACCATATATCGACAATACGAATTATCATAAGTCCTATAAACTTTCACAGATGTATGATATCTGCGAGAAGAAATTATCCGGTGCTCAGTATATAATAGACGGTAAGGTCTTTTCAAATATGAAAGTTGAAATATATGTATTAGCTACCAATCCTCTTGATCAAGGAGACAAGATCTCTAATAGATGTGGAGGAAAAGGTGTTGTTGCTGAAGTAAGGCCTGATCATCTTATGCCAGCATTTCAAAACGGCGACCATATGGAATTGATATGGAATTTCGCCACATGCCACAACAGATTAAATGTGATGCAGTTGGTAGAGTTATCTCTTAACTATATCTCAAAGCATATCGTAAGTTTTATCGATACTAATTGTCTTCATATAGATGAATGTGTCGATATGATCATCAAATTTTATGATGTCATTTCACCAGAGTATGCGAATTCGTTCAAAGAATTCATTAACAGCCTGGATGAAGATGAGTTGGTGGTCTTAATCAAAGAAATTGCTACCGAAGAGGGATTGTATATCAGTGCAAAACCTATTTCGGAATGTGCAGATCTCGATACAATTAGAAGATTGTATCAGAACTTCCCTTGGATTAAACCTCAGAAACTTGTTGTTCCTCAGAAGGGATCCAATGGTAATTACAGATACATTCTGACAAATAAATCATCCGTTTGTGCGGCTCAGTATGTATATAGACTTAAACAGTGTGCTGAAGAAAAGCATTCTGCTACGAGTCTTAGTGCTACAAATATTCGTGGCGAAAATACAAAATCTCGCGCATCAAAAGAATATACTGAAGTTCATTCCAGTACACCAATTAGAATGGGAGAAATGGAAACAAACATCGGTATACAGCTTGGAGCTGAAATTTGGGCGATTAATTTGTTAAAGTATAGCACATCTCCTGTCGGAAGAAGATCAGTATCTGAGCTTCTTACAGGAGATCCATATACCGTAGACGTTCATCTTGATCCAGACGCTAAATCAAGATCCGTCGAAAAGTTTAACTGTAGTCTTAAAACAATGGGACTTGCTTTGAAGTTTATTAAGAAACTTAAGAGATTTAAGCCCGCATTTATTAAATTTGTAAATCCTGTTTTAAGAGTTAGCCATGAACGCATAAATCCTGTCCAAAGGGTTGGACCTAAAGTACCTGCGTTCATTAAGGTTGAAAATAAAGAGGAGGAATAATATTATGATATTCCGAGAAGAAATCGGGGACCTTTTTGAGGTCCCCGAATCTTATGCACTTGCACATTGTATAAGTGCAGATTTTGCTCTTGGAGCTGGAATAGCTAAAGAGTTTGATAAAAGGTTCAATTGTAGAAACGATTTATATAATACCTATCGTTATTGTACAATAAAAATCGGATCTTGTGCACCAACTCAGCACGAGAATAGAACAATATTAAATCTCATTACCAAAGTTTACTATTATAACAAACCAATGTTTGGTTCTTTGGTGTTTGCTTTGTCGGATATGAAGAAGGTCTGTACAGAGCTTAATATTAAGAAGATCGCAATGCCTCGAATAGGTTGCGGTTTAGATAAGTTAAAATGGAAAGATGTGAAGACTGCTATTCTTACAGTATTTGATAATACTGATATAGAGATAGTGGTATACACGCTTCCTAAAAATAAACGATAAAGGAGAATGATTATGAAAGCGTTAAGAATCAGAAGATCGTTGGGCAAATCCAAAAATGGAAAGAAGAGAACAACAAAGAGTGACGGTTATCGCCTCGTTAACCAGTACGGAGAAGTTCTCGATATTAAATCAGTCGTGATGAAGCAGTATAAGGAGCATATGAGCGTAGAACAGCTTTGCTGGTACTTTGATATCAGTTATGGCAGATTACGCTACTTCCTTACAAAAATTCTTAAATTCATCAACGAGTCTCTTTATGAGATGTCACAGAAAGTGATTCATGAAAACAAGCATCGCTATCGTACAAAGAGGGCCGAGGCTGTTTATCAGGGTCCGAGTGTATCTTGTAAAAAAGGTAAGTTCTTCTCAAGAAGAACTGTCGTAATGAACGAAAACAAAGGTATTTTTACCAATATCAAGAAAACCCTTGCATATATCGTTCATAAGTTTGCAAGAATGGTCAAGAGAATTACAAATCTTCTTATTAAGTACTGCTTCAATAGAAAGAGATTCTATTATGAAATGCTTACTAATATCAAGACATATATAAATTCTCCTGAGTTGTTGTCTGAGATGGCAGCATAATAAAAATATAAGGAGGTCTTGCGATGTTTAAAGACATCTTACAGCATCTGTATAATGGCGATGCTAGTTGTCTTACTCAGGATGTTATTTTCAACACAAATCAGATTGTACTGAGTCTTCTTGGTAAACCAGTCGATATGTTAACAAGTGTTGAAAAAGAAGTTATTGGAGATATTCTCCATATATCGAACATCATATACAACAATACTGATAGATCTATATTAGTATTGGAAGACGGAATTTACGATCTTCTGCTCGAAAAGCATAAGAAGTATAATCCAAATTATCAAGTCGGTGCAGAACCGATTCAGATTCAGAATTCAGCTGGTTCAGTAAATATACAGGAGGTTAATAATAACTATAGCATACCGAAACCTGCATTTGTAAAATATAACATTGATAGAGAATCAATGTTCTTTTACAAAAATCTCATGCGTGCAGACCATACTGTTATAGAGATGCCAGAGAATAGAAATGTAGTTTCAAAGCGTCTCAGAAATACAGCGCATAAATACCCTCAGCTCGTAGGAACTCTTGATAAGGCTAAATTTACATTAGACTGTGAAGCAAGAGAAAAGGGAGTTTATGAAAATGACAACGTTCAAATATTCGAGAGAGACTTTTTAAGAAAGCACGTACAGGAAGGATATGTGGATCCGAATAACATTACTCTCGTACTTGAACTTAAATATGATGGAGTAAGCGTAGAAGGAGAAGTTACTGATCAGGTATTATCAGCTCGTACTAGAGGAGATACGGGTATTGACAAAGCATCAGATATAACTCCTATCTTGGCAGGTTATCCATTTGTAAATGCAAGAGGTTATAAAATCGAACCGTTCGGAATGAAGTTCGAGGCTATAATCAATAAGTATAATCTTCACCAGTTATGTGTTGATACTGGTAAGAATTATGCTAATGCAAGAAACGCAATTATAGGAATCTTTGGTTCTAGCAATGCTGCACAGTTAGCTAAATATATAACCTTAGTTCCGTTAGCCACTTCTCACGATAACATGAACCGAGTAGAGGAGATAGAGTTCATGAATAAATACTATGCTACTGGAGAAGGTTTGCGTTATGCAGTTGTAACTGGTAACTATGAATCTGTTTTGTTTCAGGTAAAGAGATTCGTAGAGGAAGCTGAAGCTATGAGAGATATTCTTCCATTTATGTATGACGGAGTCGTAGTATCGTATCTCGACCCAGCGATAAGAAAGGCGTTGGGTAGAAAGAACTCCGTTAATAGATATTCTATAGCTATAAAGTTCAACACAAAGAAGAAACAGACTCGTATCAGAAACATAACTTATACGGTTGGTGCTAATGGAGACATCACACCTATGTTATGGTATGACCCTGTTGAGTTCTTCGGAAATGTCCAGACAAAATCATCTGGTCATTCGTATGGAAGATTTATGGAGCTTTGTTTAAAGCCTGGAGATGTTATTGATATAGAGTATACCAATGACGTTATGGCTTACATTAATAAAGCGAATGTAGAAGAGAACTACTATAATCCGAATCCATTCTTCCAGTTTATTCAGACTTGTCCTGAATGTGGTATGTCATTATCATTATCAGAATCGGGTCTGAATGTAACATGTGAAAATCTTGAATGTCCTGGAAGGGTTATTGCAAGATTAACTAATATGCTCAATAAGCTTGGTTTCAAGGGATTCTCTGAAGAGTCTGTTAAGAAACTTAAGCTTACATCGTTCAGTGATCTAATGAATATAGATTACGACAGAGCTTTCCTTCTTGGAGATGCAAATGGAGATAATCTTATGCAAGCTATTCGTAATTTCTTAACAACTCCCGTTATGGATTATACCGTAATAGGAGCTTTAGGATTTGATGGTATAGCTGCAACTAAATGGAAGGCTATTCTCAAGAGTGTATCTCTTAGAGACATCATAAAATTAAACGAAGCAGTTTTATTACCGTTGTTATCTGGTATTAAGGGTATCGGTTATAAGACTGCAGGCATTATTGTGAAACAGAGAAATCTCTTCATGAAAGATCTCTTGTTTATTCACAATAATATGACTAATGTCATTTCGAGCAATGGTAACGAATCGTCGGAACCATTGGTTACTAGCAAAGTTATTCGCTTCTCTGGAATTAGAGATGCAGAATTAATGATGCGTTTATCTAGCATGGGACATGATTGTAGTGAAGGATCTGTAACTAAAGCTACAGACATATTGCTTATACCGTTTGCTGGGTATAATAGTGGCAATGTTGAAAAGGCTACGAAATATGGAACTAAGATAATTCCTATCCAGGAGTTCTATCTTAACCAGAGCACGTATCTTGGGGATTGTTAAAGAATAACATTCCCTCAAACAATCTTATAATTATATATCATATAAATGTAATCGGATAGAACCTAGTGTTTTATCCGATTCATATACATTTTAATATAACACAGGAGGTCCATTACCATGGAAAAGAAAACATTCGCAATAAGAAAAACAAATATCCCAAACAACTTTAAGCTGGCGGTCGAGTCAGAAGTGACAATCACAGAAAACGGAGTAACATCTCCGATCACCCTTGACTGCACTACTAATCCTAAGGATGGGACCAATGACTGCACTGACATGTATAGTGCATTGTTTACAGCCATTGCATCTATCATGTCAAACGACATTATGAAGCCGAAGGCATCTGGTAAGGCTGCTCTCGTCTTCACAAACCCGAGAAGTGTCGGAGAAGTCGTAATGGCTTGCATCTCCGAATACTCCGAAGAAGACGGATCAGGAAACTGGTATTTCAGACTTTCGTTTGATCCGGAAGACATTAAGGGTATCGAACCCAAAAACGTCTTCAACGCAAATAAGCTCGAGAAAATTGAGCCGTTTGCTCATCATTTTAATGCCGCGCTCTGTCAGCTCCACTCAAAGATGCTCGGCAGTATCGACATTATTAACAGCCTTGCGGTAGTCGCTATTGAGACTCTTAAGAACTGGCTCGATAGCAATGCTGAAGAAGGCACTATCGTTGAACTCGTTATCAACGATAGAAAATCGTACAAGAAAGAAATGAGCGAAAGCGAAGATGATAATATTATAACATACGCTATCGCGAGCGTAGAGATTGTAAAAGGCATCAAGAAGATGTCTTGTGTCTTTGGCGAAGAGCTTAAGGCTATTGCCAAAGGCAACATCGACAGAATTGATTAATCAATAACACCAAAAATAATAAACCCTGCTTAACCGCAGGGTTTATTTTTAGGAGGTTTGAACAATGGAAAATGGAAATATGAAATATGGTAGTGTTTTCGATAAGACATTCATTGAGGGTAGACCTGTTAATGTAGTTGATTATTCTACCTATATAACAAACCCAGACCCAGAATTATACAATGGTCAGGCAGTTCGTATAGAAAATTGTGTACTCCCAATACGAACAACAACATACGACCCTGAAATGGTCGGATATTATCACAATCCTTATTCCGCATTTGATAGAATTGTGATGCCAACAGAAGATCAGATGTCGGAATACTCTACAGAAAATACTGCAGAGTTTAGCGATGTTACCAATTTAAAAGAATTGGTATTGGCGCAGACAAAACTCTATGAGAGCGAAGCTAGATCGCTTCTCTGTGATCCTGCAAATATCTATAGGCCTATATTTGCAGAAGATGAGGATCCTTTGCTTGTGGGCCTTAAAACAGCACTTGGATATAAGAAGTGCGATATAAACAAGTATAGCGATCGTTTTGATGGTCAGTTTAATAATGATCGCAGAAAGCTTAATGGTACAGACATTTCAAAGAATAAGGCATGTGAGTTTGCAAAGAATTTTGATCTTCGCATGACAGTAACGTTTGAAGATGCTTCTCCGGATGTTCCCAATCCTATGGGACGTCCTGTAACTGTAGTTCTTGTGCCAGGAAGGGGAGATTAAAATGTCGTCAATGATGGCAAAGTTCTTAAGTGAGTATAACAAAACTCATAGAGAACGCTTTAATCCAATCCTCTTTGATAGAAAAGAAGAGCATATTATAAATCATGTAATCAAAGTTCTTCTCTCCGCTCAAAGAGACAAGTTTTTCACCATTAAGGTGACAGGGTATCGAGTAATCGATGACTATAGAGAGATCTATGGTATTCTTCATAATCTTGAGTCTAAAAGAAAGAATAAACGTATTAAGATAAATAAATACGATTATATCGATCTTAAGGACTCCGCTATCACACTTCTTGAAGTAAACTACTATCTTGAAGTTGGTGGCGAAGGTAGAAATATTACGATATATATATCAATACCTAGAATAGTAGATAAATACTATTTCTATATATCTGGATGTATGTATTCGGCATATTATCAGATTGTAGACGGAAGCACATACAATAATTCGTCTAGCAATAATAAGAAGGCCGATGCTGCGGTTTCTTTTAAATCGCAGTCGGCTAAGATTACAACATACTTGAAGAACTTCAAACTCCAGACAATCGAAAAGGATTCTGTTGATTGTAAATGTTTTATTTCCGAAATGTTCGGAAAGAGATTTAGTACAATCAAGTATTTCCTTGCTGAATTCGGTATATATGGAACGATGAATTTCTTGCGTGTTAACGATATCTATATAAGTGATACTCCATACGAAGATCCAAAGTTCTACTGCTTTGACAGTAAAAACGGATTGTATGTGAGCATTCCTAAAATGATATACGATGCTAATCCGGTAGCACAGAGCTTGGTATATACAATTATATCCAATTACAAGGAAGAACCGATAAATGAAATGTTCGGAAACTGGTATTGGAAGATCAAGCTCTCTAATGAATATAAAACAAGAGCTGGAAACAGTTATAATAACGAAACTCAGGGTATGGCTATTCTCGATTCTTTAAATCATAGTATAGACATTGCTACTAATGAGTTTCTTCATCTTCCAGATGATCAGAAAGACAGCGTATATTCAGTAATACGCTGGATAATGTATGAGTTCCAGGCTTTGATTGCTAAGGATAACTGTAATATCTCAACTAAGCGTATCCGCTACGCTGAGTATATTGCAAGTCTTTATGCGATGAAGCTTTCAACAAATATAAATAGTCTGTCTAACCTCGGAAACAAATTTACTATCGAGAAGTTGGTGCAGGCTGTTAGTATCAATTACAATTATCTGCTCGATCAGCTTAAGAGATGTAAACTTGTACCATACAAGAATTCTGTCAATGATAATGATGCGTTGAATGTGTTGAAATTTACTTATAAAGGTATTGCAGGTATCGGTGAAAAGAAGACATCTGCAGTGCCAAATAAGTATAGACTCGTAAATGCATCTCATCTTGGAAGAGTAGACAAAGACAATTCTTCGAATACAGATCCAGGAATGTCTGGAATATTGTGTCCATATGCAGATGTGTATGGAGATTCATATTCTTTATCTGAATTCAGTGAACCAAATCATTGGGAAAAGAATATTGATGGTATCATGGATGAGTATAGAAGGGCGAACAATATAGTAGAGATTTTTAAGGCTAAGAATGATCTTCTTGGTACTGACGAATCTGAAAACTTGAATGTCGCTATATCTAACAGAGAACTTGTACATCAGATTCTCGATCCTCAGGTAGAGACCGAGCTTATAGATGATGTAATTGCAGGTTATCCATTAGAGGGTAGCGGAACAATTATGCTTGAAAGGGGCTATTATATATGAACAACTCTTCTGCAACTCATGATATTAATCACAGATATTTCATGTTCTCATTGACTGCCCTTGAACAGACTAAAGAAATCGAGGTAAAAATGGGAAATAAAAATTATAAACCCGGTCAGGTTTTCGTTTCTGGCACTGGTAAGTCTTTTACTAAAATCGTCCGCGACCCATCAGCATATTATAGTCAGTATCCTGATGCGAAAGTTGTAATTTCTGGCGATATCAGAAAAATCAGATATACCGATCCTGAATAGGAGGGCGTATTATGAATAATAACAATCTGAGCTTGGGACGACTTATACGTCATATCGACCCAGGTGGATGTCCACACTGTAACGGTATAGTAAAAGTAGTTGAGTCAGAAATGAATGAACTCCGTATCGGTAAAAACGGTAACCCTATCTCGGTAGAAGGTATATCTTATAAGTGTGTCGGGTACTGCACATCATGCTATCAGCCACTTTATATAGATCCTACTAATGGATACTACCGAGCATTTCCATTCACAGAATGTTCTATAAAATTAAACAATGCCCTTAGAAGAGTTTTCGGTGAAGACAGAGGATCTGTTCTTACGTCTTCACAGTTAACTCCGGTTACCGATATTGATAGTGAATTCGTTAAGAAATAAATTTACGGGAGGGTCAGCCCTCCCGTTTATTTTTTTAACATTATAGTAAAAAAGCGGAAAGGAGTGCAAATTATGGATGCCATAACTTCTGCTATATCTGAGTTATTTATCGGTAACGCTATCACTATACTTCTAGCTTGCCTGGCTCTGGGAACACTGATTAAAGGTACCTTTAAGAGAATTCCTAATAAGTGTATACCTTACATAAATATTATTGTGTCTATATGCCTAGGTTTCGCGATACCTGGTACTTTTGATGATAGAGACAATGTTTCCAAGGTTATATCGCTTATATTTGTAGGACTCTCTTCAGTAGGTGTTTATGAGATTCTCTGTGTTGTGGCTAAAGAAAGATTTAGTATTGATATCGAATCGATAATAAATAAATACAGCGGTTCGGATGATTGCTCAAAAATGACAGAGAACGATTCTGAATGTGCACAATACGAGTCTTCAGATGTCGATAATGAACAAGATGCGAACTAATATATGAGGAGCGAATTCCGCTCCTCATATATCTTACGCGAAAGGTGATGATCGTTATGAAAGCCTTTATAAAAGTTGGAGAAAAATTTTGTATGAAATGTAAGAGTAATAATCTTGCTTTTGAAACGACTCACCACAAAGAGGTCGTTCAATTTGTATGCAAAAAATGTCATGCTAAATATATAATAGATTGGACTGGTTCAGAACCTCGTCCATTAATCTATGATCCGAAGACTATTCAGTATCTTTTTGATAAAACATATGATTTTATTTGAACATATTGTGAACAATATATTGAAGAAGATGATCGGGTTATAGTCTTCTTCCATTATTGTTCATGGTAAAGGAGCCTCACAGATGGTGTGCGTGAAGCCCCTCGGATTTCATTTTTGAATCTCCTGAAAAATACATTTTATACTTCTTTTCATAAGTTTTTGGCCTAGTCCCAGGGAAGCGGAGCCCTGGGACTAAGTGCTGCGAAATTATATTTTTAACACAATACTAACTATATAGTGACAGCAATTAAATGGTGAATTTTTTTATTTGTTGTTTCTTCATAATTGGGGCTCAGGTATACACCTGAGCCCACTTCCATTCGTTTTTTATAGAATGAAAAACTATATAATACAAATATACTAATTAGGAGGTCTAATCGTATGTTATTACGTAGGCTGAAGCTCGTAAACTATGGAGGAATTTATAACGGTATGGGTAGAACCCATATCGAAATTGACTTTACAAAATGTAAGAATAGGATTATACTTCTCAGAGGCGACAATGGCTCTGGCAAGTCTACTATAGAAAGATCACTTAAACCGTTACCTGATGATAATAAAGAATTCATTCCTGGTAAAACAGCATTCAAAGAAATTGAGTACTTTGATGAATACACTAATATTATATACTTTCTTCAATTCGAACACCCGATTAATATTAATAATGGAGAACGTTTAACTACAAAGGGACATGTGTATAAGATTAATCTAAACGACGGATCACAGATTGATCTTAATCCTAGTGGTAATATCAGTTCGTGTAGAGATATAATATATGAAGAGTTTCAACTCGATCCAAATTATATATCTCTATGTCAGCTTTCTACTAATAAAAGAGGTCTTGCTGATCAGAGACCTGCGGATAGAAAGAAGTATGTCAACAGTATCTTGACATCTACAGAAGTGTATAATAATATATACAAAACTCTTAACAAGAAGTCATCTACATATAAAGGATTAATGCAGACTATCATAAGCAAGATAAATTCTATCGGTAATGCTGAAACGATAGAGATGGAACTTGTATCTCTTAATAATAAAATTAAGGATATTTCCCGTCGAAATACAGAAGCTCTCAAAACTAAAAGCGCTGCAGAAGGTTCTATTAGAGAGATAAATCCGGATCTGTCATTCTTTGAAAGAGTAGATCAATATAATATTAATCTTGAACAGTATCGAAATGCGTTAAATTTAAAGTACAAGGAAGCTGTTAAGTTAAGCAATTTCATATACAATAAATATGAAGATCTCGAATTTCCAAATGTTTACCCTTCTCAACCGAACAATTTTTGTTTACTCATAGAAGCTTATATTAAAGATATAGATGATAAAGTGTTTAGTTTGGAAAGTTTGAAACGTGATCATGAGAATAAAATCGATAGTCTTAATAAAGAAGCTGAAGCTCTTCTTAAAGACAGAGAAGTCGACGCTGCTGAACTTCAAGCTAAAACAACCAAACTCGAAGCTATTACTAACGGCACCTCATATTCTCAGGCTATCGAGATGAAAAAGAATTATGAAGAGCGAATGAAATATCTAAAGGAACATATCGGTCGTCTTGATATTGATATCGAGTCTATGACTCAAGAGGATTTTGAATGCCTGTATATTAATCTTATTGAGATTAAGAATAAAGTAGCCGAATACTGTCGAACATATGGAGATATAACAATAGAGTATCTTAGAGGTATAGATAATACTAAATTTGACGAATCTATTGTAAGGTTAAAGGAAGATAAAAGAAAGGTAGAGGATAACATTCGAACCATTGAAATGAATACAGACCTTGCTAAAGTTCTTGATAAGAAACCGGTCAATTGTGAAAATGCCGATTGTCCGTTTATCAAAACTGCTATGGAAGCATCTAAAAAAATAAAAAACCTTCTTCCTAAAAAGAATTATGAATTGGAGCTTGCACGAATTGAAGCTGATATTAGATGTAGAGAGTTCTTAAAAGAAATTAAGATAGCTTTACGTTCTAATTACGCTACAATCGCTAAGATACCCGTTCTTAACGAACCTGTTAAGAATATAATAAATGGCGACTTAACCCACATGGTATACTTTTTAAGCAAGAAAACATTTGATTCATATATGGATATCTTCTCTACATACTTGGATGGCTCAAATAACTTTGAAGAGTATAAAAAGCTTAAAGAAGCTCATACCGATATCTGCTACACTATAAAGTCTCTCAAGTCTCAGGCTGAGTTTGTTGAAATACTTCAGAAGGATATTTCTAATATTAGAAAGAAGCTTGACGAAGATGTTAAAAAGATGGAAGCGATTACTGATGAGAGAAATAAAAGAAGTAAAGATATTGAAGTTATCTCGGAAGATATTGAATATCTTAGTAAAATAAAATCTACATGTGTCGAGATGATTGATCTTCGAATAAAAATATCCGAACTTGAAAAGTATCTTGACGATAACAAAACTAAGATATCAAAATACAATGAATATAAAAATATAATTAAAGAAGCTGCTGACGTTATCGTAACAACTGATAGAGAGCTTACGCCTCTTCTTAATCGTAGAGAGTCGCTTAAGTATAATATGTCTATAGCAGTTCAGTATAATAAAGAGCTTGCTGAATTTAAGACTATGTTCGATAAGGTAGAAACTCTTAAGAAATATTCTTCTCCTACAAAGAATGGTATTCAGATGGTATTCATCGGAATGTATCTGAATAAGATGCTTGATAAAGCTAATGAGATATTATCTACATTATTTGGAGGGATCTTTACATTACTTCCATTTAACATAACAGAAACAGAGTTTAATATACCTGTAGCTGTAGAGGGTGGGCTTAATCATATGGATGTATCAAGTATGTCATCTGCTCAGATAGCATTGATATCTATGGTTATATCTATATCTCTTTTAAGTCAAACTTCTACAAAATTAAACATTATCGTTGGAGATGAAATCGATGCTCCATTTGATGGTCATAATAGATTGGAGTTTTTCAATGTACTCTATAGTCTTATGAATCTTATAAATGCTACTCAGTGTGTACTTATAAGTCACAATACTGAACTTCCTCAAAGTGAATGCGATGTAATTCTTCTTAAGAATGATAACGGAGATATATCAGTTCCTGGTAATATTATATGGAGTTATTATGATGAAATGAAATAAAAAAAATAAGGGAGGCATGTACGCCTCCCTTTTTGTTCGACTCACTTGTTAAATGAGTCGAACAGTGCATGACGACGGTGCTTCTGCACATCGTCATCTTCATATTCAGGTTCCTCTTCGAGAGGAACCTTTTTATTTTTGCGAAGAGGGAGTTTCTTAACTTCATACTCCTCTTCATTAATTGTTGCGTTGTTGGTGGTAGCGGTATTATTGTTACCAAATATCAGCAGATAAATCTGCTGACTAAAGTAGAATAATACAACCGCTCCTAATGCAATTAATGCATTGCCCACTCCAAAGAGTGAGCCTACATACAACAGGCCTCCGACCCAGCCTATTGTATATAATAACTCAATACCCTTTTTCATAAGAACCTCCTTTTTTCTTATTATATTTTATCGCCCAGAGAGTTTATCGTATATCTCGTAGGCGAGTTTTATTCGGGAATCGCAACGATCTCGACTCCAGGAGCAGGATCCTTCAATTCCCCTTTCAAATGCGACTGTCGCCTGAGCAACGTTGCCGCATTCTGACGGGAACTCTGTCCCGTCTATGTAAACATAAACGATACCACTGTTTTGGTATTCGTAACCAACGATACCGTTTACGCGATTCTCGGCCCAGTCATCGCCGAGAATCATTTCGTGTACGTGCTCGAGTTGTCCCTCGAGATCGTACCACTCCCAGCCATGGTTGTTTGCCCATGTCTGGTGTTTACTGAAGGGATCCCACTGAATGATCCCATCAGTGAATGTTCCGTCGTTCATTCCGACGGAACGATTTGACCCTGTTAGGGTCGGATCCTCGACAAGCATATTGCCGAGAATACCAGAAATGGCTACTTCGTCGTAGCCTTTTTTAACAAAGAAGTCCCATATGTACTTCTCTCTATCCTCGACAGAGCCATTCATAGCCTCTGTCTTAGAGATCCCGTACACTGGGACTTCATATGTAGTTGTTGTAACAACCGTAGTTGTAGTAGTTGTTGTTACAACATCCGTCGTTGCTGGCATTATTTGCGATATAGCACCAGCAACATTGTTTGAGAGCTCGGCAGCGTTTGCCTTTAGCATACCGAAGCTCTCGTATGGTGGCGGACCTATAGTTTGAACTACCGCAGGTTCTCCGCCTGTTCCTGCAGCAGTTTCTTCTACTGTATGCTGAGTTTTAGCAGCACCCCAAAAGAGGATTGCTGCTGTTATCAGCATACATGAGGCATACGCAATGACCTGCATATTCCTCTTTATTTTTTTGACCAATATTTGAACCTCCTTTATTTTTTTGGTCACGACTGAACTTGTGCGTTCAGTCATAGAAATAATATATAAACCAAATACTTAAGATTTACAGGGGTAAAATCGGCTAAACGGAACATTTTAATAATTTATAAAAGTGAAAGGGGAAACCTATATGATTCATGTACATGAGCTTAAGCATCTTAAGATGTATAATTCTAATAATAAGCTTATCATTCCAACTACGTCGGAAGATAAGAATAAGGGTAGCGTAGTTACCCTTTTAACACCAAATATTGAATCTTCTATTAATATGATCAACTCAACTTCTGTTATTAACAGACACTGGTTTAAGTCATATTATATTGAAAAGTCTATTAATACTATTATAACAACAGAAAATAATGTTGTTGGCGTGGAGTACGACTATGATCCTATAGTGGACTCTATTAATATGTGTCTTACTGAGGGTAAGTTATCTGCCAATAAAAGAAAAGGAATTCCTGATAAGAACTTTGGAGTTCCGTCTAAGAGAAAGTTCCCATTAAATGATGAAGAACATGTAAGAGCTGCCATCCGAATGTTTAACCATGTTGATCCGGAAGATGAAGAAACTCTTGCTAAAAATATTATTAAGAAACTCGATGATTTTGAGATTACCGATCTTGAAGTTGGAGAGAAGAACAGATTCTCTAAGTATTATAAAGCTATAAAAGAATACACTACCTATCGTGACGTAGAGGTGGTTGCTTTTAATAATAAGAATGATATTAATGAAAAAATGAAACGTTGTAGTGAATTCTATTATGCAGAAGAGAACGACTATTTCTATCCTTCATTGAGTAATATAAAGTATATGAATATGGCGTATGTCGATAAAGAACTCTCTGGTTTTTCATATTGTGAAAAGAATCTTCGAGACAAGAATCTTCAGTGCTATGTATACTGTAAATCTATGGGAGATCTTCAAAATGAAGATGATGTTATAACTGCAATGATTCTCAATACAAGAAGATATCTTCTGTATAATAATAAAGTCAAATTCTTAGACGTTAAGTGTATTGGAACTAATGAAGTTATAATGTCTAAAGTTGCCGTTAAACTTGAGATTATTCTTAAACAGCAACTCAAAAAATTATCATTCTCTGGACTTGTTTCAAAGAATAAAGATACTTTAACAATTCCGATCGAAGATGTAGATATCGTATCCGCACCTATGAATGAATATTGTATGATGGACGAGATTATGCTTTGTAATTCATATTTAAGAACTGCAACTAACGCTATAGTCTTTGATGATATATTTGAAGAGGATGCTAAACATGATGCTATCCTCAAAAAAATGCTGTTTCCTGAAAGATTGAAGAATCAGAAGGATGTGCTCGATATATATCAAATTATTAAAGAAAGTTGTCCAGTTATTAAGAATACTAAGCTTAATATTTCTCAGTATAAGGGAATGAATCTCTTCTTCGATACTTCATACTATAATAAAGCTTTCTTCAATAATAATGCTTACACAAGAGATAGAGGTATCGATTTGTATCTCGACTTTTTAAATCGTGTTACGAACCAAGACCGTTTTAAGAAGGCAGGATACCGCTCTAACACAATATTCGTACCTGTTATGGATTGGTACAAGGAAAATCGTGATATATTCGATTATACGAAATCAGTCAATCCTATATCGGTCTTAGTACGTAAGCTGAGGAAGGACAATTTAGCTTCAATAGGAGCGATTAAACAATTTACGTTTATTTTCTTCGGAACTAATGGTTATTTCAAACTTGAGCTTGATAAGTTCGAAAAGAAGTTCCTTTCTAGATTTATGGAGAACATTAACCGTATAATCAACAATTCTCCTATTGAGTCTGACGATTTAATAAAGGATACTCCTGACGCTATCGTTACAGATATTATTGATAGAATCGAAACTACACAGAAAGTTCAGCTCTATAATCTAACAGGTAAGAGTAGAAACGAACTCAGTAAAGATATGGCTCCTGTTAAGGGAGATAATTCTAAGAGTGAAAACAAACAGGATATTGATGCTAAGAAAGCAGAAGTTGTAGCTGCTATTAAAGACGTTGCTGATTCTTCAGATTCTGTAGAGTCTGCTATAGATAGTCTTGATCAAAAAGAATACATCGCTAATATTATTCAGGATATATCTGATGAAGAAAATAGCGAAATCAAAGCATCTGCTACAAGAACATCTCGTATCAATCAGCTTAATGATAGATTCAGAGAAAAGACAGTTAAAGGTAAGACTGTTAAAGAACTTATTTCTAATTCCGAGAGTATTGGAGATAAGGATCCTCTTCCTACTACTAAAATTAATATCAACTCGATCAATGCAGATCAGTGGGATAACTTACAATACATTAACTTTAATAAGTCATATAATGTCGATGAAGATATCATGGCGATACTCGCATTCTTTGGAACAAGAACAATTCCTGTGTCTGTAAGAGATGTTAAGGTCGAAGATACTTCAACATCCGAAGATCTTATTGAAACTTGGACTGTTCAGATGGAGGATATTAAGGGTACAAGATTTACTCTTAAATTCGATATTCCTAAGTTTAAGAATAATAGATTTATGAGATTGAGAGGTAACGATAAAACTATCAACGGACAGCTCATGAATCTCCCAATTATTAAAACAGAAAAGGATGTCTGCCAGATCACAACAAACTACAACAAGATATTCTTCAGAATATTTGGTACTACATTTGGTAAGTCTAATATAGTATCAGATCTGTTGTCAAAAGCTCTTGGTAAATATACAGGAAATAAGATTAAGATTAAGATCGGTAGTAATGCTTTCGGAGCTCTTAAATACGATCTTCCTTTAGACTATATCGACTTCGGCTCACAATATTCTACGATTTCTTACGGAGACACGACATTCTATTTTGACCAGGATGAGATCCGTTCTAAATACGAAAAAGAAATCAATTACTCTAAAGGTATTCCTGTTGGTTATAATTCTTCGGAAAAGTATGTTATCTATATGGATAAGAATGATCGTTTCTTCTCAGATAAACTTCGTGGTGTTCTTATCAAAGATCCTGAATTTGAAGCTATATATAATGAGGTTAAGCCTAGCTCAAGATGTTCTTATTCAAAGGCTAGTATCATGAATACAACCATTCCAGTTATTGTAGTCGCAGCATATTGCGAAGGTCTTACCAAGTCTCTCAATAAAGCAGGAATTAAATATGAAATCCGTGATAAGAGAGAAAAAAGACCTCGTGAATCATACGACTGTATCAAGTTCAAAGATGCATTCTTATATTATGAAATAGATTATTCGTCATCTCTTCTTATGAATGGTCTTAAAGAATGTAATACAGAAGATTATTCTATCAAAGATATAGATACAAAATCTATGTGGACAGAAATGCTTGATATATTCGGCGGAAGAATAAAGGCTGATGGTCTTGATAACTTCTATAACCTGATGTTTGACCCTATCACTATAAGAACATGTGAAGCTTATAATCTTCCTAGCGATTTCTGTTCAGCATTATTCTATGCTTCTAATCTTCTTACAGATTCTAAGTTCAATAAGCACGTTGATATTACCGGAAACAGATTCAGAACAAATGAGCTAATTGCTGGTTATACATATAAAGCTTTATCAGAGTCTTATGCTGATTATCATACAAAGATGAAGAAAACTGGTAAGGCTGTTATGACTATCAAACAGTCAGCAATTGTAGATAAGGTTCTTACAGATAATACTACATCTGATGCGTCTACTATAAATGATCTTTGTTATGCTGAAGCTGCCAATACGGTTTCATTTAAAGGATTATCTGGTATGAACTCTGAACGTTCATATAGTTTGGATAAGAGAACTTATGACAAGTCGATGAATGGTATATTAGCTATGTCAACTGGTTTCGCTTCAACGGTTGGTGAAACTCGTCAGACAACAGTTAATATGAATATATCTGGTAAGCGTGGTTATATCAAAGATACTGCAGATAATAAGGATATTATGAATGACGTTAATACTACATGTATTGCAGAAGCTCTTACTCCACTTTCGACAACTCATGATGACCCGTTCCGTGAAGCTATGTCATTCACTCAGCGTACTAAGCATGATATGAGAGTAGCTGGAGGTGATCCTCTTCTTATTACTAACGGTATGGACGACGCTTTATCAAACTTCACTCCAGATTATTTCTCTATAAACGCTAAAATGGATGGTAAAGTCGTAGAGAAGACTTCTGATCATATCGTAGTTAAGTATAAGGATGGATCAATTGAATATGTCGATCTAAATAATAAGGTATATAAAAACTCTGACGGTGGTTTCTACACATCTATTAAACTTAAACCTGCAGATAAGCTTGGTTCTACAGTAAAAACTGGAGACTTGATTGCTTATGATCCTATGTCATATACTACAGGTATTGGTTATGATGATAATGCTACTTATAATCAGGGAACTATTGCTAAAATCGCTATTCTTACTACAGATGAGGGATTCGAAGATTCTTGTGCTGTAAGTAGATATATGAGTAATGCTCTGTCGTCTAATGTAGTTACTAAGGTTGATGTTAACCTTTCTAAGAATACTAACGTATATAATCTGGTAAAGGTTGGACAGAAGATTGAAGAGGGTGAACCTCTTATGGTAATGCAGAATGCTTTTGAAGATGATGATGTAAACGTTCTTCTGAAGAATCTCGTAGATGATGAAGAAACTGTAACATCTCTTGGTAGAATTCCGATCAAGTCTCATAATACTGGTGTTATTGAAGATATTAAGATATATCGTACAGTAGAGATCGATGAACTCTCTCCTTCTCTTCAGAAGATTGTTAAGGATTATGAGAATTCTCAGAACAGAATCAGAAAGACTATTGAAAAGTACGATCCAGAAAAGGCTAAAGAATATGTATCAGACTATCGTCTTGACAGTACTGGTAAGTTGAAGAATGTAGATGAAGGTGTTCTTATTGAAATATATGTTTCGTATAAAGATGACTTCTCTATTGGAGATAAACTTATTATTCTTGGAGCTCAAAAGGGTGTTGCTAAAGAAGTATTCGATCCTGGTAATGAACCGAGATCATCTTACAGAGATAACGAAGTTATCGATTGTCTTGTTTCAATGGTATCATTTGATAAACGTATGATTACTGCTCCATTACAGTATACTTTAGCTTATAAGTTCTTAGTTGAATTAGATAGACAAGTTAAAGATATAATGGGAATTAAACAGGACTATAATATTCATCATCCTGATTTGGAAGTTGAGGAATAATAGAAACGAGACTAGGGAAATTCCCTAGTCTCGTTCTTTATCGATTATTATATTAGAATAATAAGTATATAGAATAATTTGGCAGAAGAATAGTCTAGGGACAATCCCTAGACTATCTTTATATATCAAAACTGAAAGGAGACAATCATAAAATCCAGAGAGAATTTTATGAACAATGAAAAAATTTATTCTTACTATAATGTTATGGGAAATTGTCTTGGAATTGGAATTTTATTATAATGCTCCCCATATCCTTGCTCCTATTTCCCTGTTTCCAGTTTTTCTCTATTATTATCTTCCCTTGCTCCTCTGCTCCTATTATTATGCTCCCTCTTTCCTCTGTTCCTATTAATACCTTCCCTGTTTCCCCTGCTCCTCTATTACATAGATGTTTATTCAATATTAAAAAAATACTAATATTTTACAAATATAAGATTTATAGTATAGATTACAGAATACAAACACCCCAAAGCGCGAGCAAATTTCACCCATAGTAAAACTTTATAATATAAAATATACAGGAGGTTTAACACCATGTACACAGGACATTATAATAAAGAAGATAAAGAACCTATAACGCCATTGCCTAAAGGAATATATATCTTTGAAGGGTTAAATGGTGCTGGCAAAACAACTCTAATTAATAAGATCGCTTCTAATCCAGATAATATACATAGTGTAGATATAATTAAATTTCCTACAAATGATGTAACTGCAGAAATGAATAGCCTTGTAAAGATGGCTAGAGAGATAGAAGAATGTACAATACCAATTCTCTTACAGCATCTTAAGGAAGCAGTTACTAATGTAGACGGTGAAGTTGTAGATAAGCTTGTGAAAAGTAGACCACAGGCTATTATGTATACTATTCTACCTACGATAGCAAACAATATTCAGCATCTAATAGAAATCTATGATGCTATGGTAAGAGTCAACCTTACGGATCAAGATAAACATCTCTGTAATATAATATCTGATTATAAAAATGATCAATCGGTATTGCCTGCATATTTATTGGATAGATCATATATAAGCACATTTATATATAACTACTCAAAATTCAATTTCTATAGTAAGTATTATAATTATCTGCATGATATTATAACAGGGGTCATTGATTGCGATGTTGAATCAGGCGCATTGTCTGAAGCTTGTGAGAAATTCTTGTTCTTATTTAAGAAAGATTTAAACACAACGTTCAGCGAATTCTATTCTAATATATATGAAGTAAAGTCAGCTTTCAGTATATTCACAGTACAACTTGAGGAATACCCATCGCTGAAGCAAATGATTGGGTACAAAGATTCTATAAATTTAAATATCGTCATGCTCGATTCTAACAATCCTTATATGGAAGAAATAATCAAAAACTCTTCTAAGAATGAGATGATTGATTATAAGATAATACAAGACTCCGAAGAGTCCTATTCTAATATGTATAAGAATTTGTATTATAATCTTCTCTATATTTTAGAAACAGATTATAAGATTAACTATAAGATTAATGTTATACGTGTTCCTATGTGGACAATAGATAATCACGATTTTCAAAGAATACCATTAAGTATAGTTATAAACGATATGGTATCTTTAATAAATTCACGTAACGGAGGAAATAAAAATGAAACTTGAATTCACAAACAAAGAATCCTCAATGATGTTATATTATAACGATGCGGTTAGCATTATTTATGAAGCATGTACTGCATGTTATGATAACACTAAAGACCTTACTTATGAAGAAAAGAAAGAGTATATCTCTAAGAGAGTAAAACATGGTCACGGTTCTGTTCTCGAACACGGATACCTCTCTATGATGCTTGTTAACAGACCTACAAGCCAGTATCCTGAACTCGCTGATATCTTCGCAGGAACACAGTATTTGAGACATTATATGACTGTGAATGAAGACAATACATTTAATCTTCTTATCGGCGGTTCTATAAGAGGATTTATTGATCTTGTAGCAAAGGTTGAGAATCTTGATGGCGAGATATTCACTGATATTATGTCTCTTCTTTACGATCATACAGTAAAAGAATTCTATTGTGGTATTGAGCATACCGGAAGAATCGATATGAATCGTTTTGTTGATGTCATCTTAAGTCCTGAAGACGATTGTAAAGATGTAAACGAAACTCAGAATCTTATCGAAACTCCACAAATTAAAGTATATGGATACCCTTCAAAGGAATATAAGGACGAAATGATCGATTTCGCTTTCAAATATGGATTTACACCTACAGAAGTATTAACTACGCTTCCATTTACTGTTCTCTTCAAGAATATGTCAAGAACTGCCACTCATCAGCTTGTAAGACATCGTAACGGAATTACACAGGAGTCTCAGCGTTATGTAAACTACACCGGTAACGATTTCTATGTACCCGATTCTATCAAGGACAAGACAATCAATATCAAGATCTTCGGCAAGGAAGTTAATATGACTCCGGATAAACTTGCGGCAGAACTTATGTCTATTTATCCGCAGCTTCTTAAATCCAAATTTAAGAAGGAAGATGCAAGAGCCTTCTTACCTTCTAATGTATTATGTAAGAGAATCTATATGACATTTAGTCTCGATTCTCTTATCTCATTCTTGGCTCTTAGAACTGATGAACATGCTCAGGAGGAGATTCGTAAATACGCTTTACATCTTGAAGCCGTTCACGATTCTATTTATTATACTGAAGGTAACAATGGTAGTAATTAATAATTACACACTATATAACAATATAATGTAAAAATAATCGCTCAAAGCTTCTGATAAATCAGACGTGATTGGAATCTTACGATTTGAATTATTAGTTCGGTTTCGCTTTCACTAAAACGTTTTTTTGCGCTTACCGTTCGTATTATTGAAATTCGTTACTTAATGCTAAGAGAGAAATATTTTTACGGTCCATTCCAGCGTTCTCCAGAACAAGGGCTTTATTTTGTTGGGCTTACTTGTTTTGGGGAGAACAACATAATCTATATCGTTGAGACGCTTGATTTACAGAGTTATGGGAGAAGACCTGTAAATCTACAGTCGTCTCGACGATAAGCCGAATTTTATCTTTTTATGATGATATATGAAATTTGTCCGAGTAGCATTATGCTACTCGGTCATTTCCGTCATTTTTAAAAATTGTATTTATATATTATTTTAGTAGAATAGGCAATACATACATGTCTATTACTTTTTATATTTTTAAGGAGGAAATCTCTTATGAAAAAGCCGATGTATAAAATTGCGATTGCTACTCGCAACACAGCAAGAAACATAATCGTCCTCTCAAGGGTGAGTCTCGTGGATGTGGTCCTTATCCTAAAAGCGGGTATCGATACCGTTACACCGACCCATATGACATGTCCATCGATACTCCCATTGTTTCAACCAATTAATGACAAATTTATCGTTGCAGAGTCTATCACCTCTGGAACGAAAATATGTCAGAATAAGATAAATATAGATGAAGATAATATATTTATCGAAAATGATGTTGTTTTTATCAACAACATTCCTGAATGTAAATTTTCAGATTTACATTTTGCAAATTCGAAAGACGAGCTGAAAAGCTTAATAGAAGGAATTCTGTTACCCGATAGATATATCGAGGAAAAAGAATTTCTCGATTTCAAGAATGCTATCCAGAAGAAGATAGAAGGGGCCGACTAAGTCGGCTCTTTCTTTTTTCTCATTAATCCACTTCGGGAACATTTTAATAATTCAAATCGCTGAAAGGAGAATCATTTATGTCGGATAACTATAAAAATATCCTTGCGAATGCTTATATGAGAGACACAAATTATATCATCATCAAAGATACAGATGATATAGAAGATCTCGAACAGCAATGGAATAATTTTTTGTCTCTTATGACACCGAGACAGCAAAGATTAAGCGATGATAAATCTATTGAAATATGGAATAAAACTAATCAGCAGCATTATGAAGATATCAAGACTAAACTTGAAAAGAAGACATCTTCGCTCGCTGGAAATGATAATAATCGAAACAAGATTAAAACAGATAACTTTTCTGATGATATCGAACCTCATCTTATAAATCTGATTAAGGATGATGTTAAAGGTTACGAAGATCATACGTTCGATACCATTGAATTACCGGATGCTGTTACTCTTGACGAATCTGATCGTATAAATCTTGTAGAACCAAAAGATCAATACCCTGAAACTGCAGACGATTATGCTAAGATGTACGACCAAACGTCTAATTATAATATAATTGCAGGATTGAACGGTAACACTGCTGGTGAGAAACTTGAAGATCTCGAAAAACAGTACAACGAATTCAGATCTCAATCTAATGAAATAATGAGAAAATCTGACGATGTATCTCGTCAGTTATATGGAATTTCTAATCAGGAGAGATATAATAAATTAAAATCTGAACTTTTAAATTCTGCAGATGAAACTACTGTTGAGAAATCTCCATTAGGTGAGAATTCATTTGTTATTCAGTGTGCAGAAAATAGATATAGAAAGAAGTTAAATGAGTCTTCGAAAAGAAGAGATGCTTTATTTGTAGATACACCATACTTCACTCCAGAAGAAATGATTGATCTTGGAGTGTATGGCAACAATAACAAATACTCTGATCATCCTGATAATGATAAACTTGTTGGAGATATATCTATTCCTTTGTGGTTTGATTCTTATAAAGATATGTGTAAAGATCATGTATTCGAAGATTATCGTAAAGAATGGGTAGCTACTATGAGAAAGTTATATTCAGACTACGATAAGATTAAAGAATCTGGAGATAAGGAAAAGATATTAGCAAGAAAACAATCTATTCTCGAGCTCGGATGGAACCCAGAAATCGATTATGAGTTTAACAGAAAATATGCATCCTCAAGAATAAAGTGTCTTATTCAGGCAAATTATCCAGTCGATCATTTTATTAAGCTTGATTCAATTCCAGAACTTTCTGAAGAAGAATTGAATGAAGCTGTTGACGATACCTATGAACCAGTATTCTTAGTTCTGACAAAGGGTAAAACTCCTGTTATATCACAGGGTATAAAGTTTGTTACCAAGTCAGAGTATTCACACGCTAGTATAACATTCGATCCTGAACTGAATGAAGTTTATTCATTCAATATGCGTAAGAATAACTGGGGCTTCATAAAAGAAAATCTTTCATCATTCAAAGATAATGTAATTTCAGTATTTGCATTCTTTGCAGAAAAGCCTGTTGTTACTAAGCTTAAGAAAACAGTTTATGACTTTGCGAATCACAAGACCAACTTTGATCTTAGAATATTTGCAAATAAGATATTCCATATCAATCATAAAGCAAGCAATGATCAGTACCAGCAGGTTTGTAGTACATTTGTAGATACTGTATTAAAGTCTGGCGATATAAATCTCGTTGGAGATCAGCAAATCCCAGCTCCAAGCGATATTTACAATGGAGCAAAGACAAGACCGAATAAGATCTTTGAAGTATACTATGGTATAGCTCCTAAGTATAATGGAGTAAAAGTTAAAAGACAGATCTCATTTCTTAAGAAGAACAAAGATACATTAAGTATCAACGAATCTGTATATGATGAAAATATACTTGAAGCTTTACAGGATCTTAAATATTTCGCAGAAGATAGAAAGGGATACACCTTAAAACATGCAACAGAAGACGACATCTCTATCTTATATAAATGGAAATATGATACTATTGTAAAATATGCTCCAAAGAATAATCCTCAGTTATTAGAAGATATAAACTTCTATTGTAGCAGAGAAACAAGAGCTCAACTTTCAAAATATAAAGTTATATACGTCGGTAAAGATAAAGCTGGATCATTGCTTGTTTATCCTAAGAATGATGCGAAATTTATCGATGAAATTTATATAACAAACAAGCATAGAGGTAAAGGTATAGGGACTGATATTATCAAAACTCTACAATCAAACAACGACAAGTTAGTTTTGAATGTATATAAGAAAAACACAAGCGCTATCGCATTATATGAACGACTTGGATTTGTATTATCTAAAGACATTGATGAAGATCGTCAGGAGATGACATGGCACAAATCTGATAATAAAGTATCAGAATCTTTTACTTTTGTTAATGAACAGAAGAAATTCCCCGTAGAATTCGATGAGGACGGTAATCTCATTATCTATAAGTGTCGTATGGGTAATATCGATTATGGTGATGAGATTGATAAAACCGCACAGCTTCTTGAAGCTTATCGAAACGCTACAGATCTTGAGGGAATAAAGTATGAACTTGCAAGATTATGGTTTCTGATAGATTCTATTGAGAAGGAAATGACAAAGAAAAATATCAAAAAAGAAAGATATGACGAGTTGGTTCGTAATAGGGCAATGGCTAAGAATATCTTTACACAGAACTTCTCTAACTTAACAAAGTACGATAAAGCATTCAACTTTGCTGAGTATTATCATAATACACCATTCTCGGATCATAGTGTTAAGATTACTCATAATACCCTCAAGTATTCAGCTAAAGCATTATTAAATTTCTTAAAGTGATAAAAAATAAGGGAGGTCTTTGACCTCCCTCTTTTATTCATTCTCGACTTTTTTGTCATCATAATCGTCGAGAAGATTCTCATGATTAATACCGTCCTGCGGGTTTATATGTATAATACTTAAACCCAATATTATCTCTTGTTGAGATCAGACGGTTTCTTTTCTTTTCGCCAATCATATCGAAATAGCGAATTGCTTTTTCGGTACATCTGACGATGTCGACTTTAGACTCATCATACGGTCTATTTGCTAAGTATCCATCGTCTACAGATCTACTGCTCAGCTTATAAGCACGCTGAGTTCTCTTTTTCTGCAGAGCTACTGGATCTGCTACGTATCTGAACTTCTGACCGTACATTGCAGATACCTCTGACTGTTTTATTTTCACGATATGCGATTTTATTACATCATCACTTATCGTATTAATAAACCAAGCTTCGTGAACACCCATAGCAGTGGCTTTTTCTGCTATGAAGTTTTTTGTTGCCGTGTTCAACATTTTGTTTTTAGTTGTCATTGGCAACTTTTGATCCTTAGGTAACAGATCGTCAGCCTTCATGATTTTTCTCCATTCAGCGTCCTGAAATTCCTTAAGATCATTTTTATCGATAAATGACTTATCCCATTTGCCGTCTTTCAACTGCTCTTTGTATCTATCGAAATAGACACTTTCATTCTTTTGAAGATGAGCTAAGATCTCATCCTCTTTCGGTGTCGGATCTTCCGGCTGCTCTCGTTCTTTTTGAACAAACCAGGCATTGCCGATAATATCGACAGTACCGTTGAATTTGTTCTTCTCAATTTCAGGATTGAAGAACGTCTGATAATTTTTACTTATAGTCATAGCCCCTATAGGAGCTCCGCCATAGGTGTAAGTTACTACGAACTCACGGAATTTCTTTTCTGAGAGTTCATAGAATTTGTTTACTGCTGCAATGAGATCAGTATATACTTCTGAACTCTCTTTATCTATAGCTACATCATAGCTATAGAGCTGTCTGTGCTTGTGCACCTTGATTACTTTTTTATCCATTATATCAACCTCCAAAAAGATTATTGGTTTATGTTATTCACCATTATAATATACAATTGAATTAATGTTTGAGTAATATTTTATTACATGAATAACTATAATATAATCTAATCATACCTATATAGGAGGAATTAATTATGTTGACAGCTTCGCAGATTCTTAAAGAAAGAGAAGCTGGTCGTCTTGGAATACATCCATTTAATATTGACCAGCTCAATCCTAATTCATATAACGTAAAACTCGCAAACAAACTTAAGGTATATAATGAAATTGTTCTGGATTCCCGCAAAGACCTCAAATTTGAAACAATCGAGATTCCTGAAGAGGGTTTGATCCTTCTTCCTGGAAAATTATACATAGGAGCTACACAGGAGATAATCAGTAGCGATCACTTCATATCAAGTATTGACGGTAGAAGTTCAGTTGGTCGTCTTGGATTATCTATTCACGCTACAGCAGGATTTGGAGACGTCGGCTTCAAAGGAACATACACTTTGGAAATTTTCGTCATCGAACCTGTTAAGATATATCCAGATATGCTTATTGCTCAGGTGCATTTTACTGCTCCTGAAGGAGATGTAGACTTTCTGTACAGAGGAAGATATCAGGGACAGCTCGATCCTACAACTTCCAAGTTCAATCTGACCGAAGATCAGCTCGGAAAAGATTATCATTATAAATCTTAAAACGCTTGTATATTATAAAAGCGATACTTATAATAAGGAGTGTTTTAAATGAAATCACAACGACAATCGTCAAAGATCAAGTATGAAGATATAAATACTGGTATGTGTTTATATAAATTTATAGACGATGAGAACTATAGATTGTTCTACATCGTTTCAAAGTATTTAAGCTCAACAAAACAGAAAATACTTAAATGCGTTGAACTTAATAAAAATGAAAATGATGAACTTGTTCAAAGACAAGTACAAATTCCATTCAACGATTACTATATAAAAAATGAGTATAGATTCGTTACAGTAAAAGGAGTAACGAAAGATATTTCTCATGAACAGGACATATATATCACAGTCACAAAATCCAAATCGGATAACAGATTGTGTTGTAATATAAGAGCGTTCGATACTCGTAACGCTCCGGTGTATTTCGAGACAATAGTTTCGAAAGATTATATGGCTATTAATGAAGGAGAAGAGCTTTCTATCTCTCCAATAACCTTCATTATTAACATACATCGTTTCGAGCCTTTCTACCTTATTAAACATCTCCTTTCATTGTTTATCGTTGGAGAAATAGACAAGGTTACAGGTTTCGAACAGATCCCCGAAAAATATCAGTACAATTTCAAACAGACATTGTTCAATATGATCGAGGATCTGACTAATATTCTTTATAATAACATATTTCTCGCTAACAACGAGAAGTGTGTTTTGATCGAAGAGTCGTTAAAAGACTACGCGATTCCTGATGATAAAGAAGAACCAGTAAATCCTTCTTTATCGGAAAGTATTCTTACGACTATATATGAACATTCGAATATAACGAATGTTATTACACGATACGAGTTATATGAATACGATCGAACAATTGATCTTTCATTGGTCAAGTTGGATTATATATTCTTAACTTCTCGTGCAGATGATACCACATATATAATGCTCTACGTGACTGGACCATCTCTTACGCTCATAAACTATGATACTGATACGGAGACTAGGGAAGTCGTAGATTTTATGCTTGGTAAAAAGTAAAACACTTGTATACTATATAAGTGTAATAGAGACGAAGAAATAACTTCTTCTCTAAATAAAAATATTTAACTAACAGGAGGATTTCTAAAATGGCAAAGGAAAAAATTGTGTACGATGGTACAAACATCGGCGAATTTGCGAAGTCAATGAAGGCTTCAATTGCAACAATAACTGAAACCGGTAATAACATTGTTGAGGAAAACGGCGAAGTATCTTCAACAAGAACAGTTGCTGAAATCGCAGCAACTTGTGAATGTGAAGTTGAAGAAAATAAAGAAACTTCAACTGAAAAGTCTGCAGATAATACTGCGGCTACAAATTCAAAAACAACTATCGAGGTTACGGAACCTCAGAGATTTACAACGATGACCGGCGATATGCTTTTTCGCCAGGGCCATCTTGCTACTCTGATCAACGAAATGTTCAACTCCCTTTTTGTTGACTTCGTAGATTGTAGAATCGAAGTTTCAACAAATGGAATCGAGAAGGCATATGCTGATAAGTATCGTGTACCTGCAAAGCGCCATCAGGTTGGTTGTTGGCTCCGTTTCAGATATATGACAAATTCTGAAATTAGAGCCGTAGACGGCTTTAAGGACAAGATTGTTGCGCTTGACCACATTATCAGTAAGGCCAACAATTCAAACAGCGTCTTTGAAGAGATCAACAAGCTTAATATTGCAAACGGTAATATGAACGCTGCCGGCGGCAATAGCGGCTTTGTAGTATTTACTAACGAAGCTAAAGAAGCTCTTAGTAAGTACGCTTACACTCCAATCAACAAGATCGATTGGGGTATCATCTCACATGATGTGAGATGTGTTAACCAGGAAGCAGCAACCGGACGCAGAATCGAGAACTGCTTCATGAATGTCTATATCGACCTTAACAAGCTCGTGAAGGACATTTTTAACGGAACAGAAGCTTCAGAAGGTTACAAGCAGAGAAAGGGTTACTCATATGAGTGCTATTATGCAACTGCTTGTGCTGGAGCTGAATTCGTTGTTCGTATCAATCGCGTTGATACGAATGCAATCAGAGAGTTCGCTAACACTGCAGGTGCAGTAGTTGCACTCTCGCCGACCACAAATACCGTATTTGATTACTGCATGCCTGAGAATTACCAGCAGTGATCAGATAAAAAATAAGGTGGGGCAATTATATGCCCCACTTTAATTTTTGTCAGGGAGGTTTGAATATAAAATGAATATATTCAAAGAAAAAATTCTTTGCTCTGCAATGAAGATAAGGATTTCTGAATCGTATATTATCGTGCAGGGCAAAAGACATTTTAATTGCTTTAATAAATGTCTTGCTCTTGGTATCGATCCTGATCAAAATAAAGATTCTATTCTTGAAGGGTTTATAACTTCGAAAGGTAGATTCGTCGATCGTATCGAGGCTAAGAAGATCGCAAGAAAAGCTAAACAGCTTATAAGAAATACAGTATTTCCTGAGCTGATTAGCGAAGATATCTTCATGTAAAGGAGGGTTACTATGGAAAAGAAAGTTAACCCTGTCATTAAATTTGAAGTTGTCGACGGAGTCGACTTTCCTTTTGAAGAAGAAGGAAATCAATTTAATGCTTTTCGAAAGATTCGTTGGGGGGACAACCCCACGGCTCGATTAGAATTAAGACGATGGAGAGTTAATCCGGATGGTAGCGAACAAGCTGCTAAAGGAATGACTTTCTTAACTGAAGAAGGACCAGGTGAACTTGCCAGAATTCTTATAGCTTCCGGACATGGAAATACTAAAGAACTTCTTAAGGAAATATCATCAAGGGACGATTTCAGAAAAAGTCTCAACTCCATACTCGGAGAAGACGATGAATTCTTCGACGAATCCGCAGGAACTTGTGAAGATGATTACTATGATCCGAACGAGTTGTTAGGATAGGAGGGATAACCATGTTTAACAATAACATGGATTCAAAGATAAATAGTATTCCGTTGGAATACTTTATCTATAGTAATTTTATTAAGTACGACAAGCTTAAAGAGATTACTTTAAATCAATTCGCAAATAGTCCATATGCAAATTCAACAGAGATCAATCTGTTTATTGATATGGCTACTATATTGCGACCATTATATAAAAGAACTGTATGGGGAGATGACTTGCTCCTTTCAGCAGCAGTTCTTAATATGTGTGCTCATTTTAGAGCATACTATTGGAGTAGACATGGTGTAATAACAAATATACACATCATTCACTCTGACGAGTCCATCGAATTAGTACAAGATATGAGAGTGCTTAACGATGGTCTTATTCAAAAAATGGGATCGGACAAGATTCCATGTAAACCAAGGGATGAAGAAATAGAGAAGAACATTTCTCTACTTAAACTTCTAGTCCCATATTTCTCCAGGTTATATTTTATATCAGGACATGTTATCCCGTCAGTAATGATTAACAATCTACTGAATCGATACGGTAATAATAACTGTCCTAATATAATAATAACAAAGGATTTGCTTTCTTGGCAAATTCCTACAATTCATCCAAATTCGTTCGTCTTCAGACCACGCAAAACGAACGATATGGATGCCTCGTTTTGCGTAGAACGAAATAACGTATGGTTTCATTGGAGATCATACGTAAATCATATCAAAGAAGCTCAGAACGTGAATTTACCACCTGAACTTCTTTCATTATACATTGCTCTTACATCATTTAAAGAAAGAGCATTATATTCTTATTACTCTTCTAAAGATGCAGTTAAGATATTAACAAAGCTTTTAGAAGATAGATTAATTCTTCCGGCGTATAACACTCCCGAAGCTATCGATAATGTTCTTATGCCGTTAACAAAGAAGAAGATTCTTAGTAAACATTCCGAGTATGAGAATGGTTATACTTTGAATCTCTCTTATAGATATTCTAGAGTAGATCTAGTCAAGATGACAAATCTGTATCAGGCATATCCTGAAGCATCAGATATGTCTTGGTTCTACTCCAAGATCGATCCTGTCGGATTACAGGAAATCAATGACAAATATTATGTCAAGAATCCGATTGATATAATAAGATTATACGATAACCCAGGGCTTTAATGGCCCTGGGTCTAATTTTCAGGAGGTAAAGATATATGAACATGAACAACAATACTACAATTTACGGAAAGACTTCATTTGATGTACAGAAAGAGATTCTCGATAAGAGAAACAATAAGGAAGCGATCGAGTTCTATTGTGAACTCACGATAAATTCAAAAAATAATATTATCTGTTGCAGCTGCGACTCGGATATGATGAGTAGTAGCGAACTCGATAGAATCAGAGAATTCATCAGAACAGAGCTTGCAATTATCATATACGATATACAGGATCCAAAAATGGCACAGCCAAAAATGGCATACGCAGCGGTACCTAGAGTTTATAGAGTAGGCCAAGCTATTCAAAACTATGATGTCGAAGACGATATCAATGATGCAATAACTTACCCTCAGTTCAGATATACAAACACATCAGAACTTTCTGATCTGGTAAAGGTTATAATCTGTAGCTCAACAAAAAGCTGTGACATCTACTGTATAGATAATAAGTCGAATACAGTAATAAAGGAAATAACTTCGACAAATAAATTAACTCCTATTCAGCTTCTTATTATGGGAATCGCTGATGATATTGCGATTTGTAATGTGATTCGCAATATAAACAGCCTTAGAAATATGTCAAGAGTATTCGATTTATTAATGAATACATCATCCTCTCTTGACATAAAGAGTAAGGACGAGTCCGATCTTTTTGAAATGTTTATGGAAAGATACGGACAGACATATGTGTATAATTATCTGCCTAGATCTAAGCAGAATAACAATATGTATATCGTTGTCGAAAATAGTTTCGGTCTTGCAGGAACAGAAGAAGTATTCAGTTATATGACCGATGGTAGTAACAATTACTGCAAGTTCTTCTGCGATGGAAAGGTTTATGTTCCATCAACAGTTCCAGTGACTGTTGTTGTAAATAACGAGCCGGATTTCGATGAAATCGTTTCTGATATGCTCATGAGTGCCGATGAAGCAATAGAAAGACTTAATCAGGAATCTCTTGAGGCTATTAAGAAAGGCGAAGAAGAAAGAAAATCCGAAAAGTGCTCTGAGCCTGAGCTGAGAGGAGACGTTCCAGTTTCTGATGATGACAATCGTTGTGATGGTGATTGCAGCAACTGCCCTAAGTGTTGTAGCGAAGAAACCACTACTGCTACTAAATCTAACAAAGAACCTAAAAAATCAGTCGATGATATCCTTTCAAATGTGATCGAGATTATCGGAAAGCTCTCGTCAGAAATGTCTAAACTTCATGATATTAATAAAAAGTAAGAGGTGATAATATGTTCACTGAAAACACATATAAGGGAGTATTAAAATGCGACGGCTGTAATTTTCAGCAGCAGGTTATATGTACCCCTCAAACTTCGGTGAAATATAATTTTCATCAAGTAGAGACTTTTCCTTTAATCCAGCCAATGCTGGAAACAACGAAGGATAAGCCGTTCATAAAGGCAGCAGCTGGAAGCGTCAAGCTCCAGCTCTGCGATTCTTGTTATAGCAAGATCAGTAAAGTTATACAAGAAATAACAGGGATGAGTAATGTTTAATGGTATACATACTATGCAAAATTTCCTGATTCTTTAATGTAGACACGCTTTGCTGTAATTCTGATAAGATTTATCTAGTCGAAGAGGAGAGGTTATTATGATAAAGGAATTTACTTCACAGACAGAAGAAACTATGGGTATTAATGTTTGCTTCTTAGAAGCGCCTTGCTCTGCAACAAGAGAAGAAATCCAAACTGCTGTCGAAGAATATATTGACGAGCAAAATAATAAACGCGCTAAAGAAAGAATATTCAGAAATTTTTTTGAAGCTCGTCAAATTGAATTCTTCGATGAAGAATATAGAAGCTGTAGGGAGAAAAGCTTTACTAATTACGTTGGTAGTTTCGACGATGAAAGAGATGCTTTTTGGTCGCAGTTCAACGCAAAAGATTGTTTGATTCTTAATATGAGGTTCGACTATAGGCATGTCGTTAATGATCGTAAAGAGTTAGGGTATTACGCAATAAGATTTAAGGACCTTCATAATACTGTATTTTCAGAAGAGTACAATAACCTTGCAAAAGAAATTGACGAAAAGAAAGCGTATTTTACTGAACAGGAAAAGCAGAGAAAAATCGAATGTCAGCATTGTGGCTCGTTAATAAATGCGAGTTATATAAAGAAAAGCTGTCCTGTATGTCGCACGCCAATGAATGTAAAACATTTAGGCGATGAAGAAATAAAAGAACTCGAAAGCCGACTCTCTAAAATGAGAGAAAGCGAAATGGATTCTAACGCTCCTCTTAAATGGTTAATTGCTATTTGGGTAAAGAGCGGTAGATATTAATGCGAACTTGGTAACAGTGGTATAATAAAATATAGGCTAGGACTAATCCTAGCCTATATTTTTTAACAGTATCTAGTTAATCAATCATAACGCCTAATGGCTATTAGTAGGAGGTAAATATTTATGGCAAGAATATTCCGTATAATAACAGGAAATAATGAGGCAAAAACTGACATTAAATATGAAAAAGTATTTATCTTAATTGGAAATGATATAAATACTAATCCGTTTAATCGTTTATTATCTTCTATAGAAAATATTAAAATCAAATTCCCACTTATCTCTATAGAAAGTACTTGTAATGACGATATAATAATAAACGAATATCGTAATAGACAAATTAATGGGCGATCAATAAAAATAACTTCAACAAAAGCGCCAACAATGTCGGTTTCTCGAGAGTTTATAAAAGAACATTCGCTTACACAAGACGATATAATTATTAGTGACAGTATAAGTATATTACTGTCTAATATAAATTCAGCGGTTGTAACCCTTGCTGAAAAAATGGGATTCGAAAAAGACGAATCTAAACAAGAAATAATAGACCGTCTCTTTGGAGATAAGGAAGAAGATCCCTACATGTAAAACAAGAAAGCCCCGTTCATTCGGGGCTTTCTTTTTTATATCTTTTTGAAATTTAACACTGTTGACATAACAAAGTATTCGGATTGCTTTACGAAAAATTGTTTTGTAGATACCAACAGATATCTACCATTATATTCAGAATGTAATGGATCATTAATGATGTATTCTTTATTTATCGTAAACATACTCGCATCTAAATCATTCTTGATAATAGATATTCTGATATTACCAGATTCAATGTTAGACGCTATAGTATTAATAGCATTACTATCATCATTGTCCAAATTAATGATTTGATTCATAGTCTTAGTTATTCCTGTCTGATTCGATGCTAAGACCTTTTCTTGTACATTACCAGATGTATCTATGGTGGTAACTTTATTTACTATCTTGTTACTTATATTATTTTTTGTATATTCAACCTGCGATGAATTTACATACATAATATACTTGTTATTAGTCTGATCGACATACATACCAGGATCGTCATCCGAGTCAGCAATTATATCTTTGACATTAATCTCGACCGTAAATATATCTTGATTCTTACTCTTAACAATATTACCTTCAGACGATAATATATATGTCATATCAAAGTCGATGAAGAATCTATAGTCAGTATCATAGAATACTGACAAGTTATTATTCAGAAACGCTATATAAGACGATATAGAATCCTGTGGAGGAATAACCACTTGATCGAATTTATTATCATATTTTAACGGTTCTAAGAGAACCTTTCCTAAATATGTAGTAGTCATATTCAATATCAAAGAGTTCATAGAAGCGTTCTTAAACACTCCATTGATAACTCTTCTGTTGTTATTAACGGCATCTTGTGGAAGAAGCCATATAGTTACGTCTTTATAAAGACCAGGTTTATCTTCACCATTCGGATAGTCAATCTCTGCAGTTTTAGATATATCATCTGGAATAATATAAATAAATCTATCCTGAAAATACTTCTTAGTAATACCGTCAGATTGGTTTGAAACGTCATATCTGTATATACCAAGATTGACAATATTCTTATCTATATTTAAAATCATTTCGTCCAGAACGTTCTTCTCTATAGATCCGATTATAGCAATAACTGGCATATTTGTCTCTTCATAGTTTTTATCTATTGCGATATACTGAATCTGTTCAGCATCTATATTAATTTCGTCATTAGATTCAGAGTCCACATAACGAAACACTAATTTGTATTGAAAAATTTCTTTTGACATAATTAACACCTCTCTTTATAATAAAGTTCTTGAGAGCAAAAGAGACAGGGCTGGAGAACCAGCCCTGTGTATATTAAAGATTAGTATCCTTATCAGTAGAACTCTTTCTACTTGTATCAGAATCTGGGTTATTTACAGCACCAAGATAGGAATTAACATGAGCTCTTACAATAGCCATATAATCTCCTCTCATATTCTGAAGACCATTAAGCATAGAACCGAAGATTGTTGTTCTTACAGTAGAATATGCTTTAATAAGTGCTGTTGCATGAGACTGGAAATTATCCAGCTGTTCTGATGATGCCTGTCTAGTGTTGGGATTAGCGAACTGAGATGTGGCACTTTTTGCTGCGCTATCAGTATCAACACCAGTTTTTATCTGAGCTGCGGTATCTGTTCCCTTTTTCGAAATATCAGCACCAGATTTTTTATTCGAGCTAGTATCTATTTTATTAGTACCAGACTTCACAGTATCAGGACGATCAGAATCAGTACCTGCTGACGAACCAGCTGCAGACGATGAACCTCTATCGATCTTAACTTCTGATTCATTTATAGCTTTTCCATAAACTCTTGAAAATGCCTCATTCTGAGCATTGTCTTTTTTTACATCTTCAATTGCCTTGTTGAGAGCAGAACCTGCCTCGGCTCCAGAAGTTTTCTGAGATTCGGTTGCATTAGGTTTATTAGCTTCATTTTCAGTATTAGCAAGTTTCTTCATTTTTTCAAACTGAGCAATATAAGCCTTTTCGTTCTTATCCATTGCAGAAACGAACGCTTCTTTCATTTTTGTTAAGCCTGCAACATAATCATTATACTGATATAACATATCGAACATATGAGGCATGTTATCATTGATTTTGGTTGTACTCCATGTTTCATCTTCATTACCTCCATTAAAATAAGAGGTTAATGATGCAGCTATACCATTTAATTCATCATCGTCGCTAAGATTAACTCCTAAATTTATATCTAATGTTTCGAGAACACTAGTATACTGGCCTCTTGTGTACGCCTTTTCTGCATTGTTTCGAGCTTCATTGTCATTAGCCATATTTTCTCGAGCAGATTTATTTATGCTATTAATGTTATCATCTTCGAAACCGATTTCATCATATTTAAGAGGGACAGCAAAGCTATTAACTTTGTTCTTGTATATATTAATAATACGATTTACTCCCTCTTTATGATTTCTCATCTTAACAGATTCGAGAGTAACCTTCTTACCAAGAATGATATCTTTATACTCTTCAAGATACTTCTTATTATCCATAGACCAAGCATTAAGCTTCTCAAGGAACTTCTGCCATATTCTTGAGAAGAAGCTCTTGAGACGAGTAAACATACCCTTAACCTTATCGCCGAAAGCACCTTCGTTAAATGAAGCAAGCTCGTTAAGAGCATATTTCTTATTAGGGTTTGAGAGGATAACACATTCTGAGATATAATCAGCCATCTCATTCTGTTCATGAATCATACTTTCAAGAAATGAAAAGTGTGCAACACTATCAGTATATTCCATTGTATTATACATATTATCCTCCCTCCTTATACAGCAGTCTTCTTATGACCCTGGATCTTTGCAAGAGCTTTATAGAGAATTGACTTATTCTGAACAAAACAATCTCTAGCAGCCTGAAGCTTAGCACTGAAAGCCAGAGTATGAATGGATGACATATTATGAATCTGTGTAACTTTAGCCTTCATATACATATCGATCTTGTTGTATACGTCATTTTTAATCTGCTTCTTGCCAGCAGAATCTATCTTATTGCCAAACTCAGCAGCATCAACTGCAACATTGGTTCTTGTAACGGAAGGATCCCAAGTAAAGAACCAGCCGTCGCCGTCTTTTTCCTTCTTAAGTCCCTTCTCAAATGCCTTAGCGAGACTATCATAATCCTTCTCAAGATCATTCTTAGTCTTTTCGATAGATTTGATAAGATCATGATAATTATGGAACTGAGTATAGCATTCCATAACCTTTGTAGAATCGATAGTGATATCTATAGGATCAGAATCTCCGTCACGGAAGATTTCACGACATTCCTTGTCAAAGTCGGATGATGTAATATCGTAGTCGACTCCAAGAACCTGTCCTCTGAAACTATCATAGAAGTCGTCAAGTCCGTCTATGAACTTCTCATACTTACTTGTAATCGCACCAAGAGGGTCATCGCCAGAAAGATCTGTAACAGATGCATTTGCACCACCGTCAGCAAACCATGATGATACGGGTTTTGATGTAGGACAATCGTCAAGCATTTTTGTGAAATTATAACCCTTATATGTAAATTCGTCACTCGACTCAAACTGTGAGAATTTATCTTTATTTCTTTCAAGATACTTTTCTGATTTGAAAAGACTGTGCATCTTAGTAACAAATTTAGCGAATATCTTCTTGATAAACTCGATAAACTTCTTGATGATAGCCTTTACTTTCGAGAAGAAATCTGAGAATGATTCGTTGATAATTTCCTGATTATCATTAGATTCAAGAATGTTCTTATAGAATTCTTTAAGAACAGTATTGTATTCTCTTGTATATTCGACAACAAAGTCAAATGACTCGTTAGTAAACGAATAAGTCTCAGCGTCGCTAGCATGACCAGAAGACATACTCTCAACACCGAAAAGCTCTGATTTCTGAGAATCGCTATTCTCGAGAACCATAAATTTATTATTAGAGAATAGAGACATTCGAACTCCTCCTTTATATAGATAGTATAGTAAAAAATCAAAGTAGATGGGAATACTCTTTCGAGTATTCCCATTGTATATTATGCGTTGAATAAATAATCAATTATCTTACTACAACGCTGTCAAGGAAACTGCCTGTGCTTCCGTGACCGTAGTCAACTGACTCTTCAGTCATCTTCTTGCCGCCGGCAATAACCTTAGCCATGATAGCCTTATTCTGGCTTACATTATCCTTGATAGCCTGGAGAACGATTCCCTGACCAGTTACACAAGCACTTGCATAAGGCTTGAGTACATGATCACTTACTGCTGTGATAAATGCAATCTTAGCATTACCAAGATCATCTGCAGCCTTTTTATCATTACCAGTCTTTGTAGGGAGAGTCTTAACGATCTTAGTAACAGCCTTATCGATAATATCGATACACTTATTAGCCTGCTTTACGATAGACTCTGATACTGTAGTAGCAGCTTCCTTAACCTTCTTATCATTCTCAAGAGGAGCGATAATATCTGTTGTAGAAAGTGAACTCTTTTCAATTGATTCCTTAGTATCTTCGCCGCTTCTGAGAACCTTGAAGAGCTCTTCTGAGAATTCCTTTGAATCCATAGATGTAGCTGTTGATTTAGTTCCTGTAGCAAATTTAGTTGCAAAAAGATCATAAGCAGCAGCTCTTGCCTTATCAGCTTCCTCTTCAGAATCTTCCTTGATCTTCTTAGCTTTTGTTGAAAGATCATCTGTTGTCACGCTAGCATCAAATGTAACATCTCCGCTAGCAATGCCTACACCTGCCAGGATAGCGCCGAGTTTAGTGTTGAATTTTTCCATATTATCCTTAGCAACCTTATCGCTCTTAGATATACCTGCGATTGAGAATTTGTATCCCTTGAACTCGAAGTCACCCTTAACATCTGCCCACTTACGAACGAATTCCTTCTTATACTTGTCAACAAATCCCTTACCTGAAGAGAAGAATGATGACATCTTTACGATGAAGGCATGAAGAATAGACTTTACTTTATCGATGATCTTCTTGAAGAACATCTTGATCTTTTCGCCGATTGCTTTGAGGTCAACTGCCTCATAGATAATTTCATGACCATGGCTTTCAATGAACATAAGCTCACCGATACCGATAGCCTTCATTGACTTGTTATATACCTCTTCACATTCAGCAACTGCTACAACAGCAGCTTCTGTGAAATTGATCTCGCAACCCTCCGTCTGAAGTTCAACTTCAGCCGGAGAGAAGAGGTCAACATATGATGTGCCCTCATTGAGAGCAGCTGTATTAGTAAAAATACCCATAGTATTTATTCCTCCTTATTATTTTATTTATTATAAAGTAATAATTTTTGAAATTTATTATTATGCGTTAATAGCTTCCATATCTGACATAAAGTCATATGCAGAAGCTTCGCCGATTGCTGTATAGAATTCGTAGCCTTCGTTCTTATGCTCTCTTGAAGAATAAGCTGCAGCTGATGCCCATACCTTTCTTGCCTGTGAAATAAGGAACTTCATTGCAGAAAGTGAAGCTGCATTGAGAGACTGAATAAGAGTCTGCTCCTGAGTAGCAATTTTATTTACATTTGAAATCATCTTGTTGAGAGTTTCGAGGCTTCCTTTACCTGTTCCACCATAATTCATTATCGTTGTGCTGCTGGGAGCTTCTGTATCGAAAGAATAATTTGAAGTTGTAGCAATATCTGCCTTATTTTTTGTACCAGTCTTGGCAGTTGCAGCTATATGTGCGGAGTTATATTTACCGTCTTTCTTTACAAGTTCCTTAGCGATCTTACCCTGCTCTGTATCGATCTTATTGATTATCTTATTGATATTAGACTCGAGATTTTTAGCAAGATCATTTACTGTCTTCTTGATCTTGTCGGCATCGTAAAGAACAAGGCCAATATTAGTTCCGGTAATATCACTTGCCTTCCACTCATCTGCTGTCTCGGCATCATCAAATACTGTATCCATAAATGCCTTGTTCATATTCTTAATATCAGTGTCGAGTTCTGATTTGAGTTCTGATGATTTAAGTCTACCCTTGATAAGATCTTCGTAGATATCATCAGTATCAAGAGCTTCATTTCCGATCATATCAGAATATTTAATTTTACCATCGGTGCAGATATAGCCTCCGCCATTTTTTCCTGATGCATTATAGCCGATATTATAAGTCATATTATTAATTTCGTAACCTGCGGCTGAAGTAATAGCATCGAGACCACTCTTGTCACCCTTAACCTTACGGAAATCCTTAACCTTGAAGTCTTTCCAGTTAGTATATGAAGCGATCTGCTTCTTGTACTTGTCATATACGCCTCTGTTAGAGCCGAATACCTGTGAAAGCTTTCCGAGGAATGCCTTGAAGATACCCTTGATCTTCTGAAGGAGCTTAACGAAGAACTCCTTGATCTTGTTAAGAACGTCAGCGGCAGATTCGTTGATTACTTCGTAACCTTCCTGAACAGCCTTAAGTTCTTTATAGTCTTCCATAACGATGGCATTGAAGAGAGCCATGTCATTCTGCTGAGTTTCAAGCATAGCTACTGCAAAACCAGTAGTAGCATCATAACCTTCGAGAGCAGGAAGCTGAGTATAGTCTACTCCGCCAACTGTTGAAAGTGTATTATTAGTAAAAATACCCATATTGAATATCCTCCTTATAAAAAATTTGTTTAAAGTATTATACATTATATAATATATAAAGCTCCTCTGGTGAAATACTTCCAGATTTATTATTATGTTATTGAAAAGGCTATTTAATCTGATTAGAAGAGAGCACTACTAGCTGAATCTGGCATTGTATCAACGACATCTTCAACTTTATATTTCTTATTAGAAGTAGCCATCTCTTTAGAAGCTTTCTTTTCAGCTTCCTTACAATCGATGCTGATCTTATTGCTGAAGTTTCTGAACTTTTCAGCAATCTTCATCTGTTTAGAAGAAATATTCTTTTTCTGTTCTTTTGTAAGATCAGGACGATTATTCTCCACATTATATGCATTAACCTGAAGCATACTAGCCTGAGCCTCAAAATACTCAGATACACTCACTCTTGAATAGTAGAACAAGAAGATGAGCTCTCTTATAATCGGAATTATACAGAAGAGAAGTAAAGTAACTCCAGCGATAGCTGCACCAGCGCCGATTTCCATACCACCGAAGCCTTTTGAGTTTTCTTTAATTACATAATCCATAGCCTTTTCGACCTGTCCCTTACGACAAGCATCATTAAACTTCTGAAGATTCTCGAAGACCATATGACCCTTTGTCTTATTGAGAGCAGTTTTATCTATTGTAATCTGGAATGTATCATGTGAAGGAGACTTAATGTACTCAACACACATAGATATCATATAACTTGTAGCTTCAATAATTGAAAGAGCGATAGTATTATACATTACCATCGGAAGTTCAACATTGAGACTATATGCCTTTTTCCATGTAGGTGTCATATCAACAATATTTGACACTGCATTATAGATTGTGTCTACAGGAGCAGTATCCTGTTTATATTCAACAAGGAGATTTCTCATTGTAGAGAGAGAATCCATGATTGTTGTATAATTAGGAAGTTTTGTGAACTCACCCTTAGTGAGAGGAATCTCACCGAAGTCGATATCATCTACCTTATCGATGATATTTTCATAAAGCTTTGCAGTAAGACCTACAAGAACTTTACTCTGGTCATCTTCATTGATCGCAAGCATAATGCGCCTGTTCTGATGATCATCAATATCAAAGAACTCATTCATTGCAGCAGTATATCCAGGATCTCTGTATACTGTTCTGAAGTCGAATTCTTCTTTCTTTATTTTCTTAGAAACTTTGTCAGGAATATCTGTTACCTTACGAATAGCTCTAGTAGCAGCTGTACCTCCAGTTGTAGAACCAATTACAGCTCCGGTAAGAGATCCGGCTGTTGTACCAAGAGCGGCACCAGCAACAGCACCTCCAGCGCCTCCGATAACTGCACCTCCAGCAGCTCCAAGAGCAGCACCTGTCTTTCTTGAGAGAGTTTCGATAGGATGCTTTCTATCATAGGCCTTCTGGGATTTCTGATCATAGATATATTTCTTGCCGTTTATAATAACAGCATCCTTAACAGAAATACCCCTTTCAGCGGCATTCTTTTCGTCGGATTTTGTCATGAGACGATACTTCTTACCGTTAATATCAATTGTTTCCTCGATAGAAGTATAACCGTCATTATTTATATCATCATCCACAAGATCTCCGTCTTCTTTAAGACGAAGTTTCATTGTATTCTTAGGACTCTTTTTAGAAGCTTTAGTATCACCATTATCAGCTTTATTATCTAAGTCCGGCTTGCATTTCTCTTCAAAGAGATCATTAAGCTCTGATTCAGTAAAAATAGCCATAATTTTAACCCTCCTTTACAAAAAATTAACGGTTCATTTTTGTCAGGAGATTTACAATCTTCTTATAGCCATTATCACTGGCTTCTCTTTCGAGATTTGAGAATGTAAGTCTCTCGTAATTATCATCGCCGGTATCATAAAGGAACGACGCAGTTTCGATAGATTCATTTGCAATAACGATACACATAAAGTTATAAGCGTCAAGAATCTTTCTTGCAGTCGCCGGCTTTTCTATATCGATATTATTGTTCTTCTGGAGATAATCAACATCATTCTCTGTAAGAACAAGTGTACTGATAGCAGTAGCGTCATTGGACATCTTAAGCGCTCTTCTGAACTTACTCTTAGTTGAACGTCTTTCAAGAACCTTCCAGAGTTTATTTGAAGTTGAAGATCTGCCATATGACATAGCATCGATCTTTGCTTTATCAATTGCAAAAAGAAAATCACGGAAGAATCCGATCTCATTTGTTGTAGCTCTGATAAAGCTATTAAGAACATTTTTATCTTCAATCTTTGAAATTATTCTGCGACATATATCTGATGATGAAACCGGATATACTTTGCACTTAATGCCAATAACAGCCGTAGTAGCCATTGATGGAGAACCAGCTTCACCCTTCTGAATGAAATTAACTACCATCATAGTAGGCTGAAGTTCATTAGCTTTCTTATATTCATTATTAAGAATGGTAAGATCATGAGCTTTATATGAAGCTTCTTTCCACTTAGCATAATCAAGAGAATTCTTGATGTCATAATCGTTATTTCTACCTCCGCCGTTCATTGAAGCGTTTTTTGCATTATCAAGCTGATTTTTCAAATCGCGATTCTTTAGCATGAGAGAATTATTCTTATCGCTTAATGACGCGTTACGTCTTTCAGCTTCACCTCTTGCTATATTAGCGCTACGAATAGAATCATTTTTTCTTGCTATTATATTATCCTTATTATCGATAACGCCTTGTAAATTGTTTATTCTATCTTCATACTTCTCTTTTGCTTTAGAATAAGCATATGCAGCAGGAGATAATGATTTATCATACTCATGAATAACCTGAGCTTTTCCGCCAGTTGTCCAAGCTGGAATAATAGAGTATTCATCGAGTCCTGTTTCCTTAACATCATCAGGAAGCGTATAATTAGACTGTTTAAGATCTTCAAGAACAGCATTTAAAACAGGCTTGTCAATCTTACCGACAAACTCATAACCTTCGAGGGATGCAGCAAGACGATCCAAAGAATCTGTATAATCTTCAAGACTTCCATCCATAGCGCCGAGATTTGTATGGAATTTCTTTACATAGTCAAATACGTCTTCATTAGAATCAACGCAAATTGCAGTGAAAAGCATATGAAGAAGAGAAGCACACTTCTTCTCCTGTGCTTTAGCGATCATACATGCAGTAGCAGGATCAGCATCAGAACTTACCAAAACTGGGAAAGTAAGAATAAGATCCTTAGTTGCAGAAGTTATTGATTTAAAACTTCTATTCGTACTTGAATTTTTGAGGAATTGTACTTCATCGTAATCTTTTACTGAAGTTAGTATATCTACGATATCACGAACAACTGATTCGTGAAAGTATTCTCTACCATTCATTTTTATTAACCTCCTCTAATTTAATAATTTTATTAGTATGTTTTCAAAAAATAAAAAGGTGTGACCACAATATGTGATAATTAGGACAATAACATCAATGTATCTCTAACCATCTCTTTGAAAGCTTCGAACTGAGAATCGCTTAAAGTTATATTGAAATTGCAATTACTAGATGCCTGTGTAGATATATGAATAATCGGATTAACTGCTTTATCTACATTTGAACTTGAACAACCCTCGGCTATTCGTTCATTGTAGATACGATTAATCTCGTCGTTATACATTACATCTAACTGGGCTGCTCTTTTAGCCGCAAATTCTTCCTGGTCTCTAAACATTTTCTGTACGTCTCTCATTGGCATAATACCATCTCCTTACCTTAGTTAAAAAATCGTTGTTATTAAAATACAATACTGTTATAGTGAAGGGAAGGGGATGTTGTGTACATCCAAAAAGTAGTCACACCTTTACTCTTTACACCTTTATGATATATAAGTGAAGATTTTTTTGGGCCGAACATTTCTATAATATGACCTATCAAAGGGAGGAGGATAATTTTATGGTTTTCGATGAGATTAGAAACTCAAAATATATAAATGGAATAAAAGATAAAGATGGAGGTATCACTGAACATCTCCACCCAGAAAAAACACCAGACTCTAAGGCAATAACCATCTCTGATCGCGAAAGAAATAAAAGGTATCGATATCCATTCAGACTCCCATATTCTGATATTGATATCGTTCAAGAAGATATTAACAACTACGATAATCCTGGCGAGACTGCTCAAAATGTTATTACTATGAGATCCATTCTCAACGATAGTAATATTTTCGATGGAGATCAAATTCATGGGGATCGTTTTAACAAATTTGCTAGATATGGAATACTCGATCCTAGCCATGAATGTTTATCTGCAAGAGAATACTTATTCTTTTCAAAACCAGATCTTCATATATTCGACGTTCATAAATCGTTTGAATTATATGAGCCATTAAAGAAGTCTCCATATTTCTTATATGCAAAAGAACAAAATCCTGCAAGTCTATTATCATTACAACAGACCTTCGATAACGAATCCTCATCAATATATCCAAACGGATTTAATGTGAAAAACAAATTTATTCCGCTGCTATCGAACCAAGTAGCTTCTACATTAGATTTACCTGGAATTACAGCGTCGGAAACTTTAACAAATACAAATCTATATCAGATCGGAACGTCTTATAGAGACGGTTCTGAAATTTCGGATTACTTTGTAGATTTTTCTCTTATGTTTCGAGATACTAAGTATCTCGACGTTTATAACTTTTTCAAAGCGTATGATGAATATCATAGACAAGAATATATGAGAGAAATTCGTCCAACTAAGAATGCATATATTAAAGATATGATAAACTATAAACAATTTTCTATTTGGAAGATTGTTGTAGACGATACAAACACAATAATCTTTTTTGCTAAAATTATAGGAGTTCATCCATTAAGTGTTCCTCGAGACGGAATGAGTAATTTTGAACCTCCTATTAGTGAAACTATAACTTTCAAAGGACAGATTGTTCGAGATCTTAATCCATATGTTTTCACTGAACTTAATCATTTAACTGAATTATCATTAGGAATTAATGGTTTAGGAAAAGACGACAAGATCAACACTATCAATTCAAAAGCTATTAAACTTTACAACACTAAAAAAGCTGTTCCTAATACTAAATGGGGATCATACCCATATATTGTTCGAAAAGGTAAAAAGCACGGAACAAGCGGGGGCGAAGGTGACCTCTATAAATTAATTTGGTTACAATAGAGGAGGGATAATCAATGAGTACAAAAATCACCAATATCTCTAATACAGATAAAATTCTAAACTCGGATATTTATGATATAACCGCATTTGTCGATGATATTAAGAAAAAGAGTTTAGAGACTGATATTGAATATCCTCCCGAAACGTTAGTTACGGGAATGTATGGATATCTGAATTATCAGTTTTCTTCATTATTACAAAATGCTATTGTTGTAGCTTCAGAACTTGCAAATGAAGCTATCGCTACAAGAGCTAAATTTGACAGAAACGTAATAACTCATGCACTATCTTTAGGAGTTAATAAAATTACTGCGACTCCAGCAAGCATGAAAGTATTTTTAATGTTTCCTGAAAGAGCATTAAGAAATAATATGGTTAATGGAAATTTCCGATTGAAATCTTCCACGCCAATATATTTTAATGAATGTGAATTCCATATTCCATATGATATCATTATCAGTTATTCTGATCTTACGAATACCGTTAATGGTACAAATATGAAATATGTATATACGGCTAAATACGACTTATCAGTACCAAATCCAATATCGGATATAGATAATGAGTATTTACCTCCTATAGCTATTTATAAAGATCTCTCGGATAATTTTATTACTTTGACAACTACAATTCATCAGGTAGAATATACTGAAATTGTAGAAAAGATAGTAGGTTCTGATGAGATCGCTAATAAGACATTAAACTTCACATTCGAAGGTCAAATGTCTCATTTTACAATGGAAGTAATTGAAAACAACTCAGACAAGTCAATTCCTCTGGTTCCAGTATATGATGGATTATATAATCAGGAAACGGAATTATATTGTTATTATCAGTATATCAATACAAACACTATTCGTTTAAGATTCGATCCAAATGTTTATCAACCAAGAACAAATGCAGATGTTAAAATTCATGTTTGGACTACACAGGGTTCTGGTGGTAACTTCATGTACAGTGAAGACTTGACGGTCAGACTTACATCCGACGACTATACTAATCTGTATATGATAGTACAGCAGCGTTCTGAAGATGGCTCTACTGGAGGTCTTGATAGAAAAACAGTTCCGGAACTTCAGAGAATAATTCCTAAAGAAGCGCTTTCTAGAGGAAGTATCACTCTCTTATCAGATCTTCGAAATTACTTTAATAGTATCAATAATGAGAACTCCGTTCTTCATGTATTCAGAAAAGAAGATAATATTCTCACAAGAATATACTATACTTATTGCTTAATGAAAGACGCAAATAATAATGTAACTCCGACAAATACGATTCCGATTTATTTATCTTCAGAAAATCAGCCAACTAAAACATCTGATAAGTATTATCTTGAAAGTGGAACTCCGCTTTATTTAAATAATAGCGGGCCAATTCCATTCCTTTCAAAGAATTATGTTGGTTATACAACGTATAATGCTGTCACATATTCTATAGATAGCACCCCTCCAGGAGAGATAAAACCTGAAGGACAGGAAACATATTTAAGTTACACATATCTTAACTTAGAAAAAGGTGATTTCGTCAGAGTTAAGATTTACGACGAGGAAACTGGAACTTATAGTGATTATGTAGATGGTGAAGTAATGTATGTAGAATATAAAGGTTCGAGTCCTCATACGGTTACTCTACTTGTATATAATCCTATCGATAATTGTTACGATTATGGACAGTATAGATTGCCGGATGCTGTAGATCTCAATATGGTCAACGCTCCAGCATTAAGAGACCCATGTACATGTAATCCTGAAGATGTAACATATGATGAAAATTATATTTGTAGTGAATGTGGCAAGATGTCATCATCGGCACCGCTCTTCGATAAGGTTAAGCATAATCTGAAGAATAACGATATTATCTATATTCAGAAGAGTACAAAATTCGTATATACTAATCCGCTTTCGATTGTTCTTACTGATAGCGAGGAAATCGATAGCCATCGTGTCGATGCAAAATATTATCTCGATATTATCGATGAACAGAAGATGCTGAATTTTAATTGTATCAATAGTAATTCTCCGATACAGTTTATCGCATCTCATGTAAAGGTAACTCGTCCTTCATATCTTAATAAGGATAGATATAAGTATAATATTGATGTAGATATAACTCCAAATATTGGAACGGTGACATCTGAAATGATAAATCGTACAAGAGTCGTTGGTGTATTCTATAAAAACAATAATCCGATTATGTATACATTCGGAAAATATAATGGTAACAAAATATACAACACTAATGTTATGTCATACACATTCAATTTGTATACTAAGTCATTTATGAATGTAGATACAGATTCGGAGCTTGTTTCTCAAGAAGTTATGGACGACAATGGAAATATCTATATCGGAAACGCCGAATTCAAGGATGAATACGATCTGTACGAACCAAATACAAATACGATTCTTCCTTTCGCATATCTTAATACAACAACGAAATTCAGAATCTATATTCTTTATAAATATGACTTTGACGCAAACACTACAAAAGATCAGTATATGGATGATTTGAGTCATACATATTTTGGAACTTCAAACTTCTTAGGAGGCGAGATTCCATTATCTACTATCGTTCCAACTTCAACCGAATTTAAGGATTTAGTTGTAAAACCAGAACAGCCTTCAGATCCATACTTCTCGGAAGACAATAGTTCCGATGGTATTGAAGATATCGAAAAGATTCTTGGTTATTCTTTAAACGATATGGTGCTTACAAATGTATACGAAGCACAAGATGGAGGTATAACATTACTCTATGACTATTCGAATCTCATGAATTCGTACGTTACAATGGTTCAAACTGCGGGCCTTCCAAGCTACGTTGTAAATAGAGTTCCTGTAGTGAAGAATTTCTATTGTATTGATGAAGATCGAATCAATGGTTTCATTAAAGAAATGAAGAAAAAGATATTGTATGTTTTAGCAGCAATAGATCCGCTTGAAACTACATTTGGTCTTGACTTTAAATTCTTTAATACATATGGACCATCTAATATGTATAAAACAACCAATCCTATTGATGGTACGACCCAAGGAGTTATTGATAACGTTTCACTCAGTCTTACATTTAGAACCAAGTTCTATAATGAAGAAAGTGATAAGAATAATATCATTCCTCTTATTATTAATGATATTAAGGATTATATTGAGAAACTTGAAGATCTTGAAGATATTCATTTCCCGAATCTCACTACCGAAATTGAAAACAACTATTCAGAATACCTTATATATTTCGAATTTGTTGGATTTAACGGTAACGATGCAAATTATCAGCATATCATTACAGACGAGAACATGGAAATGCTTACCGTAGTTCCAGAGTTCTTAAATGTGGCTACTGACGACTATACAGGAGAGGCCGTTATCGATATCAGAATAGTTACTTAAACATTATAATAAATTAAACCGAATAAGGAGGTTAAAATATGACTAAAGAAGAACTCGAACTTATCTTTAGAGAAAATGAAGTTGCCGATAAAAAAGCGCAGCTCAAAGCTCAGAGAAAGGCTAACGATATAGCTCTTGAACAATCAGCTGAAAATGATTTTTATAAGATGCTCTATTCAAGAGAATCAGAATCTACTGCATTAAGCGATTTTAAGAAATCAGTAACAGATGCTCTTGTTACAGAATCTATTGTTTGCTTGGTGTCGTCTTGTATCGATTCTATTATTCTTAAAGAGGAATATAATCAGACTCTTGTAAGACAGCTCGCAACAAACTTTGTTCAGGAAGAAGGATCTTTTGATCTCTTGAACAGATTTAAATCTGCATCATATATGCTTTCGGAATTGGCATACGTGATCAATAACAGCGTAACATCTATTATGGAGAAGGCAGATCCTAAGGATAAGTCTTCTCTTACAATTGATAAGAAAGACAAAGAGAAATTCTTCAAATCTCTTGACAATGTATCAGCAGATAAGGCTATCGATACTATTAGAAACAGAGTAATGAATGCTACACAGAAATTCATCGACTCTAATACTAAAGGTAAGATGGAAATAAAGAATGTTCTTGCTAATACAAAAGAGAAGATCGAGAAGAGCAGAGAAAAAGCAAACGGTACAGCCCTTGCTGAATCTCATGCATTCATCGGTCAGCGTCAGATCATGGATATAAGAGAAGGCAAAGTACAGAATGTCCTCGAAGCTATGGTTTATGCTGTATCAAGACAGGCTCTTAAGAATGAAGAGGCTAAGAAGATCTTTGTTGAAAATGCATCTCTTAATATGGATAAGGTCGTTGAACATTGTGAAGTAATGTTTACATTCCTTACAACTCTTGATACATGTAAGATCGCTAATATCGATGAAGCGTACATCGAAGAAATGCTTAATGACTTAAAATCGTAAAAGATACCCTGGAGGAGATTACTCCTCCAGGGATTTTATTTTTTAAAGTCCTACTATAATATTTGTTTTATGATTCAGTCTCATAAGAAACATCATAGAAACATTTCCGATGCACATACGATATAAACTACCGTTTATAACTCCAGCATGCTCAAGATTATTAAGAAAGTTAGTAAATGCTATTGTTAGCTTAGTATTTACTTCCATTGAAGATTCAACTCTTCTTTTATTATCGATATTGATCTGCATACTCTGTGTATCGAAATCGATGTCGCTATACGCAAAAGTCGTCTTTAATCTTTCAATAAGATCGTTTCTTAATTCTTCTTTTGTATATATCTCTCTCCAAAAGTATTTTCTTATTTTAGTCATTTCATTAACAACGGATCTACCGGATCCGCCGTACATATATGTACTACTCATTTTAAGGTCCTCCTTTATATGTAATATAAATTCATGTCTGGAGTATAATCCTTCCGCTTGATTATACTATTGTATTGTTTTTTATTATATACGGCATTAAGATATTTTAGATCGATCTCTACTCTAGGAAGAATAGAATAAAACTTGTCTATTAATCCTCTTATAGTAAGAACGTCATCGATCCAGATATTAGCGTTATACATATCAGCATACACTTTTTCTATATTATCAAAGTCAGGCTTTACTAGAGGTCGAGACAATCCGATCTCAGCCATGAAAGTTTCGACTTTGTTAAAATCTTTTGGTGTTGGAAAATAAGCCCTATACTCCACATCACATGGAGTACATATAAGATGTGATATTTTATTAAAATCGTCATCTGTAATCATTCTTCTCATATAATTATGATTATCCGCTGCATCTGGAGAATAAACATGAACAAAGCTTGGATCAAGCTTCGCTGCCGATAAAACATTACTTCTATTAATAATTCGATATCTAGGACGTTTTGCTCCTTGAGGTTCTTGGTATAATACTATTTTTATTTGTGTATAGTATAGAGAATTCATTCTTCTCTCTCGTTCCATTAAGATAGCTTGAGCTGTTCGATCATCTATCTTCATGGTGTCATACATATAATTTAAACGACCCTCCAAATCTAGAGGAATACCAGCATATTTCTCTTCATATTCTTTCTGTTTTTGTTTTATAGACTTTGACATAAAATCACCTCCTACAATAGAATAAGAATACATGCTCTTATTCTATTGTTTCAGGGAGGTTTATTTTTAAACAAATGCCTGGTAAATTGCGGAAAGTTTGTTAGAAATTTTATTACCCATTCCTGTAGTAATGTTGGTAGGTACATCTAGGAATACGTCTTGAATGTTTAACGTTACATACATCGAAACCATTCTGATAGTATCTGGCTCATTAATATTGATACCACAGAGGTTAGCGAGATAGTCTAACTCTGCGATATTCTGCATTACATTCGATTTGAACAATGGTCCCGCTGGAGTAAGGGATAATGATTGATATAGATCTTGAATAGTAAACTGTACAGATACTGATGTTGGAAGTCCATCTTTAGTCCAACCTCCATCTTTACCCTTAGTAATCTGCATATCGGTTATTATTCCCATATCGATATTATATGTCTTATAAAAAGCTTTTACTATAAATGGCGCAGTATATCCATTTTGGAATTCTCCGCGAGGAGCAACCAATGCGATTAAATGACACAATGGAACGTATATATACAACCACCAAGACATTTTGTCTGGATTCGGAGTAGCAAGATTTATCGTAACACTATAAGATCTTCCGAAAGTTGCATTCGACCATATATTTGGAAATTGTAATCTACCGCCAGAAACAACAGTCTTAATGTTTTTGAAAAGACCGCTAAATATATTTCCGCTATCGGTAAATTTAGCAACAAAATTTTCAACAGCTTCTCTTGAGTTAGCAAGAACATTCTGAGCAGCATCAAATTGTTGAGCAACAACATTTGTTGTTGTGCCAATAAGATATTGTAGTTCTCTAGCCTTATCTGAAAGACCGTTGATTGATGAAGCGAGAGAAGATTCTGTTGTTTCGTTTGTAAAGTTATCTGTAAACTGAGTATCAGAATTTATATAGAACGGAATAGCATTTCTGTAGTATATAGCTTTCTGTAAGTCTCTAAGTCCCGCAGCGACACTTCCAAATCCTGTATTGTTTGAACCACCGTCCTCATTACCACTATAATCTCCATTATAATCGCCATTATTATTCCAAGCCCAATTGTAATTTTTAGGAAGATAACCATCGATCTTATAATAATCTCGTTCCTCATCTGTTGCATCTGCAGGAGGTTCAAGTCCTAAAAAGATTGCACCCATTCTACACATTGGATTTACATATTTAAAATATTCCGAGTATAATGGTTCGATAGAATAAAACTTTCCAGCATACCCATCCAAAAGATTATTAAGATGATCCGTATTAGACCCAGCAATAGACTGAACTACATCAGAAATAAGAGTATCTCGTCCAGATTTACTATCTGCCAGAAATGTAGGAGTACCTGGAGTTAAATATAATAGCGGTAATCTACTAGCAATAGCTTCGGTATAAGCGGTTCCGAATACATGCTCATCCTCGGAACCATCTACTCGACAGTCGGTAGTCGGAAGCCATTGAAATGGCATTCCAAAAACTCCTCGAAGTTTAGATATATCCATAGAATCGAGAGATGCATTATAATCTTCAACTTCTTGAATACCGGATCCAACCTTCCAGCTAGTAGGCATTGTAGCATAATAGCTCTTGATTATTGGAGTTGGAAGTTGATAACCTCCACCGCCAAATGCAGAATTAGCATTTTTATTATTAAAATCTCTAAGCTCATTAATATCTGAAACTTGAGATAGATTCAATTTGTAGTCACTAGTAATTAACGGAATAGCATTTAATTGCTTAATTAGTGAGTTTTCAGGAAAATCATCTATATTTCGAACATTAAGGCCGAGGGTGTTATACTCACCTAATAACATATATGCTCCAAAATTAAAATTATCAGATGTTCCCTGATTGAGAGCTATATAACCGTTAACAACTGAAGTCATAGCTTCTCCATTTCCATCTGGATAGATCATAATTTTAGCAGACCATGATCTTGAATCTGGGTCAGCATATGTTGTATTACCGACCATTTTACTAGCCATTTCTATATCACTAATATTATAAACAGTACCAGGTTTCATTCTTAATATGATATCTCCTGTACATCTACCCATAGATCTGTCACTATATACAGGAATTTCTTGTTTTGCGAGAAATTGATATGATAACAGTTTATTATTTTTCTTTTTATCGATTTCGAGCATTGACGTTATATCATATGCTACGTTAACTGCACAAGTAGTCGTCCCTCCAGTAGCATTACAAACATCCTGCGCTGTTGCCATAATAGATTCACATCCTTTCTAAGATATTAATAAATTGTTCGGGTAAAACGAGGTAGGGCTAGCCCTACCTCGAATTATTTAACTTTTTGCAATAGCATAAACTGCATCAGCTATATTAGTTCCATTATTAGAAAGTATATTATTTAAACCCATTACAGGAGCTGACGAACTAGAATTGTTATTCTTCATTTGATTAATCAAATTACGAATTTTATTGTTACTTTCATTAGACTTAGACAAATCTACTGAAGTGTTTGTAACAATTGCAGCGAGGAGCTGAACAATCTGATCTGTCTTAGCACTATTATCGGCAATAGTTTCAAGTATTGCAATCATAGCACTCATATCCTGTGAATTTGATGTGTTAGAATTATTATTGTATGTAGTAGTTGAATAATTATTTGTCTCGTAGTCTGACTCGTATGGAAGACCAGTAGAAGGATTAATATTGGAATAGTGTCCATTATTGTTAATTCCTCTACCGCCTGTACGAACAGAATTCTGGATTTGATGTTTATGAGATTCGTAATATTGTGTTGAATATGGACTTAATTTTGTACTAGATGCGGTAGCAAGTCTATTAGAATTAAGGATAGGAGGATCATGTCGTCTGTTTTTAGATAATTTATTATTAAATCTTGATTGAAATTTTTCTTGATTCGACATTGACGAGTTAGCTCTTGCTGATGTGGAAGATTTGATATTTTTGCCTCTTCCGTTACCGCTATTAGCATACTCAGACTTTTCAATCGGACCTGCGGCTCTTCCTCTATAACGACAAACCATATCCATTCTTGGTTTATGTTCCCAACCTGAACATCCCGCCCATAAAACAGATGTTGCCGATGCTGTCTGTCTCGCCTCTTCTATTATGCGCTTAACATCTGCATGAGGCCCAACAAATTCTCCATTGGAACTATGTTTAGCCGCAACATTAAGAAGGGCGGTAGCGAAATTGTAACTTTTCTTAATAGGGTCGTCATCGCCGGCATTAAATCCGAATTGCTGGTATTCGTTATTTCCAGTCTTATACAAAAACATTTCACAATGTTCTGTACTGGAAACGATATCTCCAGGATTAAGATCATCGATACTTTTCAGTGGGAATACTACCCAGTCATCAGTATCAGATCCATCTTCATTTTTAATAAAGTCTCCGATATTTACTGAATGGAAATTATGAGCCTGCATGCTATCATTTCCACCCCAATCGTTAATAGTTTTATAACCTAAAGCATGAACCACACCAGACATAAATCCAGAACAGTCTCTTCTTGCTTTAACTGATCTACCATTAACTGTAATTGTATCGACAACATAATTACTATACGAAACTGGACCCATAGCTTTCCATACTGCAGCTGCAGTGTAAACTATCTGTCCAATAGCATTTGTGTCATGCAACGATAAATCTGCAATAACATCGCTATTTTCATAATTATTATTACCACTGTTACCGTCACTCGAATCATCACCAAATAATGCTGTATAGTAATCGCCGTAAATTTGTTTTACGAGTTTACCGCTATAATCTCCGATTTGTGTTAATAAAGATGCTCCACTATTTGCAGGTGCTGTATCTTCAGGTACTGCTGTTGTTGTAGTAGTTGCTTCTTCTTCTTCATCAGCTCTACCATACTTACCAGAACCATACCTTCTGATACCATATCCATATCTGGCTGCACGCTTACCGATCTTAGTATTAATAAATTCCTGACGGTTATATCTCTTATTAGCTCTACCGCTTGGACGACTACTAATAGTTGGAGATGTATGATCAGTATTAGAACCCTTACCCTTACCAGAACCAGATGCGAATTGATTGTAAATATTATTTGCATATCCGATACTAAGTTTAATATCAGAATCTCGGTTCCAACCTCTTTCGACACAGTCGTAGAATGCTGTAACAGCTTCTGAAATGCTCATATTATTAAAACCTTCAAGTCCGCCCTTGCGCTTAATAAGATCATAATTCCATGACATAGTTCCATGACCATCTGCGCCATTAAACATTGCTGCGTTGTTGGTATTAGTGGCAGCTTCTATATTAGTACCCTTCATCTGAGCAACTACCCATTTAACCTGTCCATCAAGAGTATTAGGATCACAATTATTTCCAGTACACCAGTTATATAACGCTGCATGACCTTCAGCATATGACCACTGAATAAGTCCGAATCCCATACCTGAACCGTTAACATGAGTACCCATTCTGTTATGAGGAATATCTTCAACTCTATTGGCTTTTACACCACTAGCAATTTCAGATATAGATGGATTAAATCCGGATTCTCTTTGCATATTACCCATAATAGCAGCCGCTAAAGTATCGGAAAATCCGTTCTTAACGAAATAATCCCAGATTATTTTCTTACGAGACTCTGTTTCTCCAGAATCCGTAATATCTGCATCATAGTTCATATTTGTTGAACCCTTATTGCCAGATGAATATATTGTATTATTTGTAGAATTTCCTCCAGTAGGAGCATCGTCATCGCCGAACAATGCACTATAATAAGGTCCATATATAGCCTTAACCATAGATGAGCTATAGTTGCTTAATACAGACAATGCACTGTCTCCACGACCGAATTTACCATGACCACCAGTAGTAATCTTAACACTTGTATTTTTCAATACTTCGCCAAGATTATATCTAGTCTGACCACGTTTATCTTCAGAATCTTCAACGATAACGTTACCGTTACGATCTAATCCTGTAGCGACTACATAGTGCGAATATTCAGATCCGTAAGGAGTAGTTCCCTTATTCTTACGATCTTGACCCATCATAATAACAGGTTTACCGTTAGCAAGAGAATTAATAACTTCCTCATTACTTTGAGTTTCGTTAGCAGTAATGCCATTTCTATTCAGATAGTCCTTGAAGTATTCTGGATAGGTTCCTCCATTGACTTCTTTATAGCCATTAGCAGTTGCAAACTTAGCAGCACTACGCATATTGCCCTTCTTACCATATCTATTCAGAACAGTTGCTGCAGCTGCAGGTCCACATCCTGAATCGGCAAGAGATTGAGATTCTGTATCTCCAGGTGTTTGGAAAGAACCAGTATAATCTCTCTGATAAATATGACCATCATCACCCTTACCAGATTCTCTATCTTCGTCTTTACCCTTGCCAAAGATACCCTTAAATTTATTTTTAATTCTCTGCCATATCGAAAGTTTTCCTGATTTATCCTTTGTAGCTTCATCGGAAGAACCACTTGATGATGACGAAGATTCAGATATACCTGAAGGACCAATTACATTATTTACGTTACTCATAGTTTCGGCTACCATAGAGAATGGTGCTTTAATGAGTCGACTCATGTTTTCCTTCATCTTAAACATAGAATCTATAAACGGATTTCCAGACTGAGGATCCTTAATCTCCCAGAATTTAGGATTTGACGGATCAATCTTGCCAGAGTCTATAGAATCGTTATTTGTTTTATTCTGTGAAGTAAATTTCTTTATGAAATTACCCACCTGTTTAAATCCGCCAGTAGCTTTGTTTAAAGCATCACCAATACCAAAGTCGCCAATTACAGATTTAGCGTTATCAACGCCTTTTCCGAATGTAGACTTGATAGCATCTTTAATACTCATATCACCCTTAATAACGGATTTAGCATTGCTTATACCAGTCTTAATAGTATCAACCTTTGATGAAATAGCTTTTCCTATTGTAGTTTCTTTGAGTTTACCAATAAGAGACTTAATTCCACCAGCTTTTCTCTTGATACCGCCCTTTATAACTTCTCCGACACTCTTCTCTCCACTAAGTAGAGATTTAATATCATTGAAGCCATTTGTTACAGTACCAATAAGAGGATTATTAGCAATGATTTCTTTGAAGTTTTTAGCATTATCTTCTGTAGAGGATTTAAGCGCTTCAATGATGCTCATATCTCCACTAAGAACAGATTTAGCTTTATTAACAAAATTCAAAATCGGATGGCGATTTATGAATGTAAGATTATTAGTCTCATCTTCAACAGGAACACCTTCTGAATCGATCATTTCCTCTGCCTCATCAGGAATTGCAAGCATTCCGTCATCGTCAAGGAATGGCTCGAGTCCTTCATCAGCCTCCGCATTTCCGAAGAGCTTCTTAATACCCTTACCAAGCTTCTTAATACCACCCTTTACCTTTTTACCAGCTTTCTTAGCTACCTTAACAACAGTCTTGGCTTTTTCAACTGGATTGGCTAATAAGAATTTCGTACTAGCTTTAAGACCCTTACCGGCCAATTTAAGCGCCTTCTTAGCACCGTCACCAATCTTTTGGAGCATTGTTCTATTGTATTTATAGTTATATTCCTCAAGAGTATAATCGGTACCATGAATCTGGTTAAATTCCTGAAGACGTTTTTGATCTTCTTCCTGTTTCTGTTTAAACTCCTCATATTCTTCCTTAGCAATAATCGGTCCTAAGATATCGATAACGATACTTGCAACCGTACTTCTAGGAATAACGATAAGGAAGTTATCTGTAATGAACGCTACAACACCAGCTAATGCTTTTTCAAGTGCAGTAGGTTCTGATATAATACCTAAGATATTTCTAGCATCACTACAGCCTGAAATGAAGCTTCCAATATACATTGCGATATTGATAACCACACCAACACCCGTAGCAGCTGCACCCACCTGAATACCAAGCTTACTTGCAATCTTAGCAATTGCTTTAGCAGCGAGATCATCAAGTTTTGTCTTAAGTCCTGAAATGATTTTACCGATAGCACCAACAGCCTTCTTAGCTATAGTACCACCCTTAGATCCGAGAACTTTAGTAAACGCTTTACTGTTAAAGAGTTTCTTAAGAGCACCCTTAATAAGATCAAGTATCTTACCGATAACTCCAGCATTCTTACTCTTAGTAGCAGATTCTGCAGCTTCCTTAACAACATTTTTAGCTGTTTTCTTAGCTGCACCTTCTCCTGCTTCTTCAGCAGCTTCCTTAAGAACTTTCTCTCCAACTTTAGATTTACCTGCTCCCTTATTAGCAAATGGCTTTTTGATCTTATCAACAAGACCTGCTAATTTAGATGCTTTCTTTCCTCCAGCCTTTGGAGTTGCGATGTCAGCAACATCATCCATCATTGCTCCAATTTTATTTGCTTTAGGCTTACCTGCGATGTCAGCAACATCGTCCATTAATGCACCATTTTTAAACTTTTTACCTGCAACGTCCGATATATCGTCCATCATTGCTCCTGCCTTTGGCTTTGAAGTTGCGATGTCAGCAACATCATCCATCATTGCCCCACCAGGAACTTTAGACTTGGTTACAACATTATCTACCGCAGAAGTTGCTGCGGTATTAGTAGCAGCGTGTTTTGAAGCTCTTTCTATGAGTTTAGCTTTAGCTTTAGAAGCCCCCTTTTCAGAGAGGCTACCAACTGTGTCCATACCCTTACCAAGAACTCGTCCAGCCCATCCTGCAGGTTTAGCCCATACTGGTAATATTTTAGAGAATCCCTTACTGAACTTACCAAGAACCCTACCAGCTCTACCCATAGATTTTCTTCCGGCTTTGGTAGTCATAGCCCAAGCCATTCTTTTGAGAACAGTGTTATGAGTATCGAGAGCATCGTTAGGATCCGCATTGTCGGCGTCTTCATTGAGCATAGCATCCCAATTCTCATCTCCGACAAGTGAAGGATCTGCCATTTCTATAAGATCAGCGGCCGAATAGTATTTACCATCGACTCCCTTTCTTAATGGATTCTTTTTCTTTTTATCACTTTTTGCATAATATACGGTCTGACCAGCTTTATCTTTTCCACCTTCAACTACATCATTATCATTAGTAGCTGCAGCTTTTAACTGAGACGGAGGATTAGGATAAGCAGCCCCCATCTTAGATCCACCTGTAGCGGCCGCTGTATCATCTTCAATTACACCCTTAGGTCCAAAATACATGTTCTTTGATGATGTTCCGCTCGGTTTAACAGAAGTGCTTTCCATAGTACCGATAGATTTCGTAGAACCCGTAATAGTATTTGGAATAACTATAGATGACTTTGATGCACTACCAGAGCCTCCGCTACTTGGGTCATTATAACCTCCAGGAGTGAAACTCTCAAGGTTAAATGCGGTCGAACCTACTTCAGTTTGGCCATCTTTCTTTGTAAGAAATCCCCAGATACCTTTAGCAGCACCCTTCAACGCAGCAACTAATGTAGGAACAAGATTTGCTGTCAAAGTTTCTACTATTCTAGGAACCCATTTTTCTATAAGAACTTCAGCTCCGACCTTCCAAGTGTCAACAACCTTCGCAAAGATATTCTTAACACCTATCAGAGCACCAGACCAACCTGTATTAGGGTCCGTATAAGGTCCAGTATTAGCAAACCAATGTTTTACATTAGCAAACTTCTTACCAAACCAATTCTTAAGCGGATTAACTATTCCTGAGAATAATCCACCCTCATATTCACCTTCCTGATTCTTTTTACCAAGAATCCAAGGTCCCACTTTATTTTTTAAGAATGGCATAAGTGTCTGATGCATAAAGCCTACCATGAGAGGTACGCCAACTACCAGTTTACCTATACCAAACGCACTACTTAACCATTTGGTTAATTTGCTAGGCTCTTTCTTATCGTCTTTATGAACGATATCACCTAACGTTTTAACGCCCTTATTGATCGCAGCGATGATTCGATCAGTTCCGCTTGCTTCTCCGTTTTTAATACGTTTTTCAGAAGCAACGACTCTATTTCGAACACCGACTAACAAGCCAGGTTTGTCCTGTTTATAATAATCCTTAAGTTTTGATTCGCGCCATTTAGCAATACCACCATTGCTACGAATCTCATCCTTTTCTGTATCAGATAACTTACTATAATCTTTTCTGATTTTCTTATTAATCTTATCAGCAGGATCATAATAAAGCTTTCTCTTAGCTTCAGCTATAAGTCCTCTCTTATGAGACTTAAGATAATTCTGACGCCATTTAGCAATACCGCCATTGTTACGAATTTCTTCCTTCTCTTCAGCAGAGAGTTTTGCATACTGAGCATTAACGTCAAGCTCTTCATCGGTTGGATCGTAATTAAGCTTCTGCTTAAGATTTCCAGCTCCTATTTTAGCTTTCTGTTTTAAATTGAAAGCGGCGTTCTTAATATGAGGAGATGCAGCTTTAGCTCCTTTAAGGGCTAACGAAGCTCCAACCACCCCACCTACAGCTAAAGGACCAGCCATAAGTATAGCAGCAGTTTTACCTATTCCGAGTTTTTCAAAAGTGGCAAATGGTTTAGCAAGACCTTTGAATTTAACTTCGGATTTGAGCATTGCTTTGGCTACTCTTTCACGATCTGCAGGATTCTGAATTTTAGTTAATACATACTTACGGATATAAGCTTCGCGCATCTTTTCATGCTCTTCCTTATTTGTCCATTCGTATATATCGCCATCAAGAACCAGAGTATATTTACCAGACTTACTCATTAAATGAGGATTATCCTTAACAGAATCATCCCAAATCTTTGCGGCTGAAGTGCCTAATGATCTATAAATATAATCAGCGGTTCCTTCAGGACCCTTTTCTTTGAAAGTATCGAATAACTCATTATCTTTCTTACGTCTTAAATCCTTAATAGCCTCATTATAACCAGTAAGAGCTTCGCCATTATCGGTATTCTGAGATATTTCTTTCCATTCATCTGGATTCTTAGAAATAGCTTCAAGACGTTCAGCATGAGACATTGAGTTCCAAGCTTTCTTTTTATTACGAATCTTATACTTTTTGCGTATAGCTTCGTCCTCTCCTAATTGAACCTTAAGACTATCTTCAAGAACTTCAGTGAGTCTATCAACAGCTATAGTGTTATTCTTAAGAGGATCTCTTTCGCCTGTGAGTTTTTCGCCAGCTTCTTTATGAACAATATCTCTATTAATCATTTCCTGATACTGACGAATCATCTTTTTATTACGAGGATCAAACTTGATACCAAGTTCATCCATTAAAGTCTTTTCAATATCCACACCAGAAGCCTTGATATTAGCAACACGTTCTTTAGCTAATTTGTTAGTATTAGCAAGATCATGAACTGCTTGTATCATATTAGCTTTATCGGCATCTGATAGAGGAGTTCCCTTTCTAGTGTCAAAATCGCCGCGTTCGATTAATTTAAGAGCACCTTCGAAGTTACCTCTATTGATCTGCTTCATAATCTGAGCAGTACCGGTCTTTCCTTTTCGTCCACTACCCTGAAGATAATTGTCGAACTGGTCGGACATTGTTTTCTTAGCATTTACTAATTCATCATTAACCATGTCTTCACGACCGGCTAACATTCCCATCATATCTCTAACACGTTTCATTTCTTCAACGCTTCGAGTCTTTGACATAGTGCTGAGGGCCTGATCGAATTCAGAATATTCGTCAACCTCTCCTGCTAAGAAGTTTCTCTGGCGGAAAGCAATTCTTTCATCTGCAGTTAAGTCTGATGCTCTACCACGACGAATTTGCTTTCTTCTTAAATGATTACCTAAACCTTTAATAGCATGAGCTCCAGCCATTAAAGGAGTAGCTCCTACCCATGCGGCACCTTTAGCGATACCTATACCAGCTCGAGCAAGTCCAGCACCAGCATTAGATAATTTGTCAGTAAGATGACCTCCAACATGAGAATCACTGAATTTCTTAATTCTATCCTTAGCGAAATTAGTAATATCCTTAAATCTATTCTTAATTTCCTGAATGATAGGTTTGATACCTTCAGCTAAAGGCATTACTACTTGGTCTTTAAGCATTCCAAATATTCCACCTTCACGCTTAGCGTCTTCACCTTCACCCTTCTTTTTACCAAAGATAGCATCGAGTGTTCCGTTGATTATAGTGCTTCCGAAATTCTTAAGAGGATCAACAGATTTCTTCAAAAGACCTACGAATCCTCCAATTCGTTTACCATCAGGACCTTGTTTACCTAAAACAGCATCTTTGAACGAATCTGTAGTAGTAACAAAACCAGCAGCGGAACCGAGTAACGCATTTCCGAGTAAGCCGAAAGGACCAAGGAATGCTCCAGCAAGAGCTCCAAGTCCCATAGCAGGAAGTGCTTTCTTAAGTTTTTCTTTCTTCTTAGGATCTATAAGTCCACCCTCACCAAAAAGAGTCTCCTGTATAAGACCATTATTTTTAGCAAAACCAGCTGCAGATCCAATAAGTAATCCTCCTACAGGTCCAAATGGAGTTATAAGACCAGCAAGAGCTCCAAGTAATCCGAATTTCTTAATATCAGGAATAGCTTTCTGCAATTCCTTACTAAGAAGTCCATCATCGTGACGTTTCAGTTTACCATTTTCATCTACTTCACCAGTAGCTGTTCCGAAAATAGCATTAGCGAAACCATTTGATTTATTTGCAAAAGCTGAAGCAATACCTATACCGGCTCCGAGTAATGGTCCTCCTAAGAGTATACCAGCACCAAGGCCCATAGTTCCTCTAGCCATTGCATTACCAATAAGCTCCTGTCCTTCACTACCATTGACGTATTCATTGATCTTAACAAGGTTAGAATCTTTTCCGCCAGGTTCAGCGTTGAAGCTTAATTTATTAACAAAAGCTCTTTCTCTAGCAGCATCTGCAGATCTACCAGCAGCTCCCTTAGGGTTAACTACAATACCTCCAGTCGGAATATTATAAATTCCTGTTTTCTGAATAGTAGCAGTTCCACGACCAGGAACTGTAAGAGTTTCTCCAGGTGATAATACTGATGGGAATGCACTTCCTGTATTAATACCACCTTTAGCCATTCCTGAAGGAGGATTATTATTTCCTACTACAGGGAGATTGGCTATCTTTTCAAGGAGAGATGATATTTTATTAAGAGGAGAAAGAATCTTCTCTAAAATTTCATTATTCTTCTTAACATTTTCGACATGATTAAATATAGTATCTGCTGAATTTGTTGTAGTTGTAGTAGTATCTTGATTCGAATTTATAGCTTCTCTTCCATGCTTAGCTCTAAGAGTAGCAGTACGAGATCTAATAGCTTCGATCATTTCGTCTCTTCTTTCAGAAGATGCGAACTGTTTATTTTTAGATTGAAATCTACTTATATTATTTTTATCAAGACCTCTATCTAAAGAAATACCCTGGCTAGAAAGCCAGTTTATATATTCAGCGATAGCTTCCGAAGCATTCTCTGCAGGGAATACTCCCTTTTTAAGAAGCTCTTTTCGCAAGTCTTCAGGTGATTTAACCTTTTTTCTTCTGTACTTTGATTCCGTTGCTTTAGCTAATACAGTCTGGTCTGATGCTAAGTTATCATATGCTGGAACTTCTTCCCCTTCAGGAATCACTTTCAGCTTTCTGTCTTTAAGACGATCGAGACGATTAATACTATTGATAATACTCTGATAATGCTTCGAGCTATGATCAGTGGTAATATCAAAGAAGTATTTCTTCATAGGACCTGCGGTCGCTACTTCCTTTTCTGGAATTTTATGAGCTTCACACCAGAGGATATATTTCTTTATAGCAGTATTACTTGGGAATATCTTTACATGATTAGGATAGAAGTTTTCATATATTGATAACAACGGAGAATCCCAATATACAGCCTCAAATTCTTTGATAGCAGCCATTAAAGCTTTCTTCTTTGCAGTATCCTGATAATACTTTATAGGAACATCCGGTTCTGGAGTGACGGAATCCGTCTCTTCACTCTTTTTACCAAAGATGCTATCTTTAGTATCTTTAAGAGTTCTCTTAGCATAATTCTTAACATCTTCAGCATTTTTCTTAAAATACTTACGACCGGCATTAAGAACTCCGCTTAAAAGTCCGCCCTGATAGTCAGATTCGGAATCGGCTCTTTTACCTAAGAGGAATTCTTTGACAGGTTTAAAGAACTTCTCTCCGAATTTTTCATTTAACTTTTCGACAGCATTAGAAATCTTATTAGAAATCTTATCGGTAAGATCTTCAAAGCCCTGTTTAAACTTTTCTTTCATCATTCCGAAAAGACCCTTTTCTTCAACTACTTCTCCGTCTTCCTTAGTACGTTTAAAAGCGTGCTCAAAGAAAAGATTATGAAGCCATACGTCTGTTTTTATAACAGCATCTGTAGCAGCTTCCCAAGGTTTCTGAACCATCTGACGAGCATAATCGCCCAGAATAGCGAGTTTGCTCATTCCTCCAACTTCCCCTCTAAGCTGTTCCGTAAGGGAACGTTTAGGGTCGAAGTTTTTATCTGTATATTTACGAGCTTCTTCCTTAGTCATAAGACCCCAGTCAGCAAGAGTATCGTAAATATTTTTCTTATTCTTTTTATTATTGTCGAAATCTTTCTTAAGATCCCTTTCAAGTTTATCATGCTGATCAGCAATAAAACCGGCAAGGTCAACATAATCTTCAGCTTTTCGAGGCTTCGGGCCTATTCTACCTTTCTCTTCCCATTCCTTTACAGCATTGATATATTTTTGATTATAGTTGTCATAATCACGAGCTTTTCGTTTCTCATCTTTCTCACGACCTGATCCGCCATATTTATAATTAAACTTCGGTTTGTAGTCTTTAGTCTTTTCAAACTCCATCATATTTGATGTGTCTGTAGTTGTAGAACCAAGACCAAATAATCCATTATTTCTTATAGCAGAAAGATCAATTTTCATGTGACGAAGATAATCAAATAAGTTATATCCGTTATTATCTTGCACATAAAGCATCGCTTGAGCAAATGGAGATTTAAATGCGCGTTCCATATTAAAATCGCCATGCTGATTTCGAACGCCCATAATATTCTTATCCTTCGTAGGATCACCTAAGATACCTTCACTATAGAGTATTCTCTCAAGAATATCTGGATCTCTTTCCATATCTCTAAAGGTCTGTGCCCTTTGAGCCTTAGTATCGAATGCGGTTCTAGCGTAATTAGAAATAGCATTACGAACATTAACACCTGTTCTTACACCACCAGCACCTCTAGATCTGTCAATACCAGTAACTTTGGTACGAGTTCTACCCTTAGCACCAGTAACCTCTTCAGTCTTATAATAATACTGTCCCTGAGATTCGTTATCTCTAAAGATTTTCTTAATGAAGTTAACAAAATCAGAATCAAGACCGTATTCCATCGGTTTGTTCAGAATACTATTGAAATCACCATTAGTTCTGTACAATGCTCTCTGGAATTTGTCCATTTGTTCATCCAGACGATCCTGACTGAACTTAGATGTCATAACAGCATTTGGACTCTTTCCTATAGATTCATGCATAACTGAAAGGATATCGCCAAATGCTTGTTTATGGCCAGCATCTTTCCAATCATTATGCCTCTTCTGAACAGCTTTTACAGTTGTCCATTTTCCAGTTTTATAGTCGAAGATCTGTTCATCTTCTCCTGTAATCATAGAAGTCATCTTTCTAAGATAGAAAGGGATAACTTCCGTAACTGCTTTCTTGGTTATACCATCGAATGGTACGGGACCTTTATTAAATTTGCCAGTATCCATAGTATCGGACTCTTTATCAAATTTAAGTCCAAATATAGAACCTAACATTTGTGCAAATTTATCTTCATCATTCATTCGAGCATTATAAGCTCTACTCATTAAATTTGAGAATGATCCCCTAAGGTTTTCATTAAATCCCTTAGAAGCAGATTTAAATTCTGAGCTTATAGATTTTCTAACTACCGACTCGACAGCCATTTTTAATGGACTGGCAGCAAACATCGCTAAGATATTAGCTCCTTCCATTGCACCTGTCATTTGAAGGGCGCCACCAGATAACTGGTTGATGAAATCATATGCATTAGATTTTATCTGTTTTCCATATTCGCGAAGATTAGGGATACCACTTGACGCGATATCCGTTACAGTATTTCTTTTTCTTTCTTTTTCTTGCTGATTCTGAGACTGATATACCTGACGCTGCATTTGTAACATCTCGTCCAACTGAGCGACAATCTTATCGGTCTTCTTTTCTATATTTGTCATAAACTTTGCAGAGTTCTGGAAATGCTGACTCTGCATCTTGGATGAAGCTTCATTCTGATTCTTCATGATTGAAGTAATAGTATCGAGCTTACCTCCAAATTTATTCATTAATCTTTCTTGCTGAACAAACAGCATTGTTGTATTATCTCTCGATGTATCAACAATAGCCTTGTTTCCAGTAGTAATAACGTCTGCCATTATAGCAGTCGAAAGTTTATTATTCTTTTTAATAGCAGTAGCGATCACTTTATCTCCTGCAGTGATATCAGCGTTATCGCTCCAGTCAAAGTCTTCGCTATCCATATCCCAGCCAGTGTCTTTTACAAGATCACCGCCGAATTTGCTCTCATATTCAAGGTCTCGTTCTTTATTATAGAACTTACCCGACTTAATATCTTCGAACAAGTTCTTAATGTCTAAGTTAGCAGCAACATAGACATCAGACTGTTCGACTGTTTTCTTAACTCTTGCGAATGTTGTACGGTAATCTCTTACAGCACCATATGCTTCTTTAAAAATTTCTTGATTCGTCGTAGTAAAGTCTTTGACGGTACTATACTCTTCTCCAAGAACTTCAGACGCAGTATATACTACAGATTTACCTACATTCTTAGCATATTCTTTGATTTTAAGCATAATAAATCCTCCCTTCATAGAATAGGGTAATTTATAATAATGTTCACCTAAAAAATAAAGGGTAAAAAATAAACGGGAGCTAATCGCCCCCGTTTAGATACATTTATGATAAGTCCTTAGGTAACATAACTGCAATGTCAAGTATATTAGAGTCTGTATATTTGTATATAATTGCTGGAATTTTTTTACCATTATATTTATACAGGAATGAATTGATGACTCCATTAATTACATTAAGACATTCTTTTTGATCCGAAAGCGGATACCTTTTAGTACCAATAATTAAATCACCCCATGTACATTTATCTATATCATAAGATAAATATGGGACGAGAGATGCATCATTAATGAAGAGCTGAAAATATCTATCGATTATTTTCACAATATGTTCTTTTGGGTTTTCAAAGTTAAAAGGAATATTGCTCACGACATTATTCAATTTATCGTTGAAATACTCAAAATCGAGATAAGGAAATTCTTTTTTAAGAGAACCAAAATTATCAACGATCCATTTATATGATCTGAACATATTTGCATTCTCTATACAATTCTTATATTCTTTATCAGAATTGTATCTTTTATCGTCTATCGCTTGATCCATATGTGATAATTCATGTGCGATAACATCAAATACCATATTCATCAGTCTTAGCGTTTGATTCTTCACGCACGATTGATGATTATGCAGTATAGATGATATACCATACGTTGTATTCATCAATAACTTGATTTGTATATAATTTATATACACGATTGAAGCTCCTGACCATCCTATGTCGGGTCTAGAGGGTTCGTTTACGATTTCGATTGTAGCTGCTCGATTTTTATTAATCTTGCCATTAAGATAATTAAATATCTGAGATACCCATTTACCACGGAAGCAGTGTTCATACTCTTGAGCAACTTGTTCATGTCCTTTCCATAGATCTTTACATGTTTTTTCCATATGATCTCTTAATAGGGTTTTTTTGATAGTCATAATCTTTACCTCCAAAATATAATTGGTGAGAAGGATTGCTCCTTCTCACCACTATAATATACAAATATATACTGTATTAGAGTCTAATGATATTTGTGTAGTTAACACTATCTTTATCAAGCCTATCAATACCGACAGCTTCGCTTGGGAACGTCTTTAAGTTATCATTAATAATCTCATTAAAGTTAATGAAAGGTTTAAGCCATTCTGGAACGTCTATATTCTCAGGTAATGCTATTTTAGTAATGCCTTTCTTAAAGTTTTCATCGTTCAATAATGCTATCATTTTTTCGTATTGATGTGGGAATGTGTCTTTAATAATATCCACATTCTTATCAGTAATATCGGTCTTAACCACCAATATACTATTTCTCTGTTCAAGGTCAATAGGTTCTGCGTTGGCGTCTCTTAATTCATTATATGCAACGGATGCTTTTATTCCGAACTGACCCATTGGATCGTCATATCCTGCCATAGACTTAATTCTAACAGGTTTAAAGAATTCCTTATCTCCTGCCATAATCGAATTATAAATTCTCTTTTCTAATATTGCAAGTCTCTTAACAATCTCAACTTGACTGATATTATCTCCTGCATTTAATATGCAATCAAACAATATACTTTCAAGAGCATGTCTTGTTGTTTTTGGTATTCCAACCTTTCTGATAGGCATACCTTTAATATCAAGAGCTTTTTCTGCAGGGATGATGCTTGCTTCCTGTCGCTCCTGATACGAACAGTAGTTCTTTTTATTATCTGTAACGAGAGCTCTTTTAAGCTGGAATTCGTTCTTAAGAATATAATATGATGCTCTCTTAGAACCATCGGCACATGTTGTAGCGTTAGAGTTTGTTGAGTATTTATACATATAATCTATGGACAATTTTCCCATTGTATATGCAAGAATATTGATAATAGAACATCTGAAACCAACACCAGGTCCGATTATATTTGGACGAATTGTCTGTTTTAACTCAATGATTTCATCTTTATAGAAATCGTAATCATAACTAATCTGTTCTGCGGGTGATACCTCACCAGTATCTTCATTCATTTCGATTTCTTTAATCCTCATCGGAATATTATAAATCTTGTCGAGAATATATCTATACCATCCGTCAAAACTTATAAAGCAACTATCGGTATCGGTAAGTACAGAAACGCAACGGTACATGTTATATGCTCTATCAATTCTATCCATATACTGCTGATCATAATAAACCCATTCTTTAAGAAGATCATACACCTCTCCAAGCGAGTCTTTAATTTCTTCCGGAGGATCATTAGGATCCATAAATGGAGTTTTAAGAGTAGATAAAACCTCAATGATTTTATTCATGACATATCTATTGTCTACGAAGTTGAAAAGATTATTCTTATAGAATATTCTATTTATATCCTGCTGAGGAAGTTTATTAAGTATATCCCATATAATCATCATATCCTTTTCTGTTGGGATATAATAGAACCCGAATGTAGATACGACCTGCATGAAACATTCCTGAACAGTAATGTCTCTATCTATAACCGCATAATCCATATAAGTTCTTTTTTCTTTTCGAATATTATTAATGAATGTAATAGCTTCGTTAAGAGAACCAAACTTAACGTTATTAGCCATAAACGACTCAAAGAGCATGATTGCTGTCGAGATACAACTCTGACCCTGCATAGTTACACTCTGAGCTACATATAAATTATAAAATACAGATGTGCACATTCCTGATGCACCGTATCGTTGTATGTCACGTATAGTCGCTACTTATACGCAGTTCTCTTATGAACTTCCCTTAAATTTCTAAAAGGGACAGACTATATCTTCATCCTATAACAAATATAGGAGTGCACCACTTCGAACTCGCTTGAGTTCTACTCCCTTACGGGATAGTCGTTGAACTTTAATCTTAGAAATTATAATTACTTGAAATATTTTTGTATTTAGAACGGCTCTTTAAACAACTCAATGTTCTCCATTAGTTGGATTAGTATATACCTTTTCAAAAATATTCATAATAATTTTACGCCTCCTTTCTTTAGATTCTTAGCTGCTGATTACCCATTAGTTGACTACTGTACAGTAGTCAACTATCTTGGTCCTTTTCAAACCATCACGCTTATCCTTTCGGATTACGTTGTGGTGGACCAAGCTTTAGGGTTTCCCAGCAGTTCAATGCATTCTTAAGCTTATATTACTATAAGCTGCCACGTACGTACTTATCTCATGGCGTTAGCTGATACTTTTTCTGATAATTGAAGAAGATTATACTTTTCGAACATATCAGAACCTTTCGGATATTTAAACATCTCATTCTTATATACACCTCTCATCTTTAAGAAGCTTTGAATGAGATCTACATACGGATTTGGTTCCGAGCCGTGTTTTTTAAACATTACACCCGCCACTGTAATAATTGGTTCTTTATCGATAATATATTCAAGAACCTTGAAGAGGGTAGTGTCCTGTCTTTTCTTTGTGTAGTTATTATCAAGTACACAATTTGAGTCTTTTGATCTTTTAGCTATAGAGTAGTTTATAGCATCGATAAGATCGCTTTCATACATTGCAGGGAATGAAAGTTTGAGAGCATCGAGCATTTCATTCCTATAAATATCAATAGCCGGAGAGTTGATATTAATCGTGTTTGTAGTTGTTTCCATAAGAACCTCCTAATTCCTAAACGTGCCTAATTAGGTACGATTATGTTGTTGTATTATATTGTTAGAGTATGTATAATTTGTAAAACTTCATATTTTCAGATATATATAATTATAGTGAATAAGGAATAATATAAATCTTTTACATACCTTATTCATCATAGGCTTCACTGCAGAAAGTCTATGATACCAAGAAAAGTCCCGACTAGTCATCGGGCCACTCCTACGGAGTGTGGGCTAGGAGGCCCAAATCATTATGTTAAATATCACTACTACAGCTACTAGGTCAGTGCAGCAGATTGCGAACGAAATTGAGCAAGTTCACATCTATGATGGTGAACTTGCTTTTAACGGCGGTCTTTATGAGGCGGCCGTTAAAGTTATCACATGGATTTTCGACATGAATCCATGTGACGTGAATGAGTGGATAGAGCTCCACTCAAGACACTACGCTGAGCATGAAGATGCTCAGCGATGGTTAGATTTAAACGAATCTAACCACCACCGCAACCTTAATGAAGAATGGGACAAGATGCTTGTCCTGTTAAGCCAGAACTATGAGGGCGTTAAAAAGCTCAGGACTTTGGAACGCCTCGAGAAGGCTTTATTAATTGGACAGATGGTCGAGGCGGCCATCGATCCTACCAAGAATGGCATCTTTTGATGCCATTCTTTTTTTCTTCTCATCCTCTTTATTTTTTCTTGAAAGAACAATATTATAATACCTTCCCAGGTAATTTAAACATACTAATAATTATATTTATATAAAGGAGGAATTTATCTATGGGTATTTTTACAAGCTCTAAGGGCTACACTAATGAAGATACACTTGAAGATATCGATATCAACCTTGATGAACTTATGGAACAGTTCTTCTATGACGATCACTACGCAGATTCTGACGAGGATAAGAGAGCTCTCTTTGAGAGCGGCGAGGTTGCTCTTCTTGAGAAGAAGAACATCACTTCAAGAAAGACACTTGTCCGTCTTAATAAGAATGACGATATTACTCGTCGTTCAACAATGGCTGCCCTTCAGATCGCTAAGCAGAAGAATGATGCTCTTTGGAAGAAGCTTGTTCTTAACAGAGTTAATGAAAGAAAGCTTCTTAGAGCAATCAAGAAGAAGTACGCTAATGCAGCTAAGAAGGTTGCTATCCAGGGTCAGAAGGCATATCTTAAGGGCTCTAACCAGTCTAAGATGCTTAAAACTTCAGACCTTAATAACAGAGATAAGGGTTAAACAAAATTATTTGAGAGTCGGGTGACCGACTCTCATAACTTTTCCTGAATTTATATATTATAGTGATGATGAGTAGAAGTAGAGATTCACTTCTTCGAAAACAATTCTATAAATAATATAGGAGGAAAAGAAGCTATGAACAATATTGAACAAACAACACCGGTCAATTATATGACTGACTATGGAGTATTCAACAAGATATTCCAGGGAGAGCAAATTATAATTAAGACCGATGATATCACACCAGATAATCATATGGATTATTACAATGGTCTTCTGAATTTATTCAGAGATTATATTGAAAATGAAAACCTGCAAAACACCCGAATAACTTTCGACTTCGGCGACGGAGTAGTTATTCATTTGACCACCGCAGATGCATTGATAAATATTTCAATGTGGTCATTCATAATCAACGCTGGACGTCGTGTACGTCCCAGACATATATTCTTGGAGAAGGATGGTATTACCAGAAACGCCATCGAAAAATATATCAATAAGTATTGTATCGATCCCAATAGATCCACTATGAGAATCGAATACCTTAACAACTTGATATACACTTCGCTGAGTTTGTTAAGATTTGTCGATGAATTCGGCATGTTCTTCAACAATGCAATATGCATAGAAGATTTTATCGATCTTTGTAACGCATCACCTGAATTTGATGAACTTATTCATGGTAAAGAACGTTATAGAGATTGTCCAGTTGACCAGATAAATCCAAGAGCAATGGAAGACGTCAATACAATGAAAAAATTCTTCGTTAATGCTAAGAAGTTCATTGGACGTAGTATTGGTCTTGGAGATGCTACAAGAGCAAAGGTCGGAATGAAGGATAAACAGATGAAAGAACTTGGAATTATTGTTGGTGCCAAGCCTAATGGTGAAGGCGGAATTGGTGCTTATACAATCGAGGGTTCTTATTTAGTCGGAGGTCTTCGTACTTTAGAGGAGACCTTTATAGACTCTGGCAACGGCAGAATTGCTCAGATTATTACTAAGCGAAACACTGCTGATTCTGGTTCTAGCGCAAAACGTTTAGGTATGAATTGTATGGATACATCGTTGTATTGTAAACCTGGAACATCAGAACCAGATCCAACTTATGACTGCCATACAAAGAATTATGTACCTATAATCATTCCTAACAAGAAATGGTTAAAATTATTTGCAGATCGATATTATAGATACGATCCTCATGGATTAGAATTTAATATCGGTCATGGCGATATGTTGGTAGATAATCATCCAGCTATCGGTAAACTTATCTATCTAAGATCTCCAATTACATGCTCAAGTGCAGCTAAAGGACTTGGTATATGTAAAAAGTGTTATGGTGAATTATTCAACACCAATAGCGGTTTTAACGTAGGTAAAACTGCAGCTGAGATCATATCTGCTATTCTTACTCAGGTAATGCTTTCCGCTAAGCATCTTCTTGAAGTTAAGATCTACAATCCTAAATGGGTAGGAGATATAGATAAATATCTTAATATTGAAGAAGGTATTGTATCTATGGATCCATCATTACAGGTATCAAAGAAATGCTGTGTTGTTATTTCAAGAGATGATATCTGTATTGAAACTATTGAGTTCGGCGACGATGATGACGACGATTCAAGCATCGACAAAGAATATATAAATTCATTCAGAATCGTTGATGAAGATGGAGTTAATATCGAATTCCATACTCAGGAAAACGATAACTTGTTTATAACTCCAGAGCTGAGTAAACTCGTGCACAGTAGGGGTTTAAATAATGATGATGAATTAATTTCAATTCCGGTTCATTTACTTCAGGTAGAGGAGATTCCTATGTTTGAAATGGGAATCTTTAATGATGACCTGTCTAATAAGTTGAAGAAGACCTTCAACACTCTTAATCTTAAGAAAGTGACCGAGTCGTTTACTAAGGAAGAATTCTTACAGGAATTCCTTTCAAACCTTATAGACTGCGGTCTTGATAATGTTATGAGCGTTCATTCTGAAATTATCATTATGAATCAAATAAGATCTTCAGATGATATTCTCACAACACCAGATTGGGATGTTCCAAACCAGACGAATTATCAAGTCTTAACATTGAGACGAGCTCTTGAAACAAATCCATCAATAACTGTTTCTCTTCAGTTCGATAACATTGCAAAGACACTTTATAATCCGTTATCATTTAAGAAGAAGAAACCATCAAGATATGATTTGTTCCATCATGTACAGCCACAGAAATTTATTGCTTCGACACCAGAAGTTGAAGTTAAGGGAGTACCGGCGTTTGTTAAGGTGGAACATAACGATGAATAAGAAAGGGAGCTATAGTGCTCCCTTTTATTTATGTTAAGGAGAAAACAGTGATGTACAAAATCGTAGTAAAACAAACTTGTATAATCATTAACGATTATACATTTGGTGATTATCCTAAGATAGAAAACTGTTTTCGAACTTGGGATGGTGTAACTCATTCTTTACACTATAAGTGTATAGAATATGACGATACCAATAAAACTCTTACACTTCCTAGAGGTATGGATATATCTCTTCTTGAAAAAGTTATTGGAGTTAAAGCCTATTATGAGAATAAGAATTCTCCGTTTAGGTATAATAATGATCGAACGCTTGTTCGGTATAAACCTAAGAATGAAAAACAGATAGAAACGTTATCATTCTTATTAGGCAAAGGGCAGTATAGATACACTAAAAACTATTCACAGTTAGCAGTGAATCTAAATACAGGAGCAGGAAAGACATATTTGGGTATTGCTTATATGTCTGCTCTTAATATAAAGTCGGTAATAATAACTTGCTCGGTTGATTGGCTTAATCAATGGAAAACTAGAATCACTGAGCACACAAATATATTACCAAGAGACATTTGTTTTATAGATGGATCGGACCATGCTAGAATTCTAATGTCTAAATCTCCAGAAGAGATCGATCGTAATAAGATATATCTTATTACTCATGGTACTATTGCTAGTCTTGCTAGTAATAACGGATGGGATTATATAAGTCAATTATTTACACACTTAGGAATAGGTATAAAGATATTTGACGAGGCTCATCTGCATTTTGATAATATAACGGCTATAGACTTCCACACCAATGTTTATAGAACGTTATACTTAACGGCTACTCCGGCAAAGTCTGACGAAAGGGAAAACGAGATCTTTCAGACTTATTTTAAGAACGTGCCAAATATTGTACTATTCGATCCCAATAGCGATCCCAGAACCAGATATATCGCTATTAGATATAAATCCGGTCTTGACGCTAAAGAGATTAGTAAGTGTAATACATTATACGGATTCAATAGATTAATCTATTGTGACCAGGTTATATACAAGAGAAATTTTGATCTTATATGTCGTGTCATAATGGATATCATATCGAGAATGCGAGGTAAGAAGTTAATCTTCTTATCAACTAATAATGCGGTAATGTATATGTATGAATGGATAATCTGCAACTATCCAGAATACGATAATATGGTAGGTATATATACATCTATAAACGATGATAAAGAATCTGCCAAGAGTAAAAATATAATTCTTACTACATCACAATCAGCAGGAGCAGCTCTGGATATTTCTGACGTTGTATGTTCAGTACAATTAGCCGAGCCTTACAAATCAGAAACACAGAACCGCCAGCGTTTAGGTAGAACAAGAGGCGCTAATACTTTCTATATAGATTTAATAGATGATTCTTGTTCTACTACTAGTAAATACTATATAAACAATCTTCCGCTGTTTGAAAAGTATGCGCTTTCGACAAAAGAAATGCGTTTTACTAATGTCGAATTGGAAGATACTGCATTTCGTATTATGGAAGAAAGAAGCAAGAACGGTATCAACCCGTTTATCAGGCTGTAAAAATAGTTTCACTTATATATAATATAGGTGAAAAGAGAAGCATATATAGCTTCAAAAACAAAAAACTTATATATTCAAAGGAGAGATACTATGAATACAACATCAAATCTTTTAAATGGAATCGTATCAGCTGCAATGGCAGGCGATATCGAAACATCAAATAATCTGAAGAATCTTCAGATGGGTCTTGATAGACTTGCAGGAAAGATTCCGGCGGATAACAGAATGAATAACCATTCTGAAATGTACAACTATCAGCAGCACCAAATGGTTGCTGATAAGTGTATTGAAAACCCAGCACAGAGAAATCTTAACAATAAAGAATTCACTATTGCTGGATGGTGCGAAGCCTGCAGATACTGGTGGAATAGTATTTCACAGGTACCTGCATATATCAACCAGACATGCCCTGGTTTAGATATCAAGGGTTATTCAATTACCCTTGAAGATTATATCGCCCCAGAAAGTCCGTTACCTAATCCATATTTATTTATGGTAACATTAAATGGACCGGCCGGTCAGTTGATTGATAAGTCGATATTTGATGGACGTATATATGCTCCATCTGATTGTTCGACTTCCGTCTTAATGAGTATTGGAGATTTTGTGATATCCAAGATCAAGTGGTACAGAAGTGAACCGCTTGGGGGGATGGTATCCAATACACAGATAATGAACGGAGAGGTAAAGCCTGAAGACATAAAGGCATTATCTCAGAAGATGGACAATGTTATTCAGCAGGCAAACACTGCAGCTCAGCAGCAGTCACAGTCAACTACAGAGGAGAATAAGCTCGAGAATACAACAACGGCTTTAGCTCCAGTTCTTCTTCCATTACCAATGGAAGAAGTGCCGACATCAATGATCAATGATACTGGTGCCGGTTTTAGTACCCCATCTACAACGCCAGTTGTAGATATTAACGAATCGGATATTACTATTATCGATCCTCCAGCAAGGGTGATCAATAATAGTAATAGAAATCCGGATATCGATGTTATTGAAGAAAAACTTAAAAAGTTTTTAAATGAAGAAAACATCAACAATCCAAAAATAGAACCTAGGTTGATGAATGCTATAACAGAAGAGCTTGATCTTATTAATAATCCGGATGAACGTCATACTGCAGCAGAAGCTATGACATTCAGGATATATAATAGGATGATCTCTGTATATATCAATGAACGACGAATTGTTTCAACCAATCTTTAAAAAATAAACCCCAGATTTTGTCTGGGGTTTATTTTTAATAACCAGGAGGATTTACTTATGTCAAACTCAAAAATACTTGAAATGAAGATGAAATCTAATACAATAGAAGATATACTTGAAAATCCTGAATTGCTTTACCAAATGATTCTGGAGTTTCATAAGATGAATATAGATGCTCAGTTTGATACTCGTCCATATCCATCTATCAATTTTAATAAAATTACAGTGATACCTTCAGACTCTAAACCTTGCAAACCTAGATTATCGATGTGCAGCTCATTAAGCGAACATGATAAAGAATTACAAGTTTCAATATTTTTATTCGTGCCACCAACAACAGAATCAGCTATTATTAAAATAGTAGAATCTATCGCGCCAATATATAAAGAACAGATGTGTAGATTCTTATTTCTAGAAAATAGACACTGCCTCTTTACTACTAGAAGCGCGATCAGAAATCATTTCGATGATACATCGTCGTCTAAGGAAATTGTTGACTATATGCTTATGATACGCGATAAGTATTTCAAAGAATAAGTCCTTGTTTAGTCTTATAACGACTAAAGGAAAGGAATGAACACACCATGAACGAATATTCAAAAGTAATAGATGAGATTTACACTTTATCATTAAATCCCTTAATTAAGTTATCTATAGTCTCGAAGATTACTGAGGTTGGAGAAAACGGAGAAGTTAAATCTTGTCATAACGAGTATAAAACTTCAGCAAAGAAAAACGCTGCAGTTGTTATAAGACGAAGGTTAGATTATCAATATCTGCTAGAGTCTACTATAAACGGCGAGAAAGAGAAACTCTATATATCACCCCCAAAGATGGCGGAACTTTTAGATATCTTAGAGTTTACTATTCGACGTCATTATAACCCAGAGTCGTTTCCGAATTACTTTATTAGAAATGACCTTATCAAAAACGAAGCGGTTCAAATTCAATGCTCATTCGGTAAACTATTGACATTGAGAACACGAGTTGCTATGGATGAGAACGGTATATTATCTTGTATAATATTCATCAATTCTAATATACCGATTTTTATAAGACTTGAAAACATCGTAGGACTTTATCAGAGTCTACGTTATTTCGATGCGGTCTCATACGTCAATTCAACAATTTCAATGCTAGCTCTTATGAAGGAGCCACAGAATCGTAAATCTTTCGTTAAAGACCATGCGCCCACTCCCACACCTCCAGCATCAGGACAAGTTGGGAGGTCATTTTCGAAAGATTCTAATAATATTATTTAAAAGAGGAGACATAGAAGATGTTTTTAGACGATACTCTTATAAAAAGTATTAGTGTTGATTGTATCGACACTAATACTAAAATGAATTCAATAGTATCCGACATTATGAGTAAACAGATACAGTCCTTTGTATCCAGAAAATTCGGTATTCCTAGCAAGTATATAAATATTGATATTAAGAATATATCACCGATGATGTATTGTCCAAGAGCTTGTATAAACTACAATGAATACTACCATTCACGAAGAGATAGTGATTATGAACATATTGTAGTTATATCTATAGAAGTTCCCGAGGATTATAAAAACAATAGTCACGATCTTGAAGAGTATAAGGATTCTCTTTCATATAAAGCAACAATGACATTAGTCATGTTTACCGATCTATTAAATGCTTATGGTAAATTAGTATATACTATATATGATTTTACTTATAAGCCGAAAGATAATAATAGAGGAGAAGTTCTAGTAACATTAAAGTTTCCTCCAAATAACAATGACTGGACCAGTTTTTGTAAGTACATTTCGAAAGAGGAAATGGGAATGGCAAAGATGTCTATTAAGACGGAAGAAGAAAATGGCTAGGGATTACCCTAGCCTTTCTTTTTTGTAAAACTTCATATTTTCAGATATATATAATTATAGTAAATAAGGAAATAAATCTTACATATACCTTATTCATAGACATAGGCTTCACTGCAGAAAGCCTATGATACTTAAAAAATTAAAAGACCTGGCTAGTCACCAGGCCACCCTATAGGGTGCAGGGCTAAGGAGGCCCAAATGATTATGAAAACAACTACAGTATTAACAGGAAAAAAGGAAGCATACGGAAATATTAGAGAGATGCTCGATGAGCTTCTTGGATGGCGCTTAGAAGCTATCCAAGAAGAAATAACCAAACGGAATTTGGATGAGGCAGAAAGCCTCTTTCCAGTAATTCGAGGCTTAGGTCTCGAATTCTTAAAAGCTAGTTTTCTATACAATAGTATAGAAAACAAGCTCATGGTCGCAGGAGGCGACCACGACGATCTGAGTATATTTGTATACTCAGAAATTTCTGATAGCATGTATGACATGCTATCAGACGAGATGGAGATTGTTCTCTATGTAGAGGACAATCGCATAATGCCAATTTTGACATTATGCGATGGAAGAGATCGAAAAGACCTCTTCCGTCTCAAAAAAGAGGTTGAAAATGGAAAGATATTATTTAATTATATGGCAGAAAAACGAAATACGTTTTTCTACAATCCGGAAAAACCGGATTTTGCCATTTAACATTAAAAAGGGAAGCGTAATGCTTCCCTTTATTTTTTCTTATTTCATGCGATTTTCTACAATGTCAGGATAGTTAACCTGAATAACTGAACCGGAATAGTCATAACGATAGTGAACGTCTGTCGTCATTTTATCACGAAGAGCATAGTATCTATCAAGAACATTCCACCATTTCTTGCGTTCACTTTCAGATAATCTTTCTCTATCGAGAAAATCTTCGAGAACTGATATTCTCAAATTAATCTGACGCATAAGATACAGCGCATCCTCTTCGGTAGATATATGCTTTATTCTCATAGCATACTCATATACATCAGAGTCGAAAGAACGAATGCCTCGAAGAGTTGCATCTTTTCTTAAAGCAGCAAACTTAGTTCTTCTGGTTTGATTTGATGTTTCTTCGGTAATATAATAAGCATCTCTATCGTTGATATTATATGCTTCTTCAACAGAAACATCATCAGCGGTAGATACAGCACGTTCAAGAATATCAAGCTCTCTCTTTTCAAATTCAGAACCGGTAATATGACGCATATTCTTAATAAGACGTATAGCAGGTATTCTTTTTACCTTGATGTCTTTATAAAGACTAAGAGTCCATGTAAGAGCAGTAAGCTTGTTGACATCATCATTGACTTTCATTCCAGATTTGATTAACTTATCGAATATGGAATTCAGATCTTCACCATAGCCGCAAGCATGTACAAATTCATCGGCAAGAACTTCTCCATTCTTATATATAAAGAACATTGAATTCATCTTTCTTACAGTATTCTTTATACCGAATGCAATAATCTGATAATACTGAACACTCTTAGGAATGTTAAGCGAGTCTCCCTTCTTAGCAAGACCTACACTTATAGCATCCCTTACCTGTTCAACAGGAGTAGGATCGTTTACAATATGTCCAACTTCGTGAAGAATAATTGCAAGAAGTTCTCTTGGAGTAATATCAAGAATCGGATTAAACAATTTAGAATCCAATTCTATAGAATACTTATTGAATCTGCACTTTTTATCATCTTGAAGAATAGCAGTGATAAGTTCTTTATCAGTTATAGGATAAACGCTTGCTCCGAAGAACAATGCATCATTTTTTGTATATATGATTTCAAGACACGTAGAATCATCGAAGAATCGGTTCAGTGCTCTTTTAAGTTCATTAAGAGTCTGGTTATTTTGTTTCATAATAACAGCATAACATGCCTCTTCAAGATCACTGAAATCGTATTTGATTGTAGGTATCATAGTAATTCTCCTTTCAAAAGAAATGCCTACTGCGTATTGCAGTAGGCATTGTCTTTATTTTATGATTATTATCTAGCGTCGATATCGAAATCATTCTTACCAACAGAAGCAACACCCATACCATCGCCACGTCCGATAGGATCGTTGTTGTAAGCGTAGTCTGTAGCGTAGTTTCTGAGACCTGTAGGATTGAGGATTCTGATACGTCCCTGTACAGGCTGATATTCCTTAAGAACCCAACGCTCAAACGCATGGATTGCAGGAAGTGAAGAATTCTCAGCATTTCTGATTTCGTTGCTGATATATGTCTGATAATCGTAAATTCTGTACATGAAACGATCGCTGTTTCTTGGACAGAGAATTATCATGAGGTTATTACTGTCTCTGAGCTTATCGGAGCTGATGAACTGATATGTTCTCTTGTCGCTTGTTACAACAGTCTTAACAAAGTCAAGCTGAACAGGACCGATATTTGTAGGAGTCTGATATGTGTATTCAGTAGGAGTGATCTTTCTGATAAGGTCATCTCTACCGATGATATTGATTGTTACGTTAGGATCATTGAGAACATGGATGAGCTGTGTAACATGTGTATCAAGAGTATCCATAAATGTCTTCTGTCTCCACTCGATGTAATCGAGAGCATAATTCTGAGAAGGAGCAAAGTCAAACTGACGTGCAATCTTAGAATCTGCAGGCATTTCGATGAACGATGTATCGAGACCGCGTCTGATCTTATCATCCTTAAGGTTATGGAGTGAAGTCTTAATCAGTGACATAACCTTTGTAAGCTGGTTAACCTGATAAAGAGCAGCAATATCCTTAACTTCTTCAGGAGATACTGTAACGTTGATCGGAATAGCGTTAGGAATTTCGATAACATCTGTTCTTGTTGACCAAGAAACTGATGCTGTTCTGAGCATAGCGCTTGAAGTGTCAAGTCTTGATGTAAGAATAACACCTGTTACGTTAGCGTTTGAACTCTGGAGACCGAATCTGTCATCCTTTGAGTAACCTGAAACGAAGCCCTTTGTTCTGAGAGCGTCAGGAACTGCATTTTCTGAAGATGCACCAACGACTGTCTGTCCACCTACTGTAAGATCCCATGCACCATCGATTGTTGTGCTTGCAACTGCAGCATCAACAGCAGGAATTGAGAACTGTTCACAGATCTGACGATCATATGTACCGTATGCAGGAACGAAGTTACCCTTCCAGTCGAAGATAGCGCCAACGATAGTTCCAGTAATACCTGCAACTGTTGCGCCGGCCTTAACAACAACAGCGTCTGTTGTGTTATTTACATATGTAACGATAGAATTTGTTGTACCATCGCCTACAACAACCTGGATCTTCTGACCAGGGAATACGACTCTTGAGCCAACGATACCTGATACATAAGACTCAATTGAAAGGTGATCGTGACGGCTGTTTACGCCGAAGAGTGTCATAAGAATATTTGTATTCTCAGCTTCAGGAAGCGGGAGATACATACTCTTAAGAGGCGCAGCCTTTTCAATAGCATCTGTCATCTTATGCTGTTCTCTGAAGAAGTCAATCTTCTCGCCTGTTTCAGGATCGATAAGCCATCTTGTTTCCATAGATACTGTAAACTTAGGGCTTACTGCAACGCACTTAGGAATAGCACCCTTATCAAAGATATTATTCATCATAATATTCTTGTGGATAGGGAATGTCATACCGATAACAGGGTTCATTGTGCCCATAGAAGTATGCTCATTGATAGCTTCCTTATCGTTAATGAACATCTCGTTCATCATTTCGATATGATCTTCATACTCTTCAGCAGTCATACCGTTCTTATCAGCTGACTCTTCAATGAAGAAGTTTCTGATTCTGTCTTCGCAAGATTCGAGTTTAAGTGCCTTAGCAGTCTCCGAGAAATAGTCAACACGATCCTGCTTAAGCATGCTTGAAACTTCATTAAGAAAATCTTTAGCAAAAGAAGCCATTGCGTCATGCTCATATGAGCTACCTGGCTTCTTGGTAGGTCTTTCACCAAAAATAGGCATAATTATTATCCTCCTTTATTTATTTTATTTTTGTTATTTGTGTATAATCAATAACCATTTTTCAATAAGTTATAGTAGATAACCTATTTTTAATATAATGTTTACTTTCAGAGAGCCAAATCGCCTCAATTAAATGTATATATTATAACTTTCATTAGAAGATATCTCTCCATCGCCATCTCCAATATCTAATGTATTAGGTTCTTTTGGCGTAAGTTCATCTTCTACTGTAGAATCATCGTTATCAACATCGTCATTTTCCTCCTCAGCCGGAGAATGAATACTTGAAATGATGTCACATATAGCATTCAATGTAGAGAGACACTGTTGATATATAATATTATTTTCAATATAAGTTCTTGTCTGATATGCAGTTGTTATATTGAAATCGATCATTTCTCTTAACTCAAGAAGTTTATCAGTAATAAACTTTAAAGTTTCGATATTATCATCTGACTTTGGTACATCATTGATTCTGCCCAATGTATTACCAATAGTAGTATATATGTCTATAAAACGCTGTTTAAGTTCAGCATTCTTTATAGCTATCTGTTCAGGTGTTAAGCTAGAAAACAGCTCGGCTTCGATCTTTTTAAGAGCTTCAAAGCTATCTTCAGGCTCTTCTCCACCTTCAGAATCCCCTTCTTCCTCTTCTGAAGACTCGCCTTCATCTGATCCTTCTTCTCCTTCAGCAGGCTCATCACCAGCAGTATCTATACCAGATGTATAATCATCATCTTCTCCGGATTCACCGGAATCTCCTTCGCCTTCATCTGATCCTTCGCCACCACCTGCATCAGGTTCGTCGCCAGCAGTATCAGCTCCAGCAGTATAATCATCGTCGTCATCAGATGATCCTTCTTCTCCTTCAGCAGGTTCATCTCCAGCTGTATCCGCACCAGCAGTATAATCATCATCGTCTCCATCATCAGATCCTGATGATGTATCACCTTCGCCAGTTTCAGAAGTTTCATCGCCTTCATCCGGTGCATTGTAGTCTTCGTCTTCGCCGGTATCTTGTTCCTCTCCGTTTATTTCCATTTCAAGAATCGGCTTCTTCTTAAACAATTCTGATGAATTAAAAAATATTCCCATTACGACACCTCCACTCCAGGTAATAGAATATACTGTTCATCATATGAATCAGTTGTTGTGTCTTTAACTTTATGGACCTTTTCTCCAAATTCAACAGCCATATTATACTTAAGTCTCTGCTGCTGCCTCTGAAGAGCTCGTTTTGTTTGCATAAGATTTCGAATAGCCTTCATATCATTCTTTTCTTCTGCAAGTTTAATATATCTTTCACACATATCGAGTTCGATCTCAATATCATCGAGTATCAATTGACGTTCTTTCTTTTGAAGTTTCTTAGAAATACCGATCGCTCCAAGAGCTCCAATAACCGCCAACGCTGGACTAACCAGCCAAGCTGCGCCAGTTGTAATGGCAGCTTTAATACATTTAGAAGCAGAAGGTATCAGACTACCCTTTATAATAGCTTCTCTGTTATCATTAATAAGCGCTTTCTTCGCACTCTGTTGAACAACGCCTACTGAGACATCGATTTTATTTGAAAGTGTACGCTCTTTATCTTTTAATGTCTTAGCAGTTTTCTTAAGATTTTCTTTCGCAATCTTTAATTTACTACTAAACGATACTCCGCCGGACTCTTCAAGATGAGTTAGCAGTTCGATAGTATCATTTATTACTTCATTATAGTAAACCGTGTTTTCGTATATAAGATCAATAGGATCTGCTCCATTATTATCTTCAAACAGATCATTATGTTTTATAGAATCAACCATCTTTATACATTCTTTGATAGTGTCAATCTTTTCATACTTAGATAGACTCGTAAGAGATCTTTGATATAACAGTTCATCTTCAAGAATATTTATATAATTAGCAGGATCAAACGCTCCATTACATAGACAAACAGATTCTGATATATCATATATATCTTGTGATGAAACTTTTCTGATATTATTCTTTATAACAGCATTGAGATCTTCTCGACCCCAATTCATGTTTTCGCATAGTTTTGCAATCTTAGAAATGAAGTCTATATCGACAAGGCAAGATTCATCGAAATTAAAATCAAAATCGTCGTCATTATCTTCCATATACTTCTTAGCCATACGATCTTCTTTCTCTTTTTCAGTATAAAGATTGTCAGCGTAATCTTCAAGCTTCTGAATATCGTCGTTCAGTTTCTTGACCATCTCATTATATTGATCTTTAGCTTTGTCGTTCTTAGCATTCTCCGCTTTCTTTTTATACATATCACGGGATTTCTTATATTGTTTTATTACTCGTTCCATTTCATCTCGACGAATCTTCATCTTAAGAAAAGCGCCAGTAATAATAGTAAGAATACCAATAACGGGTTGAATCCCAATAACTGCAATAGATGCAGTTATTCTTAAGAAATCAAAAATATCAGGAATATTCTTTACGATATTATCCGGACTGTTAACGAAAATTCTTGTAATACACTTCTTAAGTGTAGATACATTCTTATTTCGCGAAAGCTTAAATTCCTGAATAAGCTTCTTTATATTGCTATTACCTTTCTTACTACTTTCAAGTACGGCATTTATTTCATCTTCAGAACTCTTGATAACAGGGTCTTTTGAAGATTCAAGAACACCGTATACATTTTCTAAGTCTTCTTTAGAATAGAACGATGTGTTCTCAAGAATATATTTCATATCATGAATCATATCATCTGAACAATCTCGAGAAAGTAAAAAATAATCGGTCGTACATTCAGCGATTGTAGATAAAGAAACGTCTATGTAGTTTTTATACATTATATACATAACCTCTTCAAGAGCAACATTGTATTTAACTCCAAGAGGAATATCATAACCGTCAATAAGAGAACACATTTCATGAATGCACTCTTCAATCGCTTCTTCTGTTAGTGCTGTTTTTCGAACTTTAGTATCAAGATCGAATCTTCTCGATATCTTATTATAATTGTCGAGAACACGATCACATTGATCATTTATCATAGAAGCTTCGATAAATCTATCGCAGCATTCTTCTACCTTTTTATCCTTAGCTTCATCAGAAGCCTGAATATCTTTTTCTTTTTTGGTACCGTCTATCTTTTTACCATAGATATCGTACTTATATTTACGATTTGGGTGGAGTGAGTTACCTACGCTACCCTTATTGGACAATGCTGTTTTAAGAGCATTAGCATTATCTTTATTATGATTCTGAGCTTTAGTATTCTGAATCTTGAATTTACCAAGTTTGTAGTTATTAAGATGTCTTGTAGCTTTTGGTCCTCTTACCTTAGGAATGATCTTACCCTCAATAATATTAGCAATATAACTGATATTACTAAGAGAATCGCAATCACAGACAATATCAAAAGCTTCAAGAACTTTTTCGAGACGCGTATCGTCTCGTTCTGCAAGTCTGTCCCATCCTTCAAATACCATTTTAGCATTCTGGAATGAATATCTCTCATGTAAGCTTTCATAGAGATAATTAATATTGACATTTTGTCTCGGATTTGATGATCCGCCGACCATCAAATTTCTCTGACGCGTCCTAACGTCAGTGAATGTTAAAAGTCTCATACAGTTCTCCTCCCTTGAAATAGAATAAATTATTATAAAGTTCTTACCTCAAGTCATCTACTCAGCTATTTGGAGGTTTACTGTACGATACTCTGTTCGATTTTGTCGATTCGTCATATTTTTCCATTCTCTGAGTGTTGAGATAGTTAAGATCTACATAAAGTGCAATTGTTGATATTAGTTTAGTGAGTCTTGGACCGTCACAATATAACTTCATTTCATCCCAATCCATATGAGCTGGGACTCTGTGACCATCATTATATAACTGTATATCTATAAATAGACTTGGACTAACAAATCGATTAAGATGATTTATAGTCATAAACTTTAATTCACCCTCGAACAATTCTTCCATATCTATTATAAGTCTTTCATCCAGAGTATCAGATTCGTAATCTGTTTTAATATAGAGATTCCAACACTTATCATTCATTGGAGGAGGATCCTTCATCTGATGGAGTGCCATGATAAGAGTATTATCGAGATTATATACTTCATTATCCTGAGGAACAAATCTCTTTTCGCTCTTAGTATAATAAACGAATAACTGCATTGATGGGAATCTTACATTAATATTCATATCAATACCGAATCCATTAGAAAGATGACCAGTTTTATTACCATCATCCTTTGAAATACTTTCAAGACCGATTCTGACAGGGAGATTGGACATTCTTACAAAATATTCTTCTCTATCATTAACGTTAGATCTCTTATACAGTATAGGAAGGAAAGATCTGCTATTAAGATATGTCAAGAATTTGATTGGTTCTTTTATTCTATCATTTTCGATTAAGAAACCACAATCGGAAGCGATAGAAAGCATTAATGGATACGGAATTAAATAATCCGTATCGATATCTTGCGTTTCGGAAAGACCAATTCTGAAAGCGAGTTTCATATATTTAAAAGTATCTAATTGCATAGCTCTAGTAGGTACTCTCACCTTAAAGCTAAAATTCATTAATATCATATCCATTTTCATAAGAATATACTTCTTATGACAAGGATCTTGGAAGAATGCTTTATCAATTTTAGTTTTATTTATAAACTGCTCGATTCCGAATAAGTTGAGATCGAGATTTTCTCTATCATACGATTCATCAATGGACGGAGTTATTATAACTTCCGCCTCATCGTTCTTTGTATGTTTGATAATTCGATCCTTTGTAAGTTTATTATATTCTGCAAATACATTAGAACCGTCCACAAAGGAATACCCAAAAAAATCTTTACTGAACTTTTCAAAGAACCAATTCTTTATATATTCAATACAAAGAGCATAATTGTGATATAACGGCGCCACGGTAATAAATTTATTCAACATTTCTTCTTTTTTCAGAGTCTTAATGTCAAACTTCTGAAAACGATGTGGTGGGTGATGTGGCATATAATAACCTCCTTCCACAAAAAATAAAGCCTTATCCGAAGACAAGGCTTTATATATTAGATTAAGATGTATGGAGAAGTACTCTCCAGAATAGAATAATATTTAAAATTAAATTTAGGATCGTCAAGTGTATTGAGATCCTCGTCATCTACGGCTCTGAAATAATAATAACGAGCTCCATACGCATCCTGCACAAACACGCATTCTGTTGGTATTTTTGCGTGCTGACCAGTTGACTGATCAATAAGAGATGGATCAAGAATCCAAACTCTCTGTCCAACAACAAGTTCTTTATGTGGAGTTGTTAGTGTTGGGTTTTCCCAAGCATAAGCCTGGATAGACTCGTGAGGATCTCCAGGTAGTTCAACCTTTGCTAATTTAAGATTCTTTGGCATATTAAAACCTCCTACGTTTTATTACACCAATATAATATACAATCGAATTAATAATTAGCTGTAGGATCGCCAAGAGTTACAACTTTCCAATTCTGTCCGATATTACTATTAGTAGCAACTCCAGTAGCGAAGTCGATAATAGTATCATCAAGAATAAGAGAATCCGGTCTTGGATAATTAGGAACAGGGATACCTGTTGTTATATCAATAACATCGAAAGCTTTGCTTCCTGTCGCAGGATCATAGACAACAACAGTTTCGATATTAGGATTTCCGGACATAATCATACGATTCTGTTCAGGAGTGAGATTAGACATAAAGTTCTGGAACTGCTGTTCCTCAGAAGTTCCTCCGTTAATAACAGTACCGCCCATCATAAGAGCATTGTTATTAATAGTATTTCCTGCACTCATAGCGAGTAAAGGATTTCCAGCACCTGAATTAACAGGAGTGCTGATATAAGCATTATAAAGGTCTGCCATATATTTATCATCGTCCTGCTGATTCTGAGCCTGTGCAGCTTTAATATCTTTAAGACGTTTGATTTCAAGTTCATGACATTTTGTTGTAGTTGCATTCATTTCTCTGATAGCAGAAATTTTTGTAGAAACAAGGGTACTCGCAGTAGAACAAAGTTCTGAAATATACTTGTACTTACCCTTAAGTGTCTTAGACTTTCTGATATTTTCGATTTCAGCTTGTACATCATTACTGAGAAGATTAATCTGACCGATTGACTCTCTTAAGAGATGATCGGTTTCAGCATACGAATCCTGATATGGCGCATTAGTCTGACACAATGGAACGTTAATTGGCTCTGCTGTTACTTCAGCATTTTCGGTTTCTGACTTTCTAGGTCTTCCTCTTTTTCTTTTAGCTGGAGCTGCATCGCTGTCAATAATTTCTGTAATAACCATCGGTGTAGCAGTAGTGTCTGGAGTAGCAACTACTGAGTTTGAAACTCTTAATAGCTTTTCTGGATCGAAGACTTTTTTAATATCAATTTCATTATTCATTTGAGAATTCCTCCTTAATAGGTATATTTATTGAAATGTTTCCTCAATAAAATAAACATTTATATAAGAGTGGAGTTAAAGTACGGGACCCACTCTTTCTGTGCTGGTGAATGTTTTTTGTTCATTGGGACACCTCCGATTATTAATTTTATATAAAATCCGTAAATGTGCGCTGGTTCATTTTAGGATTCCTCTCTAAGAAAATTAGGTTGGTTGCCGGTGGTTAATTCCACCGGCGCCTTCCTGCCCAATTTTTATAAATAATACACCAATTAACAATATAATACAACACATGATTGTGCCTGATTAGGTACGTTTAGGAATTAGGAGGTAATAATATGATTCAAATTGGAAATTATCCCGATGACTATGATTTATCATTATTAAACACCATTTATCATTATCCGCAGAGAAATTCTCATGGAGCCATTGACTTAATTATCAAGGACAATGTTTCCGGAGAGAAATTTTTGGAGACCATTGAAGATCCAGAATATGATTATTATATGATCAATAATGACGTTCATGTCGATCATAACTTTTTCTTTATTGAAAAAGAGAAAACTACTCATATCACTGTTCCATATCGCACTCTTCTTAAAGACATTGCAGAGAGAACAGATAATATGAATTTTTACATTGATAATATCAACAACGGTAATCGTTTTAACAATCAGAGACTCCATACAGTTCCAAGAGTTATGGGTTCAGACTCTGATATAGAAGATCATTTCCGTTGGAAGTTTTCTAATAAATATAAGAATGAACTCGGAAATATATCAAAAGCATATTTCGATATTGAGGTTGATGGTATAAAGGCAAAAGGCGACTTCCCAGAGCCTGGCGAGTGTCCAATTAACGCTATAAGTATCATCGATGATATCGAGAATTCTGTTCATACATATCTTTTAAGAAACCCCGAAAATCCATTAATTGAACAGTTTGAAAAACGTGTAGGTCCGGATTTATATTCTAAACTTAAGACGTTTGTAATAGACTCAGTTGGTGGTTGGGAAAAAGCGGCAAGTTTCAAAATAGATAAACTTGGTTACAAATTCCATTTCTATGACGAGACAGATGAATTACAGATGATTAAAGATTTATTCGACAGAATAAATACTTTAAAGCCAGACTTTGTTCTTGTATGGAATATGGCATTCGATATGACATATATCAATGCTCGTATAAGAAAGCTTGGAGCAAATCCAGAAGATATTATATGTCATAAAGACTTTAAGTTTAAAGTTGCTGCTTACGTTATTGATGAGCGTAATATGAACGACTTTGCTGAAAGAAATGACTTTGCAAAGATAAGCTCGTATTCAGTATATCTCGACCAGCTTATTCAGTTTGCGTCAAGACGAAAAGGTCAATCTGCAATTGCAAATTATCGACTTGATTATATCGGCGAGTTGGTATGTGGCGTTAAGAAACTCGACTATCATCATATCACAAATAATATTAATAAACTTCCATACTTGGATTATGAAACATTTGTATTCTATAATATTATAGATACGATTGTTCAGTATTGTATTGAACAGAAAGTAAACGATATCGGTAACGTATTCAACAACGTTCTTCTTAATAATACACGATATACCAAGATATATCGCCAGACTATCTATCTTAAGAATAGAGCTATAAAGAGTTTTTATAATTCTGGATTTATAATGGGTAATAACGTTAATAAGGACAATACAAAAACCAAATTCCCAGGAGCTTTTGTATCAGATCCGAGAATGAATAGCGACTATTCAAAGAAACGAATTAATAATAAACCTGTAAGTATATATGATAACCTTAACGATTTCGATAAACTTATTGTCGCCTAGTATAGTGATATACTATGGAAAATTCTTTTAATTGCTGGAAACGTTTAAAGCTTAACCCACCACAACGTAACCTGTAAAGGTAAGCGTGATGGTCGCCGAAAGGCAGAAAAAAGGGTTAAGATGTACCATGGTGAGAACCTATAGTATAATAGACAATAGCCAACCAGCAGCTAAGTAATATATAAAGGAAAGGAGGAATAATAATGAAACATAATTTAAATAACTTTATGTATTAAAAGTTCAACGACTATCCCGAGAGGGAGTAGGCTCAAGCGAGTCGAAATGGAGAACATCAATTTATTGATGAAGATATAGTCTGCACATTTATAGAAATATAAAGAAGTTCATAAGAGAACTGCATAGGATTAGCGACCCTATGTGAACACATTGGTATAAAGCACTTTACCCCTCTATTACAAGTGAGTCTAATATGGCTCCAAATACTATTATTGCTCATATTACAATACCAGAACTTGTATATGAGTTCGAAAACAGATTTAAGAGAGACTCTGTTAAATATAAGAGAGAAGGACAATTCTTGGAAGATCTACAGTCACATGTATGGCTTGAATTCTTCCATAGATGGTTCCATATGGCATCATATGAAGAAATGTATGATGATGTTATAGAATACTTCTCAAGAGAAGCACATCCTGCAGGAAAGCTTGGTTTACATACTCCGAATGGAATGGTGCCAGGTTTTATTCAAATACCTTATAACGTTCCAAAGAATGCTTTTATAAAGATAAAATCAGACGATGATATTTCTCTTTATAATGGAACGAAAGATATATCCCATCCATATTATCATTTTACAGATGATATTAAAAATTTCAAAGAGTTATACAACTCAGTACAGAAAGTGAGCTAATTATTATGAAAGAATTTATCAATTCATTATTAACCTATGCTAAAGCTATGAAACTTAAAGATACAGAGTATATATATCTCGATCTCGAGAAAAACAAATTATACTCCGTAAACACATGTTGTATTAAATCTATCGACAACTTGTTAGATATTATTAATACAGAATTCGAATTCCAGGATTTTCACCGTACAATTTATAATGTAAAATTTATAAAAGACTTATGCGATAAAGACTGTACATTTAATCCAGAAACTTTCTTCATTCCTGGGTTAGGACTTATCGGGAATAATATAGACGTCATAAACATAATGAATGCTGAGAATATTCGTCGTAATCATGAAGTGAATATAAGCTATATGCTTGATAATCCATATAGAAATGATATGGATTGTAACGTATATGAGTATTATGGCTTAGAAATCCTTCCGGAATTTATTGAAGTTGTAAATCAAAGTTCTGCTCTTGGAGCGAAGACATTCGCTTTCGACAGTGGACATATGATTAAGATATTCAGTGGATTACTTCCGGTGTTAAAAAGCGATAAAGTGAATGCTTATATAAATGACTACGGCGATCATTTCATGGTTAAATTTGAAATTATTAAGAAAAAGATAGTAGTAAATCAGTATATGCTTGTTCTTAAGATATGAAAATAGGGTAGCTTAGGCTACCCTATTTCGTCTACGATTGTTAGAACGATTTAATAATGAAAAATTATTAAGGAGGTAATTCTAATGGCTTCTAAAATCACTAAGAAAGAAGAAGAGAAAGCTAAGCGAAAATCTAATAGAAGAATAGGTAAACTAAGTTCTTTTATTCAGGATAGCTTGGATAGGCTCTATTCTAATACATTTTTTACACAGCCTTCAAATAAACACGATTTAGACGATATAAAGTCGAGACTTGACTCGTCTATTGATAATATTATATCTGTCAATCGAGATACTACTGGTAAGGCTACAATGTCATCTCTCTATTCTCGTGTATTCGATAAGAATTCTGCTATAACAGGAGAAGATGGAGAGACAGGTAAATCGCTTGAAGAACTTCTAAATGACAATAATATCATGAATGATACTATGTTAGGGTTCTTAAACGATACCAATACAATTTTCGATCTTGATAATAAGATAGATACTATTCTTAAATACATGCCTAAACTTGAAGAAGCTCTAGACTGTAGAAAGGATAACGTATTATCAGCAGACCACTTCTCAAAGGACTTTATTAATATCACCACTAAAAATCTTGATGGTAATTTGGAGTCTTATAATGAACATATCGAAGATGTTAAGAGAAGATATGATTTCGAGACTCTGGCTGAAACTCTGTATGAAGAAACAGCAAAGTATGGAGAACAATTTGTATATATCGTTCCTTCGAAGAAAGCCATCGCTCGTCTTCTTAATGCAAAGTCTAAAGGAAGACTTACTGGAGATATAAATCTCCGAGAACAGAAAATTATCTGTGAATCTATTAACGGTTATACTATGGATATGGAAACAGAGAATCTTAATGAGTCGTATGGTATCTCGCTTAAAGATCTTGAAGAGTCTAAGTACAATGGTATCCAGATTGAAATCGATCGTGCAGGAATGATCAGATCAGTAGTTGAAGCCGCTGACCGTATTAATAGAACTTCTAATATCGTTAATGAAATGGCATTAAGCGCTAATAATAAAAGAGGAGATTCATTTGATTTTATCAATGAAGCTACCAATAAGATTAATAAAGAAAATTCGGAACGCGTATCCGATAAAGTAAAGGGTCGTTTTGATAAAACTATCGACGATGAATTATCATTCGATAACTTTGATTACCGAGGTCAGGATGGTCTTGTAGATAAGAATACCAAGGCTAACAATCACAAGACCGGTACATCTATCGACATTCCTGGAAGTATCGTAAAGGTGCTTGAAAGACGTAATGTTATTCCTCTGTATGTAGAAGATAAATGCTTTGGATATTACTATATCGAAACAGAAGGAAACTCTCCTTGTGTCGATTATGATAAGATGCAGGATCCGTCAATGACATTGACAGGTTCTAGATCTATGTTATCTACAACAAGTGAATCTGAAAAGGTTGCTAAACAGAATAACGTTCTTCGTTACCTTTCAAGTCAGATTGCTCAGTTTATCGACGCTAATTTTGTTAACTCTAATCAGGATTTAAGAGATGAAATCTATATGATTCTCAAGTATAATGATACCCATAACATTAACAGAGTTAATAAGATCAAGGTTTCATTTATCCCTCCTGATGATATGGAGCATATCTATTTTAAGAAAGATAAATATACTCACAGAGGTATATCAGATCTTCATAAAGCTATGTTCCCAGCAACCCTTTATTGTGCTATGTACATAACAAATGCTATTTGGTCAATGACAAGATCTCAGGATAAAAGAGTTTATTATGTTAAACAGACTATCGATACAAATATAGCTAAGACTCTTCTTACTACAATCAATCAGATTAAGAAGGGTAATATGAATATTCGTCAGATTGAGAATATTAATCATATTCTTAACATCACTGGACAGTTTAATGACTATGTAATTCCGAAGAGCTCTTCAGGAGAAACTCCTATTGACTTCGAAATAATGCAAGGTCAGCAGATTGAGTTCAAGACAGAACTTATGAATATGCTCGAGGAAAATGCCGTAAACTCGACAGATGTTCCTCTTGAAATGATTAATATGAGACAGTCTGTAGAATATGCTACACAGCTTAGCATGTCTTCTAGTAAGTTCCTCAGAAAGGTCTTTAAGAGACAGTCTATCTACCAAAAACCTCTGACAAGAATGTTTAATAAGCTTTATAATAATGAGTACGATGATAACCTTATTCTTGAGGTTAAGCTTCCACCTCCGATGTTCTTAAACATCACAAATACCAACCAGATGATTACAAACGTTACAGAATACTCTAATAGTATTGCTGAAATATTCGCTGGTCAGGAAAGCGATGATGTAAAGGCATACGTTATTAGAGAAATTAACAAAGCTAATCTTGGTACATATCTTAAGATTGATGATATTCTTGATATTATCAAAAAGGCTAAGCAGGAAGCTGCGAAGAACTCCAATAATGGAGAAGAAAACGAAGAGTAATAAAAATCCGGTAGGCTATTGCCTACCGGATTTGTTTTATCATAAATATTAGTTAAGATCTTTACTTCTTGAATTGATGAAATGTTCTTCAGTCTTCATAGCATTAACAGCGTCAATGTAAGTGTCATACTTATCATTTGTATCGTTGTCAGATGTATATGAAGCTGCAGGATCGACAGAACCTGTCTTTGTTGTTACCTTACTGATGTCATCAACAGTACCATCGCTCTTCCACCAGATTCCATTGTCAGCATCATTATCAACATCAATTTCGCCAACCTGCTTATACTTGAAGTTGTTGCTGTCAACAATGATTCTTGATCCTGTTGTGTTGTTAGGATTACGCATAGCAAGAAGCATCTTCTGTGCCTTAATGTAAACCTCATCATTGTTGATGAAGAATCCATTAAACTGCATTGAAATCTCAGGGAATTCAATCTGGCCCTTTTCAACAGCATAAAGTGTCTGGAAGTCTGCAACGTTAGGCTGAGCTGCACAAATAAGGAATGCACGCTCGATCTTTGTCATAGTATTATCAGTTACCATGTACATAAATGCCCAACATTCACGATGAGGACCAGGGTCTGCACCAGAACCGAGCTTACCGCCTGTGCCGCCGTTGAACACATAGTCATCAATAAGACCGTGATAATGCTTAACCTGTGTATCAGGATCCTTAATACCTGTAAGGTAAAGTTCATTTACCTTTGTCATGATAGAACCTGAACGCTCAAAGAATCTCAGTGAGAACTGTGAGTTTGAAGGCTTTGTTACCTTATTGATGAGCTGAATAGATCTGATACCATTGGTGATTTCGCCGTTAGCTTCACCAGTGATGTTATCAATATTATCAATACCTCTGAAATCGTTTTCAAGGATATGAACGTAGTTATTTACAAGAGAGGCGATAGATGAGTTCATTCCAGCAAGGTCCGAAAGGAAGTCTGGAATGTGAACTACTACGAGGAAAGGATAACCCTTTTCATAGAGATCATACTGCTCAAGGTTTGAGAAGTCTGTAACGCCTCTCATAAGGTTATACTGAAGAATCTCTCTAGGAGTTTTCAGACCTTTAAAAGCACCGACTGTGCTAATACCTGTAGGTGATGCCATAATCTATTTTCCTCCTTTCATTAAGACTCAAGTGTTGAATAGTTAAGAGCAGTGATAGTAAAGATTTCTGCCTGAGCAAATGGACGGAATACGACCTTAAGTGCAGCATAGAAGATCTTATTGTTTACACTGTTCTCATCCTGAATATACTCGAATGTTACGTTAGCAAAGTTAGAACGCATTGAGTTAACAACAGTCATAACTGCCTTTCTGTATGTTTCGAGATCATCGCTTGTAATGAAGCTATATCTTGCAGCAGGGCATGCCTTACGGATAGCCTGAACAAGCTGGTTAACAAGCATTACGTTGTTGATGAATGCATATTCTGACTCGTTAGGAACGAGTGTATATTCTGTATCCATTACGAAGACGCCATCATAATAGCTGCCGTAATTGATACGTGCATCGTTCATAATCTGCTTCTCGTTGATGATTGTCTCATCATCAGAAGGATATGTATTGCCGATGTTAGCAAGTGATGTCATTGCAGATGAAGGATAAATCTTAGGAATGTAATTTACTGTTGACTCAATAGCATTGTTAATAACGATACCATTAGCCTTACCAGCAAATACCTTACCTACGCCAGTCATGAAGTGATTTACCATCGCAATTGAGAGACCATAAGTACCAGTTACAGAAATCTGCTTATTTGTATAAGGATCTCTGATATCATATGATATACATGTTACTGCGTTGTGCATGTCTCTGATGTAATAATACTTAGAATCCTCTGAAAGTTCAGCATAAACCTCAGCCTCTCCAGGAAGGAGTTCCATAGCCTGGCTGTATGACTTAACCTTATCAATGCCCATATCCATATAAGCAAGGAAGTCTCCACGATACGCAGAAAGCTTCTGAGCAGCGAGCTTAACCTTCTTATCATAGTTAGCATCGAACAGACAGTTCGGAAAATGAATATCAAGATTATAAATGTCTCTGTCAAATTCACCAGAGAAGAACTTTCTGTACTGATCCTGATAGAGGCCGTCCCATGTATATGTAGTCTCAACAGTGATAACGTTATATACAGCAACAGTAATTGTGCCGCCGGCACCGTCATCGATTTCTGTTGTACCAACCATACGAGCATATTTAGCGATTACTGTCTTATCGCCCTTGATATCGTACTTAACAGTTTCAGTATTAGAGTTCTTATCTGTAGTAGAAGTTTCAGATACGATCTTGTAATACTTCTGATTGTTGTACATCTTAACATTATTTTCAGAGATTGTTTCATCGTCTGTAGTAGTGTTAATGTCAACTGTAGTGAAATCTGTTTCATCTTCAAGAGCATATACCTTAAGATATTCATCAGCAGCTGTCATTGTAATAGCAGAAGCTTCGAAAGTTTCTACATCTTCACCGTTAGTTTCAGTGATAGCTCCGTCGAAACCAAAGAGGAGCTTTTCGCTGTAACCTCTTTTATATCTTTCAGTATAATTGTAGTAGTAATATGCAGTTGTGTCGCTCTTAGTAAGAATATCGATATTCTTAGCAGTAGAAGCAGAATCTACAAAGAGACGACTTGTTACGAGGCCACCCTCAAGAACTGTTCCCTTTGTAGTATGGCCAAAGATGCAGTCTGTTGAGATAAATACTGTATCGTCAGTACCAGCCTGATCTGCAAGAACTTCGAGGAGCTTCTCATATGAATCATAATGCATCTTAGCCTTAATCTGACGAGATGTAAAGTTAACTGCAGACTCGATATCGAATGTATAACCTGTATTGGTATTTCTTGTTACAGGATCGATAGAGAATGATACAGATTCAAGAGTTGTGTTAGTTGAGTAGTCAATTACCTTCATAATATATGCAGCCTTACCAATAGTCTTTGATGTAGCAGCATCATATGCAAATGAAATAGACTTTGTTGATACTCCACGGCCGTTGTCGAAGATTGTAAACAGCGGGAATGCATACTCAACACTTGTACTTGCTGAAATAGCAGCAAGAATCTCAGCATCAGTTTCATCTGAAGCTGTATCTGCATCTGTAATTGTGTATGTTCTTGTAGCATCATCATATGTGAAGTTTGTAGTTGAATCCGGTGTTCCCATTGTCCATTCAATGAATCTTGATGCGAAACCGTTCTTCATCTTACCGCCTTCAGAAACAAGTCTGAAAGTCTTTTTCTGACCAGCAAGTGCTGATCCTTCAGGATAGTTACCTGTCACTGTAGCGCCTGTATTGATAGCAAAGCCCTCAGTGTTTGAACCACCGAGAATATTTGTGATGATGTTTGATCTGTGAAGATTGTAGAGTTCTTTACCTTCTACAACAACTTCATCTGCAGCGGTTGTATCGTCGATACTGATTACAATAGGACGAAGAACCATCTTTGTATCGTTAACATCTGAATCTTCAGAATAGTTACCGATTGTAACGGCTGTAATATGGCCATTAGCATCAAGAGTAAGGACAGGATCTGCCTTAAGTGTCTTTGTAAGTGTTACGCCAAGTGTAGCGTTAGCAAGCTTAGCATCATCAAGAACTGCTCTCTTAGCAATAAGGCGAGCACCTGCATTGATGTTCATAGAAGCCTGAAGAAGTGGCTGACCATACTTAGAAAAGATTACGTTAGCCTGTGATCCATAGTAGTCATAGAATTCATTTCCAGCAACGGTCATGATTTCTTCAGGACCTTTTACTGAATGAAAAGTACTTATATATACCGGTGCCGATGGATTGACTGTAGCCACCGGAATCGATGCAGTTGCATTGGTATTGTCTACCATAATAAACTGCGAGCCAGGATATCTACTCATTTAATTTCCTCCTTTATATTAGAATATTTTAAAATCTTGATAGATTGTTAATCTATATTTTATAAAAGATAGATTTACTATTATGTTGAAATGGAAACGCCCCATTTAGTCCATCATAATACGTTCCAACGGTGATTCTTTATCTGAATCGGTGGTTATAGCATTGATTAATGCTTCATCCCAGTTTTCAGATGTGAATGCTGTAAATGGTGATACATTTCTCGCAACTTCACGAATATTAACAAGACGATAGTTAGTCATATCTGTATCTTTAGTAAGTCTGAACGGTTTAGTAGAATCGCTTCTAGATCTACACTGCTCAGAAAAGATAACTCCAATAAGCTGTAAAGATACATTATAAGAATTTCCAGTAAGACCGATATTTCTTATAAAGTAATCCTGAAGTTCGTTATATGGAATTGTATTTGGAAGATTACCATACTGAAGAGCCCTGTACCAAGTATCAAGATTATCTGCGTTTTCGGAGATTTCGTAGTTAACAATAACTACACCATCTCTATAGTATTTTAAAACACGATAATCCTGTTCATCGGTATTCTTTGTAAGCTTAACATTTTTCATAACTTCAATCTCATCCGGTTTAGTAAGAAACATAACAGGAAGGTTGAAGTTCTTAAGCTTAGATATTAATTTGTCATTCTTATCGTATATAGCATATGTACATACTCCGAAGAGATTTACATACTCTCCTCGAATCTCGGCAAGTTTAGTATCGAAATACTTCTCTGGAACAAAGAATTTAAAGCATCCATCTTTATTAAAGATACATGACTGCTCTTTAATAGATATGAAGCTGGGAGTTGGAATGGTTGCCATATGAAGATTCCTCCTTATATTTATATTATTGTATTGTTTCGTTCGTAAAACTATTTTCAGATATATATATAATTATAGTGAATAAGGAAAATAAAATTACATATACCTTATTCATACCATCATAGGCTTCACTGCAGAAAGTCTATGATACATGAAAACCCCGACTAGTCATCGGGTCGCCCGACAAGGCGTAGGGGGCAAGAGGAGGCCCAAAATTATGAATAGTGATGCTATCAAGAAAATCAAATTTGAAACTAAAGATGGTACAGGATGTGGCCATCTTGTATTCTCCGGAGATATGGTGGGTTACCACCATATTTCTGGATCCATGCCGCAGGCGCGCATGGTGGTAATCGCACTATTGTGCGATAGGTGCGGCTATAAAGCCGCACAAAAATACATCAAGGATAACGGACGCGGAAAACGTCTCTTCACATTATCGAGAAGGGACGGCATGTCCGGTAGTGTAGACTACTGGATTCAATTGTTCGAATCCTATATGAATTTCGACGTGCCTGGGGTGTGCAAACACCTCCTGCATGTCTCAATGTATGGAACTCTCAATGAGGGTCTCCGTCCATTATATGTCGGCGATCTCGTTGAGGTCGCCTCAAACTTTCTCCTCAGATGGGGAGACAGAGATAGACGAGCCTTCAAAAGAGAAGGCTCCGGATTAAAGATTAAGAAGCTCAAGCGCGAGCTTCTTAATAAATATGGGATGAAATACATCCCAGAAAATAATGATGATGCGCCTGCATCTAACAGAGCGACTAACATCTTCATTTAAAAATAAAGCCGGGATTTATTCTCGGCTTTATTTTTTGCATCTTGTTCTTTTTTATTTTTAACAAAAACAAACCGTCTAACAATTATATATTATAGCCATGAATAACGAGTTATGTCTCTCTAAATAAAAGACATTATAGAAAGGAAAAGAATGAATAATTCAACATTAATCACATTAACCGTTAATGGCAATGGAGAGTATTATGAAATTCGATTCTTCATTGTTGAAAAAATCCAGTATTGGAAATTTATCAACTATATACGAGATCATGCTCGTGAGAAAGCTATTATAGTCGATAATTCTTCCTATATGTATATTAAATATGATGAACTTGCTAAAAGATCCAATTCGGATGTTAAGTTTATCATCTCTACTTGTTTAGAAGAGGACGGTATTAATATCATTAAAGCTCCAGATAATAGTGGACGTTTTGATAGGACTTGTCGTCCATCTATGTGTATATCCGCAAAAAGAGTAAATTCAGCCAATATTACTTACGAGACAATTAAAAACTATCTCAAACATCCTAAAAGTGAATTTATCGTTGAAGAAAAAGAGGAGAATATCTACAAACTTATGCTTGATAGAATCTTGTATATCTTTGACGAAATGGAAAAAGTGCCAATAGAAACTCATTTCGGGTTTTATGGAAGAATAGTAAAAGAAATGCATTCCGACAAAACCCAGAAAGATGATGAAATTCCGAATATCTTTACGAATGTCGAAAAAAATGTAAAATATGAAGGAAATTAAGGAGGAGGATGAACGAAATGTATAATGCTAGTAGAGTAACGCTGGATATCGAAATAGATACAATATCTTCGTATACAAAATGGCAAACAACAGAATTCTTAGTTTTTGGAAAGGGAGATACGATCCTTCCCAAAATACTCGAATATTTGGAGAGTCTTCAGCCGACTTCAGAACAAATGTCAGCTAAAAATTGTCCAGAAGATTTCTTTATGCTGCAGAAAAACTTTGACGATGCAACTGAAAAGAGTGAACATTTAAACTTCCTCAGAAATTCCGCAGACCACTACTTAGGAGAGTATTGCTATGCGGAAAGGACACGTGATAGTAATGATATAACTCGTATTTATATTATGTCTCATGATAATATATATGGTGAGTTATATAGTCATAATAAAATGCGTATAAAGATTACTACAGAAAGGGTCGATAGTAAATATATTAGTATATCTGATTATCAGAAAAGATATACGAGCGTGTTCAACGAAAACGATGATGAACATTTTCACGTTGATATCGTGCAGCACATTATTGGTATCATCAAAAAGTGGAAATCTAACATACCAGTAGAGAAAGATAAAACAGAAACATATGAAGGATTTCTTGAACGTATGGTAAAAGAGAATCGGAATCGACCACTACAGAAGATTAAGCGTATCTTAAAATGGAAAATAAATAAATGAACGGAAGAAAAGCAGGTCTCAATCGAGACCTGCTTTATTTTTTGTATTATATTTCAGATTCTCCACAGAGAACGCAAACGCCTTCCACATAATTGTGTTCACACACAATTGGTTCTTCTTCCTCGGCCGGTTCTTCGAGAATAATAGCTGTGATTCCTCCGGCAGATCCGCCGCCTTCGCCGCCACCGCCGTTTTCTTTGAGTTGTGAAATGTCTTTAGCCATAGCAGTTACAGACTCTACTACTGTAGGCTGTCCTGTAGCTTCTTTCATAATCTCAAATTTCTCTGCACCTTCTGTGCTACTCGCATCAAGAAGAACTTCGGCAAACGAATTATATATATTCGTTGCAGACTTGTCTGCAGAATCTGCAATCTTATATATTTTATTCATCGCATTTACAATTTTGGTATCAGCTCCAGATCCGAAATATTCTGGATTGAGTGCTTTATTGCTTCTGGCCGAGCTTCCAAAAGGCATATTTTCGTTATCAGAAGTAGATTCTGCTAATACTTTAGACTGAATCCGTTTCTCTTCATCAGTAAGAGCCATAAAATCACTCTCCCTTCATATTATATAATAGGAAAGGTTAAGAAGACTTCTTAACTGCTCTTCTAATGAGAACTACAGATGTAGGTGTTCCGAATGTTGCTCCCAGTCTAATGCCTGAAGAATTGATTCCTTCTTCGCCATGCTCAAAGTCCCATGTATATGAACCTTCAGCCATATTGAACGGACCAGGAGCTGTTGCTACCTGTGTCTTAGATGTATAGCATTTCAGAAGAACATCGTAATGATCAGTGTCATACTTGCCAACATCAGCAGTTACCTGCCAAACATAGAGTTCGTAAGGGCAAATATCTTCAAGCCAGTGGAGATACTCTTCTTCACCCTGCTCATTCCACAGTTTATCACATTCATCCTGCATTAACTGACCAAGCTCGCCGAAATTAGCAAGAGGCTGATGAGCTACAGCAGCAGGCCAGTCGTAACGAACAGCGAATGCATATTCGCCGAACTTACCTTCCCATGGATCTTCCTCAAGAGGAACGACAGGATAGTCGTATTCTTCAGTATCTTCTGAACCGCCACCAGTGCCCGGGTCATCACCAGGATCTTCTCCGCCACCAGTGCCCGGGTCATCACCAGGATCTTCTCCGCCACCAGTGCCCGGGTCATCGCCAGGATCTTCGCCGCCACCTTCATCATCACCAGTACCAGGAGTTGAACCACCGCCATCACCAGTACCAGGAGTTGAACCGCTACCATTATAGAATACGATAACGCGTCTCTCGTCGAGAGCCTGAACGTTTACAATTCCGCTGATAGCAGCAAGCTGTTCGTTTACTACCTTTTCAGCATTATTCTTATCCGCAATCGGAATTTCAATAATCTTTGACATCATAGCCATAAAAAAATTACCTCCTTTGGTATTATTTTTAATTAAATGTTGATATCGGATGTGTTAAGTTCTTTACATTGGAGCGCATATAAACATTATGTGATTATTATCGATCATGATTTTATCATATGGCTCAATGTTACTCTCGCTAACCCAGCGTTCAATCTCATCACCAAGAAGCTTTTCTGCATTGAGAGGAACGGCTCCTATGGTGCGTATTTTTACAATAGGATATGAAGATTCTCCGCCGCCATATCTATAGAATATCACATACATGTGTTCTGAAGGGTATGAAATATTTATAAACTGTGTCGGATGGTCTTTGTCGAGAATAAGCTGTCTGAAAGCAGAGTTTATTCTTCTTTCGGTCTCATTATAATCATGAGACCCTTCTATAATGCAAACTCCGTAAGAAGCCGATGCTTCACCTTTAGCTCCAACTTCTTCAGAGTAAGCAAACATGAATTTGTACGGATCAACTGCTCCGCATATGTCTTCTCTAACCATAATTCTATGGTTACGCTGAATGTTATAGATAGTTCTATTTATATCACATTCAGCCTTTTTTGGATCCGGTGAAATTGGTATTATTTTAACCATTTCGATTGTTGTAGCTGTTTCCATTTTAAAAATTCCTCCTTAATGAATTTAATATATTGTTAACCTGTACACATTGCATCTACTAAGAGAGGAGCAGTGTCTCGGTTAATCTGATCGAGAGAGCTATAACTTATACTAGAATTTTCAATATCCGCAATTTTGTCATCGACATACTGTTTAGATGCCAAATCAGAAGTAGCTTCAGTTATAGCATCTGTCATATTAGATGATGTAACGAAATCCTTAGTTGCGTCAGAGATAGCTGTAGTCATAGCATTCTCGCTTACAAGACCTCTTGTAGCTTCAGTTATAGCAGTATTAACTGCAGATGATGTAACGAAATCCCTGGTCGCGTCTGAAATAGCTGTGGTCATGGTGTTTTCATTTACAAGACCTCTTGTAGCTTCTATAATAGCGGTATTCATACTCTGCTCAGTAACGAAGCTGTTGTTATTGATAAACTCCACAATAGTATTTATTTTTAAACTTAAGTTCTGTATCGAAGTGTTTATATCAGCGATAGTTGAATTGAACTGACCGACTGTAACATATTCGTTAGTATCTTCACCATCACCTGTATCGGTAGATGGAGGAGGAGTAATTGGAGTTTCGTTTTCGTCTTCAGTTGTTCCTCCTGTAGATGTAGATTCTCCGTATAACGCCATCTTGATAAACTCGGTAAATGAAAGTTTATTACTAAACTTTGTACCAGCTGGAATATTTCCAAAAGCTGCGGTCGTTCCAGACTCAGAATTGTCTTCGAACAATGTTGCAGCAGCGATATTATCAAGGACTTCGTTAAATTCCTTCTTAGTAACATACTTCATGTTATCTGGTCTCGGAGGGCGAGGTGGATGAATATGGTGATGATGAGGTGGACGAAATGTTGGAGATGGAACAGGTCCAGGAACTCCAGGATTATAAATATCAGGTCCGTTATAATGACACGGACCTGGATGAGGATCTCCAGGACCCCGGCCTTTAAAAGGATTATTACTCATAGTTTACCTCCTTTTTGAATTTATATAAAGAACAATTTAGACATTGTGTATCGTCTTGTTCTATTTTATCATATGGAACTGAGTCTTGATATTTACAACAGTATTTCCCTGTGAAGTTATTACAATCGATTTCAATAACTCTATTTGAATAACAGAGATTATCCTCTATATCCAAACGATACTTATCGATTAATTGAGCCAACCTTTCGACATTTTCTTCCGATAAATCCAATGATGGATCTGGAGATCCATTACATGGTGATGGAGTAAAGCGTCTAAACAGAGGAATATCTTCGAGATATTTCTCGAGTAAATCAATATTGTTGTTGGTTATAACAATCGTTGGATGCTCCATAGGAAGAAGATTCCTTCGTAACATATTTTCCGGATGGTCTTCCCAATCTGTTACATGCTTATTGATTATAACTTTATCACATTTATACCACAAACTATCTCTATTCGTTCCATTTGAGAAGATAGTTATAGTACGATAATTTTCAAGACGTTTCAATAATTTCTCAATAAGATAATCAGACCATATTGTAGGTTCTCCACCTAACAATTGCACTCTGATATTCTTATACTTTTTCTCACACATTGAGAGAGCTATATCGAAGTTTGAATATATTTCATCATCACTTAATGGAGAATACTCGTTGCCTAATTGATAACAATACTCACATTGGAGATTGCACTGTTTGTGTAAGAAGAATGATAACCTAGTAGGAACGTCATCCTTAATAGATTTATCTTTAACATTTTCTTTATCTAAAGATAATAATCTGATTTGTTCTTGAATCACTTTATTCTTATTTTTAGAAGCTTTCATTTCTTCATAGATATCTTCGAATGTTTTTACCTTATTGATATCATAAAGATCGAAACAAGCATAATTATCTACGAGATAATTAAGTAAATTCCATCCTTCCAACCCTTCAATATCAGGAAGGATATCTTTATTAATAATCATTGGTATATCTTCAAAAATATTATTTTCATTTACATTTTCAAGGAATAAAACATCAAATGTTTTATTGATAAGAAAGTAAGGTTCAATTTTCTTATCCGTGTTTAAGTATACAAAATTTTCATCTGTATATTTAGCTATAGGATCATGATATTTGGATAAGTATAGTTTATACTTGATCAAATCACGTTTTTCGGCAATAACGATATCAAGATCTCTACCAATACTTTTATATAGGGTATCTATAGTAGGATTCTTGTAAAATTCGTCTTCAATATAATTATATCCGTTATAAGATACAAATTCAGAATGTAAGAATTCTAAATTTTTCAAAACAGCCTTAGTAAAAGACTCAAAGAATTCTTTTTTCTTACTTAAACCACCAAACACGGTTCTGTAATTGTACCATGCTTCGTAAGTAAATCCAATCTTATAATTTGTATCGGAGAAGGCTCTAATATTAAAATCAAAGTCTTCTCCACCATCACATAACGACTCATCCAATCTGATTTCATTGAATATCTGTTTATTCATAAGACAAGTCATGTTTGATGTTAATGATGTAGATGGAAACCCGTATTTTGTTGGTATCATATCAGCAATTTCCATATCATTGTCATCATCATTAACGGCTGGATATGCTATACTACAATCCATTTTATATAAAACTTCAATACAGTTTTCAGATAATGTATCATCAGCATCTAAGAATATAAACCAGTCAGTTGGACAGTATTTGTTGGCTAGTGTAGTTCTAGCTTTACATACATTCATTCTTTCGCTTTCAATACAAATAACGGATTGATCTAGCGATTGTAATGTATCTTTTAATTTAATAGACTTTTCGTCCATCAACAATACCACAATATTCTTAGGTGATAGTGTTTGATTTAAACAAGACTCTACACATTCTACTATATAATCGTATTTATTATAACATGGAATGAGTACAGAAATATCACTGCTTTTTTCTAACACGATATTCCCATTTTTAGGATATATTGCACCATATATCTTCGACGTATGATAATTAACTAATGAGTATGGTGTTTCATCTATAGCGATAGGAGCTTCTTCGAACTTATACATCCATTTATTAGAATCAAAATCAAATATAGCTTCATCTTGATTATAGAGTAATGGCTTAACAGGCACATCTGTAATAAAAAATAAAAATTCATCAGTTTTTATACTCGATATGCCCGAAAATTTGTGTGTCCGTTTGTCTATTAAATTATAATACATAACAATCACCTACTTATGACATATTACATTTATAGATATTAACATAAGCTGTTGAGGATGTATAAGTATTATTATAAGGATAATCGCAACTTACAACTCCTCTTGTAGTGGCAGATGCTCCGTTACCGCCTTTACCACCAGAACTATCACCTGAACTAGCACCGCCACTGCTTCCATTTTGCCCGGTTCCGCTTCGACCTCCGTCTCCGCCTCTTCCTCCAGTCGCC